TGCATGGAAATGGTGACTAAATGCCAAATGCCAGTTATTATCTTTGATTTTAATTCTGCTGAACATATTGCTGACATCTTAAAACAGGTTAACCAACCATCTGTCATTTTCTTGGATGAATTCGAAAAGATGTTCGCTAATGATGATCCCCATTCTAAACCATACCAGGAACAAAACGAATTACTATCGATTCTCGATGGTACAAATGTGAGTAAACATATTTTCTTATTCACTGCGAATGAGAAAACAGAAATTTCTCCGCATATGTTTAATCGCCCATCACGTATCCGTTATTGTATTAATTATACGGCTATTCCTCGAAATATTATTATTCAAATTATCGATAATAACGTAGAGGAGCAAGAAAAACGTGAGTTCCTTTATGGGTTAACTAACGTAGTTAAAACATTAACCTATGACGTACTCTTTGAATTAATTAATGAAGTTTTATATACTGAAGAATTAAACGTTAATGAATTCCTTCGTGTGTTTAATTTAGAAAGTAAACAAGTTTCAGCTAATGATTTCAAAGTAGAAACGACCTTCTCTTCTACGAATGTTCCAGAACACATCGTTAAGAAATTTAATGAATGTTTTACTGGTGGTTTAGAAATTGCCTTTGATTTCCAAGTTTTATTAAATTTAGATCCAAGTAATAAACTTGGTGTAAAATTTTATAATAACGAAGAAATTTATTTCAACTATTTCAAACCAGTTCAGGATAAAAGTGGTGTGATTTCTTGTAATGGAAATGAACTTATACACGAAGGTTTCTCACAAGATCGAGCTTTCTATCCTGGGTATTACTATTGTCGTACAGAAAAAGAATTGACGTACAACAATTTGTATTCAGATGACACGATAGTGTTTTACATTCGTCCAGAAACGTATTACACTCGCGGTTATTTTAATCGATTTGGTATTACAGATAAGGATCTTAACGAATATATCAATGAGATAGAATACAAATTTACACTTACACGCAAATAACGATATCCCTGCATATGCAGGGATATATGCTTCACATTTCAACTTAAACCATACTTATAAGGAGTATACACATGTCAGAATTTCAACTTAAATACGTTTACAAAGATGGATTATTAACACCTATCGGTGTACCTGTAAACAATAACTTCTTAGATAAACTTCCAAAAGGAGTTTACAACTTTACTGTAAAAGAAAAACAAAACGGATTACTATTAGGATTTAGTCCAGTAGAAGACTTTAAAATCCCTGAAAATATCGTAGGACAAGATAGACATTTAACTCGTGTTATCAATACTTATAATCGTTTAGGTAAACAAATGGGTGTGCTTTTATCTGGTATCGGTGGTGCAGGTAAAACTGTGCTAGCTAAACGTATCGCTATGGAATGTGTTAATAAAGGAAACATGTCTGTAGTAGTCGTAAATAGTGAAACAGTTGGACACCTGCCTATGATGATGAGCATGTTAAAGGACGATGTAGTCATCTTGTTAGACGAATTTGAAAAGATGTTTGATAAAGTGGAAAAACAAAACTATCTATTAACTTTATTAGATGGTGTTATGGACCACAAACATTTATTCCTATTCACCTGTAACAATATAAATAAAATCAATCCTTACATGTTACACCGTCCATCTCGTATTCGTTATCATTTTAAATTTGATCGTGTACCTAAAGAAATCGCTCATGAAATCATCGAACGTGATTATATCCCTGTAGATAATAATAACGTAGCGGTGTTAAAATTATTAACAGATATGATCAATGGTTTAAGTTACGATATGCTTTTTGAATGTATTAAAGAGTGTAACTTATACCCTGCTGAAAGCCCTATGGAATTAGTAACAGATTTAGCATTAGAAATTTCCGATATCAGTCTTGAAGACTATGACGTTGTGGTCAAATTAGGTGATAAGGAATATGGTGCTGAAGATCTCGAAGAAGTACTTGGTGAACGAGTTGTCGGTAATGTGAAATATACTATCAGTTTAGACGAAGGCAAGATCAAACGTAATATCAACGCAAATGGTTTAAACGATACTGTTATTCGCAACGGTTGGATGTTCTTTATATTACACGCAGAAGCTAAAATAGATAGCGATGAAGTGGAAGATAGTACTGATGCAGGTTTCCAATTAAAACTGAAGAAACCATTAGCTCAGTCGTTACTAGAAGGTGCGATGGATGGTACGGTAGAAATGATTGGGTTTAACACTAACGTCTATGGTTGGGTGAAGGTAGATTCTTTAGAGAAACTTTTAGAAGTATTCCCTGAGTTAAATGATATTAAACTTTCATACAGAAAAAAGTCTTAAACCGGGGAAAGAAACCACGTGATGCGTTTTCTAGACTTAAAAGTGGAGGAGATAGAATAACACCTAAACTTGGAGGTTCTGGTCTAATACCCGGTAATACAAAACCTAATTATAATGCTTTATATGGTACATTGAGTGGTGAGACACATGTGATGCAGGTCATGGAAGCTTCACCGCAAGTTGTTGATTTTTTCACTAGCTGGATAGATTCTTTAAACGAAGATGCCAAAACCGCATTAGATGAATTAAATGAGGAAGAAACTAAACCATCTCCTCCTGTCATTGATTGGATGGAAGAAAGTGAAGATGAATTACCATTTTAACTATTAACATATATCCCTACCCATATGGGTAGGGATATATTTCTCATTATTTTTTTATTTAAACATGTAAGGCAAGTGACCCAGGATACCTGTTGAATGGAATTTTACTTTCCAAATATATCCTTCACCATTACCTTCTTTACCGAATAACTTAGCAAAAGGACAATTACCTTTAGCCTGTTCATTCATCTCATTCATTTCTTTTTCAAAGTTCTTTAACGATTCTTCATCTAATCTTACTTTTCTTTCTATAGGACTAGAAAGTGTAACTGGATAACAACGTAAATCCTTTAAGTAAGACTTATAAAGTCTCGTTAGATTATAACTATCGGTATTGTGAACAACGTGTTCTTTACCGTTATTATCTTTAAAATAATAACTTAATGAAAAAGGTGCAATGAATCGTTTAATATCAGATACCGCTGTTCCTTCTTTTACACCTTTACCTACAAACTCACCATGTAGTACTACCGCTTCTAATTTACCATATCTTTCCTGATAAGTATTTTTTACACGTTTAGTTTCATCCCATAGTGCTTTTAAGAAAAACTCTTTCGTTTTTTCTTCTTCAATAAAGTTTAAGAATTGATGAACATCATTATCTTCATTTAAAACTTCTTCTTTATTCTGATAGTAGATATAAGGTTTATCGTTTTCATCTACCTTACAAACGATACCTACGTTTACACCGTTTAACTTAACGGTACCTTCAAGTTCTAAAGTAATCGCCTTTAAAGGCATGTGTATCTTTTTAGCTTCTTGTTCAACGTTATTAATAAAGTCAGATAGATGACCTACTGAAGGCCATCCGTAGTGTGTTTTGTACTGCATTAATTATTTATCCTTAGAATTATAACTAATATACTGTTCTTCTAAAAATTTGGAAAGCGACAATAGATTATCTTCTTTTTTCTTAGAAGACTTCCATCCCCATTGTGTTGTATAAATACCATCGTTAATAACAACATTTAAACGTTTAACTGGCGGTTTAGTTAAATAAAGATTACAGGTATATTTTATCTCGATCTTTTCGTTAAACGCAGATACCGTTTTATTAGTCTTAATCCAATTATTTAAATGGTTATAAACTAATTTCTTTTCTTCATCGATAATATTAATACTCTTTTTATCTTTTAAAGTCATTTAACTATACTCCTATAAATGTATTAAACCGTAAAAGGATATTTAATAGCTGAGTGGTGCTGATAATTGATTACATCAAAATCATTTGGGTGTAGATTATCTTCTTCTTTTTCACAAAGACCTAAAACACTTTCTAATGTAATAGTTTTATTGCAATGTAAATAAGGAGGCGGAAAAGGTTCTCTTTCCATTTGTTCTACAAACAAATCATATTGGTTTTCGTAAACATGGATATTGATAGATCTATGTTTAGCGATAGCAGGTTCTTTACCTGTTAATTTAGCCATAACCCATAGTAAGAAATACACCTGTACCATATTGAAATTGCAACCTAATGCGAAATCATTTGACTTACTGTTCACATGTGTCGTTAATACATGTAGTTAATTTAATAACGTCCTATATCACTATAGGTGTCGGACTATATCACATTCCATTATAACTAAATTAATACTTATAACGGAATCTTCCCCATTTCCATTTAAGCGTATTACGTATAACTAATCTCATTATACAACGTACCACTTGGCTGTACTCTACTCACTTACTCATCCTGTCATCGCTAACAAAACTACGCTTTCGATAGTCTCTAGATATTTATTATATTAAATTATAAATAAAACCAATCTTTATAGTTTTCTTTGGTTGCTCTACATCTCCATGCTAAAGTATTATAATTTATATTTAATGCTTTAGCTGCATCTCGCGTAGACTTATAGACAACACCATTTATACTAACTTGTTTACTAAGCGGATTAATGTAATCTGGTGCACTAGTTCTTATTCTATTTGTTTCGCGTATTTTATTTATTATTTCAGGAGGATGTTTTTTACCAAAGAATGGATTCTTCTCACCACTAATATCTCTTTTCTTTATGGCTTCCATAAAGTTTTTATACTGAAGACTATTTTTATCTAGTTTAACACCTTTAAAAGGTGATGGTCTTCCTTTAAATAAATCAGATATAAGTTTTCTCACTTCAGGTGTATGAGTCTTACCATACATTCCATTTCTTTCACCAAATTTTGCATATTTACTTTTTCTTTCTTCAGGAGACATTTCGGATAATTTTCTTTTTTTGGGTGACTGTTCTACGGTCGATTATATCCTTTTTATTAGGATTATGCGTTAAATTATCCCCGCCTCTAGCAGAGTTCCCTATATTTACACAAAGTGTATTATTACAAAATTGTTTGATATATTTATCTTCTAACTCATAAGCATCTTCTCTAGATTCTGTTAAAATCTCGCTGATAACAAAATACTCTATTTTACCATCGTTATAGAGTTTTTGTAGAATGCTATTATGGTGTTTATTGTGAATAAGCTCATTTATATGGCGATTAACCCGTTTATCTGGGTCAAACGTACTTCCTATATAAAAATGCCCTGAAGGTCTTGCGGTTAAACAATATACGTACATTTTATATTCCTTTCATTAATAAAAATTCATAAAAATGCCGATATTGGTATTGGTATATAATTTAATATAAATTTAATAACGGATTTGGTGTATTAAAATACATCGTTCCCGTTTTAGGGGTAGTTATTCGATTATCATTACTGATAAAAGGCGCCCAAATCAACGCTGTGTGCTAGATAAGTATAAATCGTTACCTACTAGGCTAAATTGATGTTCATACATGCATGGTCTTAAACAACCGTATTCAAATAACTCAGGTTTCCAAAATGACCAGATTAACCCACGATCATCTTTACCTTCTTTGAGTTTATTAACAATTTCAGCAAAACGGCTATCTAATCCGTTTTCTATATGGATAGTGTTTGTTTCACCATTAGAATAGAAAGTGATTTCATTACCACCGTAACAATTGGCATTATATCTAGCATTCGCTGCAGCACCATAAATTACACCTAAATCATGTCCTTCTGCAATCATTTCTTTACCGATTTCAGTTTCAGTCCATGCTGGGTTTTTAGCATTTGCATCCCATGTATGTACACCTAACTTATGAAATTGTTCAGTAGAAGTATAACCTCTAATGTAGCCTAACATCTCACCGATAGCTTGTCTAAAATAACTCTTACGTGTAGTACATAAAGGGAACTCGCCTTTACCTACATCGTATTCCATCGTTTCATCGATTAAAGTTAAACACTGGGTTTTAGTTCTTTCATTATACACCCATTTACCTTGTTCTAATATCTTTTTACCTAGAGCAACGTATTGTTTAGTCATTTGCATTTCTCCTATATTTTGGTTAATACTGATAAACCTATATTATCTATTTGACATAGATAATTCTCTATCTATAAATTTTATTTTTATTTAACAAAATTAAGGAGTTAATTATGCCTAGTTACGAAGCTGTATACAATATGATCACCGATGATTCTAAAGAATCTACTTTAATCATTCACGCTACTGGTACAGAATTGGAACCCTATACCGTACAAACAGTAGGTGATGTATTTATTAAAAACATGGGTGCGGCTTTATTGCTTATCTACGTGGATAAGGAAACGAAAGTACTTGCTAAACGCGCTATCAATCCTGCTGTTTATGATGTTCTTGTTAAAAGAGCAAATCCATTAGGTTAATCTATATCTATGTTGTATAAAAACAATATAGGATAAATCATGAAAAGACCTCAACCTAATAAAAAAGATAATCGTCTTAGTCCTATTCCTTATAACTGGATTAAGTATAATATCAAGGGTTCTATCAAAGGCGATAAACCTGTATGCAAACCGTTACACGATTATCAAAAATTAAATTAGATGTAATACCTAACTTAGAAATATTTCTAAGCTAGGTTTATGTCTGTATTGTTTTTAATGGAGCATTCAAATGACAATGAATCTAAAATATATCGAGCACGATAACGAATTAAGGTTTTCAGAGATACCTAATTTAAGTGCTGTAAAAGATAAGATACCAGCTGGTGTCTACACTTACGTCTGTAAACAAACCAAAGAAGGGGCCACAGATTCTTATTTAGCTAAAAAGGATAAATTTATTCTACCAGCTAAATTATACGGAACCGTAGTGGAACGTACTGAACGCATCTTAGCCGCGTATAAAGCACTCGATAAAAACATGGGTGTGTTATTATCAGGGTTAGCTGGAGCAGGTAAGAGCTTATTGATTAAGTATATTGCAAATAAAGCAGTAGATGAATTAGGTATGCCTGTTATCATCTTTACAACAGATAGTGTTAATAAGATGTCAGAGTTTTTGGATAAGACTCCACAACCCTGTGTAATCTTATTAGATGAGTTTGAAAAGATGACTTATCCTAGCCAGCAAGAACAATTGCTTACTGTGTTTGATGGGATGTACACCACTAAAAACTTATTCTTATTAACGGTTAACGATAAGAATCAATTAACCCAGTTTTTATTTAGTAGACCATCACGCTTACGTTACGTGTATGATTATAACTCTATTGAAACTGAAGTGATTGAAGCTGTGTTAGAAGATAAGCTAACCGATAAAAGTAAACTAGATCAAGTATCTATGCTTTTATCGACAGCCCATAAACTTTCATTTGACGTACTTAATTCTTTTATTGAAGAAGTCAATATCTTCCCAGATAAAGACCCTAAAGAACTATTTGAGAATTTCAACACTAAAACAAATACCAGAGATGAAGGATATCAACTCGAATGTTTGTGTGGTGAAATTAGTATCAGTAATATCTTTCAATTTAAGATTGATACTTATGGTTTAGAGTGTGCAAGAGAAGGTAAGAAGTTTAGAATCAATTTCGCTAATAAAAACAATAGTGATGGATTCAATAAACGTATGCCATGGGATAGAGATCCTATAGCAACAGATGGGTTAGTAGTGGATAAAGCGGAAGATCTTCAAATTAACTTTAACCATATTCAGTTTAAATATACTGATAAAGATGGTAAATTTAAAGAGAATTTAATTAAACTTTCATCACAATCTTTAAATCCTATAGGCGAAAATCCTACTATTCTTAAAGATAAGACCTATACCTTTAAGTTAGTTAAATAGAAGTTAATTAGTGTGTAAAGTAGCATATATCCTACTCCTGTAAGGGAGTAGGATATATGTTCTATTCAAAGCTATTTTTTTATTTTATTCAAAAGAAGAAAAATCAAATGGTTAGAAACCATAGATCTGTGATTAATATCACATAGTATTCGATTGAGTTATATTTAATCATTTTATTATACGTTTGCTATTTTGCTTCCCATATATAAACCTATATTATCTAAGAGAGAGGAGTATATATACCCCTTGGAATTTCCGATAACATCACGTGAGTTATTGGATGTAGTATCAATCATTTTTAGTTTAACATAGGCGGAATCCATATGGAGGGGACAAACGTATTTTCAACTGGTTTCGATTATAGTAATGGAATTGGTTCTGCCGATTTTCCAAAACAACCTAGTCAATTCACTTCTAGTATAAAATTTTATAATTGTTTAAATATGCCAATTTATATTGGTACACGAGAGGGCATTGTTTATCTACTCAAACCTATGAACGATAAAGAAGCCAAACAATTCTTATATATAGAAAGAGAAATTCACTATACAACTCCACCCACTGAATTTGTCAGCAGCCATTACCATCCGAACGGTGATGAAGGGATTTATTCAGGTGTAGTTGAACATGGACCAAGTGCAAAATTGCAAAAATACAGTTTCACACGTGTTTATAACACGCTTGAATATAAAGACTTGTTAGCAGCTGATGCATTGTATTTTGAAGCAATCGATTATGTTATTTCTTTAAGTCCTACAGGGTGGAGGCATCCTAACGTACAATCGAAATTTCATAATGGGAAAACTAGGGATAATTGTGGTAATGAAGCTGAAACTTCTATTAAGTTCGAATTAGTTGACCATAATAACTATTACGGTACTTCTTTTATAAATGTTAATGGTTTTGTGCACAAGGTCGTGCCAACAAACAAAAAGAATAGAGATCAAGGTCTCTATGTTTACTTTAACAGTGTAATGAAAGATGGTAAATTCCGTAATGAGGATGTCATTTTGATTCCTACAGAAAAGATAAAGGATTCATCATGGAAACTCTATCCGAGTTATAATGATGCCGCTATCTTAGGGGATTATAAACGACAGAAAGAAGATCTTAGGGAGGAGCTCAAGTTGGAACGAGAAGAGGAGATTCTCAAACTTAAACATGAAGTAGAGATTACTAAGCAGGAAAACGCATCTATCAAGGAAGAACACCGCCGTAAAGAGGCGGAAGAAGAGCTAGCAAGAATACAACATGAAAAACAACTTACCGAGATCAAACGATCCTTGATGTCCGAACAGGAAAGATGGGCTCGAGAAAAAGCTGACTTAGTACATCAGCAACAGATGGAACGAAGTAGATTAGAGCATGAATTAAACATGCGATCATCTTATCGTAAAGATTCCAGTGAATCGATAAAAGCGGCACTAGCCATCACCGGTACACTTTTATCCATCGTTGCGATGATCATGAGTCAAAGAAAAGATTAACCAATTAAAGGGATGGTTCACATGAACGCATTATTGGAAAGTATACAAGAGAATTGTGTATATCCATTTAACCCCATTATTGCAGAAGGGGTTTCTGTGCATCAAATGGAAGGAGCGATCAAGCATATTGAAAATGCGCTTATTCTCTCCTCTCATTCATTTCCTCCTCAGCTTAAGTATGAAGGTATCAGACCTTGTACGCCTGAAGAAGAATACCAATATATTTCTTTTAAACGTAACCAACAGCACACGTTGGAACTTGCACCTTCTAACATTTACATGGTTAACCTCATGTTTAGTTGGGATGGTGTCATGTTACCACCTAAACCGGTATTTATCCCATACGTAGATAAAGCAGGTATCATTTATTTACGTGGTAAAAAGTTCACTGTGTTACCGGTACTTGCTGATGAAACATTGAGTGTAGCTAAAGGCGATATCTTTGTGCCATTCTTATCGGCTAAGATTACGTTTAAACGTAAGCAGTATTGGTTTAAAATGAATGGTGTTCAGAAAGTGGAATACTTGGTGTATTCTAAGATCCATCATCATGACCCAGCTAAACAGCCTAGACGTAGCACGAGAGCAAATAACTCGGTTAAATGCGATCACACGATGGCCCATTACTTATTCGGTAAGTATGGTGTCAAACGAGTATTTAAAATGTACTGTAACGCCGATATTGAAATCATCGAAGGACCAGTAGATTATAATAAATACCCTGAGGATAAATACACGGTTTGTACTTCTTCTCAGATACGACCTCGTAGTGTGAAAAATCGTAATAACTACGTACCTACTGATATCAAGATTATTATTGAAAACAATAAACTTGGTACAGGTGCATTAGGGTTAATTTGCGGATTCTTCTACGTGTTAGATCATTACCCAGCTCGATTCAGTGCTGAGTACTTTGATAATAGCGAAGATGAACTTCGTTTATGGCGTGTTATCTTAGGTCATGCTATCTTTAGAAATAACGATAATGAAGGGACACTCTATAATAGTGTTAACGAACACTACGATAGTTTAGATCTCTACATGGACGATATGACTAAAGAAGGATTAACGTCTGAAGGATATCCTGTAGAAAACTTATGGGATTTAATGGCTAGATTGATATTCGATTTTACGGAAATCATCTTGAATACGGATGCTTCTTCCATGTATGGTAAGAAACTTGAAGTATTGAGATACGTATTAGCGGATATTGTAAAAGCTGTTTCTATCTTTAAGTATAAGATATCCAGTATCAAAAATAGGGAATTTACCTATAACGATATATCTAAATATCTCTCAAGGTATATAAAACCTGAAGTGATATTTAATGGGCTCAACAAGAAACATAATGAAATCGTTTCTGTACCAAGCGCAGGTGATAACATCATGTTTAACCACACGTCTAGACTTATCTTGCAAGAAAATGCAACAGGGAGTACTAGAGGTAAACGTAAGACAGCGGTTTCGTTTAAAGATCCATCGAGATTACTTCATACGAGTATTGCCGTCTGTGGTAGTATTTTGGCATTACCTAAAGCAGAACCTACGGGTAAGGTCGTGCTAAACCCATGTTGCCCTTTAGATAAATCGTATAAGTTAAAATGCCCGCCAGAATTTAAGAAACAACTTGACCAAATCCAAAGAGATATTTCTCAGGGATAAAAGGTTTCTTAAGAAAGATTTGTTTTCTCTAAACTTACTTAGGGTATAGGAGTTTAAAATGTATTATAATCAACAACAACCCCAGTACAATCAAAATATTTACCAACAATCCATGCAACCGCAAATGGGGTATGCGATGAATGGTCAAATAGCAATGAATAACGCGCCAGTAGCAAGTATGCCTGCTAATGTATCACAAACGGGTATCCCACGTGATAAAATGCGTCAAGATATGGCTAACTATATCGTTAGTAACCAAAACCTTGATACCGCAGCAGCGTATATTGCGAAAGAAGCAAGTGGCCCAGTAGGTAACTGGCAAACTGGTTTCTTCGATAAAATTGTCACTCGTTTAATGACTACCACTGATTTCCTTTGGGCAACTAAAGGACAACAAATGGGTATCGACGCAGTGTACAATGCAGCCATTGAAGAAACTTGGAATTTCTCTTGGGTATCTGTTATTGTGGCTAATCCAAGTTACTACATGCAAGATCCTAATATTGCTGCTAAAGGTCAAGTCGTTGAATATCTTCGTCAACAACTTGCTGCACGACTAGATGATTTTAACCGTTATGGTTTAAATACCAACAATGCCCCAATGAATGTTAACCCAGTTAACACGCCAGGATATCAAAATCGTCCTCAAGGCATGTATGGCGCACAACAGCAGTTTAGTCAGCAAAGACCTCAGCAACATACACCAGTAGCTTATACGAATCAAAACGCAAGTTTAGAATCAGTATACGGTGATACACTTAAGCTAACTGGTACAGGTGCAAGTTATAGTCAACCTGCCACTACCACTAACACGGTTCAAAGTACGACTCCGTACATGAGCCATCAGAGTTTAAACACAACGACTTCTACAACTAACGCGGTAAACAATACACCAAGTAAACCTGTAGATTATCGTTATGGTGTACCTGATAGTGTTAAATCACAAGGTATGGGTAACTTGAAGCAACCACATGAAGTGGCAGCACAACCTGTTCAACATCAATCAGTCGAAGTTAAACCGTTTAAAGCAGATGAGTTTGATTTCACTGATGAAAAAGCTGTAGAACAAGTTTTCCGTCACATCCAAAAAGAAGATACCACCACTTTAGGGTTAAAAGATGATGAAGTTCGTTTCTTAACAAAAGCGGAACAACATGAAGCATGGTTAAATGGTACTAAGTTCGAAGAACCGTACTATTATCCACTATGCCCAAGTCCTTTCACGCACTACTTACATGTCGTGCTAACTAATAAAGGCACTATTCGTCAATACTTAACCCCTATCGAGGAGAAAGAGAAATTGGAATACAGTGAACATCAATGCGTATTAGATGAGCTACGTAATAACCCACACTTACAAAAACAAAAACCTGAAGTGTTACGTCCTTATGACTTTACTACGATGGGTGGTGTGGTTCACGATCGTTGGCAAGATGCCCCAATTAATTTAGAAATCAATTTAGATAAAGCAAACCAAGCTGAGTCTGATGAAGAGAAAGAAAAATTAATCAAAGCAGCTTATGATACTTTCGTGGAAGATGCAAAACGTGAAGAAAAAGAATATCACAGTGGTGTAGCTGAGTGGAAACGTAATAACCCAGATGAAGCGAAAGATGGTTTTGGTCCATCTGAGTTTGCATTACCACCAAGTAAACAAGAAGAAAACGAAAACTTATCTCGCAGTAAAGATAAAGTGATCTATAAAGAATTATTCGATGAATATCTTCCACCTTATTGGAAAGATACAAACATCGAAACCACTTTAGAAGAGAACTTACCTGTGGTAACAGATGAGTTAATCGTTGATACCTTTACGACTACTGAAAAAGTAGAAGTGTTTAACCACTATGAAGAAAAAGAAAAAGTAGAAGAAGCATTAGCTGATTTCTATTGGAAAGCTGGTGAAACTCATGAACATACAGGCAGTACATTCATGAAGTTCTCGGAAGCATTAAAAGAACAAGAAGATAAGATTCCAAGTAGTCTTTTCGAACGTTTGAATACAATTGCAACCGACTCAGTCAATGACTCTTTACGTTATATCTTCGGTAGCACATTAGCGATTGATAGTTTTGTGGATGATGCACATGACTTATTAGAGTACTTAGGTGAATTAGAATCTAATGGTTCTAATGAATATCCTAATATCAGCTATGCGACACGTATGATGTCATTAAACTTATTGACAGCATTACGTACCTTAAACCGTGATGATGAAGATGATGATGCAAGTGCGGATAATAAACTTGTTCGTGTGATTGTATCTAAGATGAATAACATCATGGTAAGTGTACCACAAACAGCACGTGTGAACGGTATCCTCAAATCGGGTGATGCGATTAATAAGGATGATCATCCTGACTTATGGCGTATCCTATTTGAACAATACACGAAAGTGATGAAATCTCAAAATGATTCTAGCACTTACGATCGTCCGTTCCACAATATTTACATTACGTTCACTGATGGTGCAACCTTCAAAGTGTTACCTAATGCGGCTAAAGCTAAGAACATTAGTGAGCTAACTGAGTTAGAGGTACCTCTAGCCTCATTTAGTCTTGTTAAGTTAAGAGCGTGTTAGTCATTAGTCTATTCGAGACCATTCCGTAATAGGAGTGGTCTCTATATAGATTGATGAGTTGTTGCGTTGGTCTATACATTGAAAACTCTTAATAATCAAACATAAGGTCCCGTAGGCTTGAGAAACCTACGGGCTTTATGTTTTTATTATATTTTTTTTTGGTTAGATGTTCTTGTACTTATCAATAATCTCATAACCAAAGCTTGTAATGACTTTATCTCTTGTCGACATCGATTTATCGCCATTACCTTGCAAGATAGGATTCTTAGTGATCGTCTGTTTAGAAGACGTATACCAATCGAAGAATATCGCAGAACTATTAAGCACGTTAGATAGATTGCCTTTATTAAGGGCTCCCCAATCTCCACTTTCAAGATACGCTTTAAATTCAGGTGCATTGAATTTAGGCATATTCGCTTCATTGAGTTTAACCGTAGTAGACAGATCAGTATTGGCAGCAGTATTAGATTGTGCATCTGCTTCTGTCTTAGCTTGTTGTAATTTAACAAGTTTAGCATTGTTAGCTGCGTTCATCATATCTAACTTACGTTTTGTTTCTTGATAAAGTAATTCTTTAGATTCAGGTACATCACGTAAACCCTGACGTTGTTTTTCTAAGCTTTTCACTTCGTCACGAGTTAAAGCATTGGTGGTAGGTGCTGTGTGTTTCTTCACTTTAGCGGTTACACCGACATGTTTAGATGCTAACTCTTTTAAATCAGCAATTAAAGCATCTAAATTAATATCATCAGAAACAGCACCAATATCCACACTGAGTATGACATGCTTATAATTTAAATAGCCTAATTTAGGAAAAGACTCGATAAAAGTATCAGGTATATAAACATTACCTACTTTACTTTTAAGCGTAACGATAGTCGCACCAAGTTTAACGTCACGTTCATAAATCTCTTCACTTAATCCATTAGGTTTATAATACTCTTCGTAAACATCTCCACCCTGTAGCCAGATATCATCAAATTCACGTATCGCTACAACTTCGTATACTCGTTTTGATTCTACGAAAAAGGGTTTTTCTACTTTAAAAACACCAACCGTATTAATAGTGGGGGTAATTCTTACACCATTAGCCATAATTTAATCTCCTGATAAAAAGAAGCATTATGCCGCTACGTTAGGTGTTCTATTCACGACACTACTACTTAATTGGTTAGCCATATTTGTACTACCTGTATTATTCACTAAAGGTGTACGAATAGCGCTTGGTTGAGAAGTACGAATTTCATTGATCCAGTTATGTCTGATAGGGACTAAATAAGATACCCCGAATAATGTTTTCGCTGCGTAAAGTTTACCGCCACGAGTAATACGAGACATGTCTTTAGGTACATCAGATTCTGGTGTCATGGTTTCTGCTTCTAAAAGTAATGCACTTAACACCATGATGAAATCTTGAGTTTTAGGACTGATACGTCCAAAGTCTCTAGAGGTGGTGTAAATGTTACAATACTCAGGCCATGCTTCTTCAAACTTAGCAGGAACTAAACGGTTACGTTTATTACCACAAGCAACTACTGCTGTTGATTTATAAATTGTAGCAAAAGTTACTGCATTATCTTCGATATGTTTTTGATCGTAACCATACATGCATTCAAGTGCCCAAGGAACAATAGTACGGTAAGGCACAGTAGGACTATAAATACCACCTTGTGCTTGTAGATTTTCAGTAGCAAAGTTTTTCCATAACGGACAGATATAAAATTCAGTAGGGATAAATAAATCGGGTAAGATCTTTTCCCAGTCTGCTTGAGAGTAGCTACTATTTGCTAATACGAAATCTACGATAGATTGACGAATGATATCAATATTGTTACCATGTTCACCGTAAATGATAACCGTCCAAATACTTGGTACTTCATTGGTTTTATCATCTGGGTTAATATAGTTATATTGATTAGATAACAAATACGTATATGGTTTTTCATTAGCTTTAGTATTGACGCGGTTATGTAATTCTGGTATAGTAATACCACTTGCATCAATCAATTTACTTTTAACGTAGTCTGCACCTTTAAAGAAATCATCCACATTAGCGAATGGTGCAACAACTTCAATTTCATAATTGTCGTATTGGTTTTGGAATGCTTCATCAGAGAACCAAATACGATATAAGTTTTCTCTTGTATCTGAGTTTAAAGAGAAAGTAATGTATTCAGGTAAATAATAGGTACCATTGGTTACCATCTTACCGACATTTTTAATTTCTAATTTGCTTTGGTAATTTGCTGTAAGTGATTGTATAAAAGCAGATCTATTTTCAGTGATCTGTCTAGATATAGATTGTTCAGCAAGCCAGTTACCTAACTGGAGTAATTCATCCGCTAAATTTTGCGGAAGAGGTTTTTTAACACCATCTTCAAAACTGTAGAAAGTGATTAATCTTACTTCTTTATAGAGTTCATTAGAGTAGTATCCAACCTCTCTAGTAAACGAGTAAGAGTTCTGAGATAACTCACCTAACACAGATGTTGTGTTAAGTGTATTATCAATAAGATCATTAATGACCATAAATGCATTTAATTGGTACATTCTATTGTCCTTTTTGATTTATAATTATAAATATTTTTGATAAGCGCTTAACTCTCGTTAAAAGACTATTATAACGGATTACAATAGTAAGTAACGGGACATATTAATTTCGAGTGACGAGAGGTATAACGATGTTAAGTTTTACATGGCATCTTTTAAAAGCTTTCCGATACCTTTTACCTTACTTAAATGAGGTTTCAGATGAACGTTACTGCGTAGATGATAACGATAGATTAAGAGCTAAGCGTATACGTGAACTTATCCGTATGCTCCTTTGGCGACTTATCTTCATTATCATTTTTACAGGTCTTATTTTCTGGGTTGTGATGCCTTTACATGCACGTAATGCGGTGTTACAACAAGAACTCACTAATAGGGATAATAAGATAACGGTATTGCAAACCGAGATGAGAGATCTAAGGGGGACGATTAGAAAAACTGAAAGAGATCTAGATAGATACAAACTTAGTTACGAAAATAAAATTGCAGAATCCGAGCGTTTAGAAGATTCACTCAGGGAATGTAAAGATTTTGGTAATAAAATACTTTCCATGTCTAAAATGAGTGAACCTCCATTAAAACCTATAGTGGCTGGTAAAGACACTACTGCTAAGGTGGTTACACCACCTCACCAGAACCCACCGTCGGTTTCTGAAAGTTTAAAAAATAAGATAAAGAAGTATAATGAAAAATAAATTACGAATCCTAGTAGTAGGCTTAGCTTTATTTGCTTCTTCGTGTGACTATGTTGAAAATTCCGTAAGTTACGAGGAGTTAAAATCTCCTCCTAACGTTCCTTTAATCTTGGACAAAGATAAAAGTACGCATGAATCAGTTGAACTTATATCGAAGTTCCAAGAGAGCCTAAAAGACTACATCGATTATTTAGAAGTTTATTACGTCAGTATCGGTCGTTATTATAACGCTGATACTGAGCTTCCTCAAAGTAAGAGACGTATCCATGAGTGTGCGGTGGATAAAGAAATGTTTATTGACTTTTCTTTACCTGAATCACACCCATTAGACGAGAACTCTCCTCCGGAAGTCATTATTAATGAGCTTTTAGATTATAACGAAAGAGTCAAAAAAGAAGTTAAGGAATACAATCGGTATATGAATGTCTTAAAAGATCGCTATAAAGATTGTTTTTAACTACTGAACACATGAGTTATCTTTAGCTATTTATGGTAACTTATGTGTTTTTATTTTAAAAGAAGGAATAATCAAGTGAGTGAAGAAAAGAAACTTGGAGTAGTACTTTACGTCGATGGCGGTTGCAGAATGGGTTATCCTAAAGATGCTGATAGTAAGTATGGCGGTTGGGGCATTCATGGTTATAGTTATAACGTAGGTGAATACGCTAAGCAAAAGAAAACTAAAAAAGACACGCCATCAACCATAGGCTACGTGATCGGTGATAAAGTATCACAAGAAGAACAAGTCGTTCCAGTTGAGTACATTGATGGTTATGGTTCAATGACCAACATGGATACCTCTGATAGAGCTGAATTAAAAGGATTTAAAGAAGCATTAGAAATCGTTAAAACGAAAAACTATTCTAAAGCACATTTCCTTTTAGATAACCAATACGTTATCAAAGGTGCTACAGGTGGGTATGAAGAATGGACTCTAAATAACTGGAAACGAAATGATGGTAGTGATAGACCCAATAGAGAAATCTGGGACGATATCATGAAATTATACGGACCTATTCGTCAGAATACGGATTTTAGTATTCAATGGGTGAATGGTCATAGCGGAGATCTAGGTAACGATAGAGCTGATTATTTAGCCACTAAAGGAGTTTATTTAGGACGTAATGGTTTTACCGATGTCGCATCTGTTAAGTTCAGTAAACCTGCTAAATATCGCAATCCTGAACCTAAGATCAATCGATTACTCTCTAAAAACAGATGGTATTTCGATACTTTCAGTGAAAAACCATTAATGAGTAAAGATGGTAGATATGTTTACCATTGTGGTGCACATGGTTCAGACAATTCACTTATTGGTAAACCAATGAGTGATAGTGTGGCTTATGTGGTATACACGAAAGAAGAACAAAAAGTATTGGAGCAGGTGAGACTACGCCATAGAGAACTGATTGATAATCCACTCAATCTTCTTTGTATGGGTAGACTAGATACGTTATTGCTACCTCGGATTTATGACGAGATAGACACTGATGGTATCTATACTTTATCCCTTGCCCCTCGTAAACTTAATTTTAAAGGTTTATGTACTATCGATGAACAGGAGGTTTCTAGACTAATCGAACCTTCTGGCTTAACATTTAAGCTTATCGAAGTGCATAATTTCATGCAAACAAAACTGGATAGTTATTTAGACGGGAATGCGACTTTAACCGACATTACTGATATCATTTATGATAAAGTAGAAGTGAAGAAGAAAACAACTTACCGTATGAAGCTAACTCCAGAAGTGAAGAAGTTAGAAATCAAAGCGAAAGTTGATGATTCTTTAACCTACAAATGTAGTTTTACGATAGGTATCGATATTCCTTCAAGGGAAACCATGAAAGCGATAGAAGATCGTGAACCTAAGGTTTATATTACTACATTTAAAATCAGTGATGCAGCATTCAGATATGCAGTTATTTTCGATTGTGGTGATGACTGTATGATGTGGATGGGTAAGGATAGCAGTTTCCAACTTATCTTTCCAGAGAATCAGTAGGTATAATTAAATGATTAGTTATGTTAAAGAGCGTTTGTTGCGTTTTATCACTCATTATTTACCAAAGAGAGGTAGACGCATTTTATTTGTAGTAACATGTTATCTTACATGGTCTAAAGTGAAAGATGAACAACGCATGAAACATGATATCATCGAAATCAACAACAAGTTACATCTTAGCAAAGATGAACAAGCGTTGCAGTTTGCTTTAGAGATAAGACATATTCTTTTTCAACTAAAAGACTTCAAGTCTTTACTGAGTTTAAAAGGGGAAGATCTGAATCCAAAAGCTATTGTTAATAACATCCCTGCATGGATGAGATACGATGAAAATACGAAAAGAGTTTATGATGAACTCTCTTGTGTATTTAAACCGAGATACCAAACTCAAATTGCATGTTAAATATATTAAATATGTACTTGACTTTTTAGGATGATGTGCGACTATGCAAAACTCTTTATAAAGGAAAGATTTGAAAAGCTATAGAACATTTATAATTACAGGGCTTAAAAGTAATATAGTTATTTTCAAATGGACTACTTTATAATCCAGAATAAGACAGGTAATAAATGTATGAAACATGTATAAATATAAGTGACCAAACATAGTTCCTACACCCGTTAAAAGGTGTAGGAATTATGCTCGTTTTTTAAGGAACTAAAAAATGAATAAAGTGTTGTTAAACAACACCGTGTAATCGTATTGAATGCGGGTATCGATTTGGACTATGCATACCGTTCTCTTTACCCGCTACTCTTTAAGTGCGTTAGTCCGCCCACACACCGATGGTGGGCCACTAGTTACTTTTTATAGTTATTATTGTGGCGTAACACCCACCATATTGCGAATAAAGCGATATTTCTCACGTGCTGGATAGCGCGCTAAGTCGCGGTCGTCGAGGGCTAGGAGAGCCCTAGTATTTATCAATACAATTATCACGATGAAATTCAACATAAGATATTGTAAGAAAATACATACCCTTTTTTATCACTTTATTCTTTTTTTTTTTACGATTAATCGTAACCTTTGATGTCACCACCGGCTGGGAAGCTTACTGGACCAGAAGCTTTCAATGGACCTTTAATATCAGCACCATTGTTACCAATACTACTTCCGTCACCGCCTTGAATCGTTGCTTTACTCGAGATATTACCATCTGCAGCAACAGTACCAGAAGCAGAGAAGTTTCCTTTTTGATTAAGGTTACCTTCGATGTTAACATTCGCTTTAATGTTAAAGGTAGGTGTTTTTAAACTTGTATCACCAGATACTTCAATGTTACTTGTACCTTTAATACCTAAATTACTATTCCCTTGTACATTGATATCACTATTACCTTTTACTTCAATGTTACTATTACCTTGTACCTTAATTTCGCTATTTCCCTTAACATGAATAATAGCATTACCACCTACTTGCACTTCCATCTTATCACGACAGAATACCCAGATACAATCACGTGTTAATTTTACTTCAGTACCGTTAGCATTATGTAACCATATCTCAGTACCTTTAGTATCAATCTGGAAATGGTTACCAACATTATCCTGCGTGATAACAGAACCTTCACCTGCATTGATTTGCATTTTATAAGCTGCTATTTCATTGTTAGCTTCTGATGTAGAAATCGTATATGTTTTATTGTGAGAAGACATCTCAGTAAAATACGTATTATCGTTATCGTATTTATCTGCATCTGGACCAACTGGTTTATCTGCGTTTACTGCATGAATAACGGTTTCAAGACGTCGTTTAGTTAAGTTATCTTCAGAGGTAGTTTCCCACATCCAATCATCGGTATCAGCTTTTTGCCATACGTTGATGATTTCACCACGTTGTACATCAGGAGGAGATTTACGGAAACTATCCGTTGAATAATATTCAGCAATAAAGTTATTATTGTGAGTACCTCTTGATGTAAAGACACGACCATTACTGTCTTGGTAAACCCGTTTCATTGGAATAGGGTTATCTTTTAAGTGTCCTCTTGATAATGGTACTAATTCTTCGATGTGGAACAATACTTTATTCCCATCACCTTGGTGTTTATTTTCCACCACACTGGCTTTATATTTTTTACGGATAGGTACTTCTTTAGTTGGGTCACCTATCTTGTGCATAACGTTGTTAGCGATCGTCGCTACATTATACGATTTATCCATATTTTGTTTTCCCTATTTAGAGGCAGATTTAAAAAAATGTATATAGAAGAAGTTATTTTAAATGAGTTTAAAAGGTTAGACCTGTTAGGGGTAACTAAACTAACCTATACTCCTAAATCCCCCTATCAGTTATTTACGGGTAAAAATGGTATCGGTAAATCTTCTTTAATAAGTGAGATTTCTCCATTACCTTGTGAAGCAACTGATTTAAGAGAGGGCGGATATAAATACGTTAAACTGTCTCATAGAGGCAGTAAGTATGAACTCCTATACGAATTACATAAGAAGCTCGAGTCTAGTTTTAAAAAAGACGGTGTAGAGCTTAACCAAGGTGGTACCATCAAGGCACAACGTAGTTTGATTTGGGAACACTTTCAATACGGTGATGATATCCATGATTTATTACTGGGTAATACATTATTATCTAACATGACTCCTCAAGTGAGAAGAGAGTGGTTTGTTAGAATGTCTAAAAGCGATATCAACTATGCCATTAGTTTTTATAACCGTCTTAAATCAACTGAACGTGATATCAAAGGTGCAATCAAGTTAAATAAACAGCGATTGATAAACGAACAAGCTAAGCTAATGGATGTGAATGAAATCAATCGTGTTAAAGAAGATAGCAATAAATTAAAAGGTGAATTAAACCATTTACTTCCGTTTATGGAACAAACCTTAACGGATAAAAGTATTGCAATTAGTCAATTATTGGAAAATATTGAACATTTATCAAGTAGTATTATCGATTTAAAGTATAATGTCAAGTATGAAGGATTAAGTGATATCAATGAACTTAAAACGTTAGAAAAACAATTTACTTTTGAAAAAGATAAATTACAAAATGATTATAAATCGTTAATTGATAAAATTACTGAACTTCAAGATATCGTCAATAAAACGAAAGCTTTAGCGGATAGACCTTTAGAAGAAATCGATAAAGAATTGTTTTCTGCTAAGAATGAATTACATGCTGTTACAGAAAAATATAACAGTATTAATATCAATGTAAGAGACAATGCTGGAGATCAATTATTTTCATTTATTGAAATCGATCGTAAGTTAAGAGAAGTATTAACAAACTTCCCGACTAACTATAAGACAGAATCAGGTGAACGTTTTTATACGAAAGAAAAAGAAGATGCACTCTTAACTAAACTAGATGAATTAAATAGTCAATGTATTAGATTGAAGAGTCGTATCGAACACCATGAAAAAGAACTTGATGGTTTAAATAATATCCATGATGTTCATTGCCCTAACTGTAATTTTAGTTTTAAACCAGGTGTAGATTGTAATCGTATAGAGAGCACTAAAACCATGCTGGAGAAATTAAATGAAGAGTTCGAAACAGCAAGTAAACAATATGTTGAACTAAAAGAAACAGAAACTAAATATGCTGAGATAAGAAGATCTCTACATCATCTAAGAGAGCTTTATAACCATTATCCTTTATACAATGGTTTATTTGCTTATATCTTCAAAGATATCGATAAACTACACGATAATCCTTACATGCTTATCAATAGCTTACCGCTTTATCAAGAAGCATTACAGTGTAAATCACGCATGGTACAGTTAACTTCTGTTATTTCTAAATTAGAAGAAGAACGTATCCGTCGTATTGCTGCTGAAGGAAGTGATATGGAGTTTATTTATAAAAATATAAATGACATGGAACTCCAGCTTATCGAAATTGATAAACGGATTAAATTCTTAGTGAATGAAATCAACATTATTGGAAATGTGATTTTTAGTAATGAAGATTTAACCACTAAAGCGAATAGACTTAGAGGGTTAATTAAAGAACTAGAAGATACAGCATTATTACAAGTTAAATATCGTAATAATGAAAAACTTCTTGAGATTATTAAAGATAAACAAGTTTCTTTATCTAATCTTGAAAATACGTTATCAGGTATTCAACAATCTGAAACTATTGTTAAACAAATTACTGACATGATTGCTCAATTAGAAGAGGAATATAAAGCAGTAAATGTTTTAACCACTATCTTATCACCACAAGATGGTTTAATTGCTGAATCATTACTTGGTTTCTTAAATCTTTTCTTAGATGAAATGAGTAGTGTTATTGAGCATATCTGGTCTTATCGAATGAAACCATTTATGGAAATAGGTGAAGAGGGTATCGAGTTAGATTATCGATTCAAAGTAGAAGTAGAAGGTATTGAAGATCCTGTAAAAGATATCTCTAAGTTATCTAGGGGACAGAAAGAAATCATGGATTTCGTGTTTAAACTGTTAGTCATGCAACATTTAGACATGTCTGACTATCCGGTTTACATGGATGAAGTAGGTGCATCGTTTGACCCTTATCATCGTGATAAACTTTATCAGTATATCAAGATGTTAGTTGAAGATAATCAGATTAGTCAGGTATTTGTGATAAGTCATATCGCAAGTAGTCATGATGCTTTATCTTTAGCAGATAGATGTGTATTAGATACTGATGCTACCATGATAGATGAAGAAGTCAATAAAGTATTAGTATTAGAATAATATCTAGTAACTTTATTGTTATTGAAGATTAATATGTACTAATTGTATTGTACATTTTTAAATCTCCGTTAATAGAACATATATCCTAGGGTAAAACCTAGGATATATGCCTGTTCGAAAAAGTAATGAGCATATATCCTACCCGTTAGGGTAGGATATACTTTAGCCTGCAGATGGCTAACTTTGTCTTCTCTTAACACAACTTTAAAGGGTAGTTGCGGAAAGATACAATAAAGGACTTAGGATTTTATATTACCTTGGCCCGGCCAAGATTGTATCTTTCATATTTATAATAGTAGTGAGATTTATTTAAACTGAATAGGTTGTTCAGGATAACTTACTTTATAGTAATCATTAGTAAAATCTACATCTAATATTTTAGCTGGTAAATAATATTCCGACGTCGTTGATTTACGATAAGGAATATTTTCTGCAGTGATAAACGGTTTTAACGATAATGATCCTTTTAAGTTAGTATCCATTAAATCATCTAAAGATTTAGTCTTTAAATTTCTATCGCTATAGATTCTCACGTAAGCTGCTCTTGCATAGACTTCACCGTTAGTAGGATAGATACGATCATGAATCGTTTTCCATTCAGATTTAGGTTTCTGATATCTTACTTGTAAAGGCACGATGTTATCTTCTACCATGATATTCCATTTATTATATTCTTTTACTGCTTTATAAGGACTATAACGCCCTTCAGCAATACGTAAAGGATAAATAGGTGGAGTAGGAGATTCATATCTTCCAGGTATACCCGTATCACCAATAACTTCTTCTATAACTGCAACGTTAGGGTTATCGATTACAACGATAAAAGATTGAGATAATTTTAATAATGCACGAATCGTACTATCGTGGTACAACTCAAAACCTAATACTCTATCGTTACCAAAATCAGTAAGCGGTAAACTTCTTAAATCGATATATTTTTTCATCATGTAATATAACGATTCCCATCTCATATTGTTAAAATCAATACAGATAGTTCTACTGTTGATTTGTTTATACGTTTTATCCAAAAGATGGAAATATCCACCTAATACGTAACCTACCGTTTTATTAGATAAGTCTATACCTACATTGATATAGATGTTATCTGATAATGGACTACTTTCAGTTGCTCTAAAGATCATGTCATCTGTAATAGGAATCATAGACACGCTACCGACTTGAGTAAAGTCTATCACTGCCATTTGTGTTTTATCTTTAGATTTACGTTTAGTGGTATTACCATCTTTGATAAGCCAACCATTATCAGATTTAGTAAAGTAATGGAATAATCCATTAATCGAAATTAAACTATGCGCACAAGCATAATCGTAGTTAACACCTGGATGACTTAACAATAAATCCACTTTATCGTCATCTGGCATAGTGGTGTCTGGGTGATAATTTAAATTAACCCCTTTCCAACTGAAGTCGTAACTTCTTACATCCCAGCTATATACCTCACCTTTTACGTGAATAGGGATTTCAGAACCTAATCCTTCTATAGTCTTTCCTTCCATACTGTTTAAATACTCTACGATCGTCATCGTAGAAATTCGTGTATCGATATCTAAACTATTAAAGAATAAAACTCGTTCTGTTTTATAGATAGAAACCTTAACGATAAAATAGATATCGTAGTAGATTTGTGATAGTTCTAACAACGAGATATTCGTTGCATCTATCTGATCTACGATAGCTGGTTTACCGATTGGTCTACCCATTGTTTTAATTAATGTATACGTCGACATATACGTTCCTTTTTATTCTTATTTATATAAATTTATATTAAGCAATGCTATGCTTTTATTTCAGACATTGCATACCAAGTCTGTTATAAACGTATTTACATGTAAATAAACGAAAACATTTCATTACGCTATAAACGTTTAATAGCTGTAGTGACTTTTATAAAAGGAATAAATAAACATGGCAGAGATTATTAAATACCGCTATGAATTCGATCCTACAGGTAGACATGAGGCAAACCTCATCAAAGGTGAACGTCACACGATCACAGATAGTAACAGAACGCCTCAGAATATCATCGTACCTGGTTTTGCGCCTTTCTTTGAAAACTCATTGATTGTGACTGATATCAGTACTGGGTATAGATTACTTGAAGGGATTGATTATACGTTAGAATGGCCGGTAACTGAAGCCGCTAAGAATACTGAAAATTATGTTCCACTGTATGGTGCGATTCAGTTTATCGATTTAAGATTAACAGGTCAATATGAATTACAATATCAAACCATCGGTGGTGCTTATGCACTTGATGGTGTAGCGATCGCACAAGCTTTAGCTAACCAAGCTAAAGATCCGTTAAAAACAACTTATAGTGCTATCGTAGGTAAACCTTTAACTTTCCCACCATTAGAGCACGTACACAGTGTACAAGATTTCGTTGGGTTTAACGATTTAGTTGATGCAGTTAATAAATTAATCGAAGCGATTCAATTATTAGCTCGAGAAGATAGAGATAACCATCCTGGTTACGATACATTAATTGATTCTTATTTTGATTTAATCGAAAAATTAAAACAACTTACTATCAAAGTAGACCAAAATAAAGAAGACTTTGAAAACAAGTTAAGAGAACTTAAGAATAAACTCGAAAATGATTTAAATAATGCTGTCACTGATTTAAGTGGTAAACTGGCTAAAGAAATCAGTGATCGTACCGAAGGTGATAAATTATTAAAAGATCAATTAGATGCTTTAAATGATAGTTTATTAACTTTCATCAGAACAGTCTTTAACCCGTTCAAAGCAGCAACTGAAACTGATCTTAGTGACTTAAAAGCAAAATTAGCGGCATTAAAAGCTGCACATGAAAAATTTAAAGCAGATACTGAAAGTACATTAGCTGAACATGCTGCTCAGATTGAAGCTAACAAACCGAGATGGGGTGTTAACATCATCAATCAACCTACAGATGCTCAATTAAACATGCAAAATCAAAAGTATGTTAAAGTATCTCAAGGTGCTTTAGGTGCTGAAACTTATGCAGGTTTAGCGATTGAAACAGATCCTTATAACAATGATGCGACTAATCGTTTCACATTTGAAATCGAACCTAATAACGGTCTTCATAAATTCTATCGTAAACAATACGATAAGAATGGTGTAACTAACGTTAGTTATAGTCAAACATTAAATAGTCGTTCTGGTACAATCTATAATGATGGTGGTGCGCATTATAACGTGACTAATAGTAGTTACGTCGGATTGAAAAATAACGGTGCGCCGTTCTTCGTACAGTATAAAGATAAAGAAAGTAGAGATATCTTTAGATACAACGGTTTAGGTGGGGTATTACCTTTCTTAAAAGCTAGATTCAGTATGGCTTTAGATAGTGAAGAAGATAGTAATAAGAAAGATACCGTAACGTTAGGTTGGACAAATACTGGAGCTGATAATACAAGTGGTCGTACGGGTAAAGGTGGTATCGTACTTCACTATATTCAAGAAGAAGTAACGAATAACAATCCAAATAGTTCTGACCATACCTTATGGAAGTTCACACCGTATAATACCGGTTTTTCTGGTGGTAATACAGCTTATACTTTATTTAAAGATAATGCAACGAGTAATGTAAAATTAACTTTAGGTGATGAGAACAGTACTAAAGGTTTAGAAATTACTTCTACTGGTAGATTACGTTCTTTAACTAATGGTGCAATTTTTGGTGATCTTGATTATCATATCTGGTTAAATAATAATAAAGTAGCAGGTCAACACCCTGGTTTACGCATGTGGGCTAAAACACCACAGAACGAAGAGATCTCTGCTTACTTTGAATTTAACTCTACTGAGAAAACATTTAAACTATATCGTCCAGCTTATGAAAATGCTCGAGGTGAAAACGTTCCAGTAGCACAACAACGTTTCCCTCAACACGGTGGTACAGTTTTATTAGATAGTGGTACCCATTATTACGATGCAGGTACGTATGCTGCACAATTAGATAAAAAAGCACCTTTCTTTGTTGCGCATACTAGTTGGGATAATACGACTATCCAAAACTTTGGTTCTAACTCAACTTATTATCCGGTATTAAAAGCGCGTTTTGATAGTACTTTAGGTGTTACAGCCTACAACTATGCATTTAGTTTTGGTGTATTCAACAATAATACAGGTGAACCTAAACTGGTTATGTTGACCAATAAGAAACAAAACGTAGAAGGTGGCGCTCAAGACGATTATAAAGTTTATTTCCCGAATAATAAAAATGGTACTATTCTATTAGATAGCGATGGGGTAAACTTCCAATCTCAAGCGTATCAAATCAGTACAGTAACCAATCGTGCTTACGGCGGTCTGAATATAAAACGTTCAGGTGTGGAAGGTGCGTGGGACGCTCGAGTTGAAGCACTGCCGAATAAGACCTTTAAATTCTGGACGGGAGAGGCAACTAATCCCGAAGATCCTGCAATGGCGGAAGGCACTTCTATTATTTTACCTAAAGCTAATGGTAATATCCTTATCGATAATTTGGAACAGGATGTACCAGGTACTAAATACTTTAAAGGCGCAGCATTAAAATTCAAGAATAACAATACTGTAAGGGGTTATATTGAAGGTGAGTCTGGCGGGATGGTAGTAGCTGCATTGCCTGATTCAGGTGCTAGTCCGCATATGCGTATAACAACAAGCGGATGGACTGATCTGCACAATATGCATGGTTTTGTAGTTTACAATACAACTTTAACTACTGATAACAACGATGCTAGACCTTTTATCAATAACGGTGCGGTTCTCAAACCTTCTGTATATGGTTTACAACTTGCTAATACCATGGCAACTAAAGATAGTGATGTTAAATACATCGAAATCGGTACTCTTGCTAACCGTATTTATACTAACGCTAAAACTATGGCTATCGATTCTAACCGTGTTCGTGTGTATAACTCAGGTATTAACGGTAATTCTTGTGCTGTTGAATCAGGTGACCAAGCGATTCATGTTCGTGCAGATGGTTGGTTTGATATTCGCACTAGTCAAGGCATCACATTCCAAAATGACGGTAACTGTTATTTACGTCGTGGAACACGTAATGGTGTTTCAGTGGTTAAAGGTAGCCGTTTTGAAATGGATGACTTCTATATCGTGTCAGATAAACGCCGTAAACACGATATAGAGAAGATTACTAACGCAGTTGATATCATTTCAAGACTAGAGGGTAAAACCTTCAAATTGAACGATTCAGACGTTTCTAGAGCGGGTGTCATCGCACAGGAACTAAAAGAAGTATTACCTCATTTAGTTTCTGAAGATGAAAACGGTTATTTAGCCGTTAACTATCAATCTTTATCAGGTTATTTTATTGAGGCTATTAAAGAACAACAAGCTGAAATAGAAAAACTTAAAGCTAAATATGAAAGCTTAGAAGAAAGATTAAGTAAGTTAGAAAATAAATAATAAACTTGTTCATATATCCCATACCCTAACAGGTATGGGATATATGTTTGATGATTAGATCAACTTTATAAACCTACATTATCTAATTGAGTTAGTATCCACTTTCAATTAACTAAGGAGTTTTAAAAAATGTATAACTTAAAAGTTATTACCCAGAATGAACAAAAAAGCTACATGAGAAGAATCAAAGTAGCATTAAACTTTGGTAAAATGAATCTATCAAAAGTTATTGATCGTATCAATAATCTATTTCCTGAAACGACTGTAACGATCAAAGAAATCAAACATGATCCTTCATCTTACATGTTAAACGACTATATCCCTAACGATGAAATTTATATCGTTATCGATCAACCTGTTTCAGGATATAAAGTAGAGTTGTTAAACATGCTTTTATCGCATCATAAACTCTATGAGGATTTTGATATCGTATTTGATCCAGATAGATTAGAAGAAGATGAAGAAACAACAGATACGTTTACTAAACAATATCTGTTACTTAACCCTACTGAAGGGACAGAGTTGATTGCGGTTACGTTAAAACCAATTAAGCAATTATTTCAAAAAGAATATATCGCTAAAGTATTTAAACATCAAGCAGTAACTTTTACTACCTGTAACGATACTGCTACGTTACTTACTAAAGTTAAAGAGCTTTTTGATAAGTATTTAGAGATGTTTAACACTATAGGAGTTTATAAAGATCTTGATCGATTCTTCAAAACCACCCCTTCATACTTGTTAGATGTTGTCGATGCTAAAGCGAATTTGATTAGCTCATTCCATTTAGCCTTAAAACACCACTGTATGTATCGTGCTGAATTAGATCGTCATAGCGTAAAAACGTATGCGAGTTACTTTACTAAGTTAACAAAAGAATACCCTGAACTTAACGTATTTGTATTTACGTCTATGAAAAGTATCAGAAGTTACGTAGAAGACATGTATTACTTCTTTGGTACAGAAGAAGATAAAGAAGAGGTATTGAAGTTTCTTGAAGATAATAATCGGATGGAACTTATTTTACCTGTTGAAGAAGATCCTAAAGTGGATTATGTTTTAAAATCCACACATTCTGATGAAGAAGGGAAACCAGTAGATCGTATCCGTATCACTTGCTTTAATCAACAAACTAATTTATCTCGTCTCATGAAAGAACTTGATGATGAAGTTTGTGACTACTTAAAGAAACGTAATTAATATTAACAATTATTATCCATAGGGTATATCCCTATGGATATATGTTCACCCTATGGAGGAAAACTAAATGAAAGACATTATCGTACAGTTTAAAACTATAGTAGCACCTGGAGAAACTACTATTATTCCAGAATCATTCTTAACTGCTGTAAAAGGATTACTCAATAATCCTATTAATATTATCCTAACAACCTTGCATGATATCCTACCAGGTAAAACTTTCGATGTTAAATATTTACCAGAAGAAGATACCTGTGTGATTACTTGTAACTCAGAGATTGATTACGAAGCGTATAACATTGTGGCATTCTGTTTAAGAAACATGGGACAGTTACGTTATACTAATGTTAAAGTGATGGGTAAAGATCAATACGTTAACTACTATCCTGAAAACTTCTATCATATTTTCACAAAAGGCAATGTAAAAGTCATGATAGAAATTACGACTGATTTAGCTTCAGATAAACAAAAAGGACTAGTCAAACTTTTAACACAAATTCATCGCACAAATGTAATAGAAGAAGAACTCGCAGGTTCTCAGCCCGTGTATCTCATGTATCGAGTAGTGGGTAAGTTACTGAAGAGCTACTGGAATCAGTTAAACGATAACGTGGTGATCACTAACGATGAACCCCCTAAAGTCAAAGTTACGAAATTCTTCGATATGACGGCTTTAGAAGGATGCTATAATCATCTTAAAACCATTGACAATATCAAATTAGATCTATACGGAAACGTTATCTATCGTGTTTGTGCTGATCAACGTGATATTGAATTGTTACAAAATGTTTTAGATGAATACATCAGTGATCATCCATCTCGTAAAATCGTCTCCTTTAAAGTGAATGCAACTACGGATAGTGAATACGCTTATTCTGTATTCTACTTCGTCGTTGTACCTGATGCAGTCAACTTTAAAGGTATCCATGATATCATCGTTAAACATTGTACTGACAAACGTCGTTACACTAAACAACACAAATTCCATGACCTAACGGATAAGCTAAAAACCACACATTACACTGATGCAACAGATGTACCAAGTGTATTAGCACCTGTTACTATCGTGGAACTTAAAGAAGATAAAGATCATCTTGATGATCTCTTTATCGAACTCAATGAGTTTCTTAACAATTAACTAAGGAGTTAAACAATGAAACAAATTAAAATTACCTGCATCGATACTCAAGGTTACCACCACCTTATTAGTGTTAACACTAACGATGTAGATAGCAAAATCATCTTAGCTACTATTGCAGATCGCTTATCATCCCTTACTCGTTCTAAAGTAAACGTAGTAACTGATAAAGCAGGTGTCATCACCACGTTCAACGTTACTGCTCCAGTAACTGAACTTACGATTAATATCATGAAATACTTCTTCAGTGATCCATTGATTTATCGTAAGTTTAACATCATGGCAACTAATGAACATGCTACAATTGAAGCTGGTTTAAGCTCAGTGTTATTCCGTCACACCCTACGTTTAGAAAACCAAGATGTCGGTTACGCTATCGCCGCTATCTGGGATACCGATGCATGTGATACGACTTTCTTTAAACCTCTCGATAGTAAAGACAGCTATATCCATGTTTTCCAAGATGCCTCTAACCTCTATGAGTTCTTAACTGATCTCATTGGTGAATGTATCGCTACGTATCGTAATGCTCGTTTACGTAACCTACTTAAAACACGTGACTACGAGTCTATCGATCCTGCTTACTTGGAACTTATCGATAAAGGATTAGACTGTATCACTACCTGTACTTTCCCTATCAAACAGAATACCATTTATTCTGGTCATGATAAGAAATACAGCTTTGATGTTTACACTAAAATCTTCCAAGATTATTTAGCTCATCACCAAGATCATGAAATCTATCTTTTCTACAATAAAGATCATTTCTATTTCATCTTCAGTAATCAGTCTAAACACGATCTGATCAAACAACACATTGATCAAGATTACAGTGATAAACTCTTCTTTGCTGGATTAACTCAATATCCTGATCCTATTACTGTACCTGAAAGAAGTAAAGTTGATCCAGGATTAGAAATACCTAACACCTATAGCTGGTTATTCAGCGATAGAGCAGATGTGCATGGTATCCTTAAAGACGTGTTATTAAATACGATCTTAAAAGAATCAGATGAAGTTAAAGTTGATACTGATATTGATCTATCTGGTGTAACACTTTAAAGGGAATATTGAATGTGTAAAGTCATCAAGAAGAAAAGTAATAACACCTATTACGTTAAAACGTCTAAACGTAAAACAAACTTTAATCGACTTGTTTTACAAAAAGTAAAATATAAGGTAAATAGTTTATTCAATACTAATCTATTTAGTTATAAACCTTAATATTAAAATAGTTTTTTCATAATGTAACCTAAAGTTTCAATCTAATAGTCTATACTCTAAAAGGTGTAGGCTATTAGGTTGGCTTTTTTCTTTTACTTTCTTTTTATTAACTTCCTTTATTCTCTGTCATCAGTATCCTTTACTGATCTCTATATCTATTTTATTCATTCTTTTATAGGAGTATACCAATTATGAACCTTTACGTAAGACTATCCGTAGCTTATACCCGTGAATCCATCTTGATCCCTGTATCATCGGATTCTACTCAGTACAATGTATTACTTACTCGTGTTATCCAAACCTTAAAAACACTCCCTGATCATCATATCGATCACGTGTTTCAAGATCAACACCATATCGTTAACTTAAATAATATCATCGATTATGATCTCTATCGCATCCTAGATCACTATCTAAGACATTTAAATATCATATCCGATGTAACCCTTAACTTAAACGATATACAGGCTCTACAAGCTCCTCATCAAGGTTTTAAACACGTATTCCAAAAAGATCAATATAATATCTCAGTGACGATAGATACTCTTAATTTTTACTCTACTATTTCCTTATTAACTTATAATAAAAATACCCATATCGATATCTTATCCTTAGATGATTCTACATCACTCTGGTATAAGGTTAATTATCTATTAGATATCTATATTAACGCATTAAAACCTGATTTATATACCCTTACTGCCCCTATTACCTTTTATCCAGTAGAGGTATATAAAACTATACGTGATCATAACCTAACCCAATACACGATACCACAGGATATCATCCCTTATCGTCTCTATAAATTAGATACACCAAGATATACGAATAACGTTCTCTATCAGTTATTCTTATCTCATCTTTCAAAATATCTTGATACGTATCAAGATTATAAACTGATTACGATAGAGTATAATCAAAGTTATTATTTCTTCATCATCCACCAGGATAAACAAGATACCTTAACCCTTTTAAAAACTATTACTACACTTTTAAAAGATAATCAAATCACTTGTCATAATCTTTTTACTCGTTATCTTTATCAGAAGGATATAGCAGGTAATACTTATCTTTCTGATAAATTAGATGAAATCAATACTCAAGATAATAATATTTATAGCTTTATTATCAGCTATGATGAAAATCATCTTAATGAATTCTTTAGTAAGTTGATTACACTCATCTGACATATATCCTTTCACTATAGTCTAATATCTTTTATAGGTATTAGACTATATGTTTCTTTTCTCTATTTGTTTTTATTTATAGATTATTCTATTATAATTATACATTACTATACATTCAATTTACATAGGGAATATTCAGTTAAATTAAATATATCTTATTTACATAAAGTTTATTACTTTATTACTTAATATATCCTATTCAATTTACATAGGGCGCCCCCTTCGGCCCTCGCCACCCCGCCCATAAGAGATAGACCCTTATGAACAAAGATATTGATGCAATACTGCATCTTATAAGATAGACAGATAAAATTAAACTTATAATTAAGTTTAATAAGTAAAACAGGTATGAGACAGCCTCAATGTTATGTCGGCAGTAAAAGTTACATTATTGTCGATATTTTATTAAGTTTATTTAAAGAATGAGGTATATAGAATGGCTTTTAATATTACATTAAATAAAAAGTTAAACGTTACTAGTAGAGAGACTTTTAGCACTAAAGTACAATCTGATCCATCACTTAAACAAAAACTTTTAGATAAAGGTTTAATTAACGAAAATATTAACGAGCTTGTAGGTATTGATGATAGTCATCCAATTACTAAAAAAGGCACTGCTTGGAATGTCAATTATGAACTATATGAAATCGTTATTAACGCTATTAAAGCAGCTAACCCTAGCATGAGTGAAGTTGACTTTACTGATTTTAGTTTCAACCGTAGTAATGACAGTAAAGTAAATATTACATCGAAATCAAAAGGTGAAAAACTAGAACCAGTTATCGAAATGAAAATTTCTCCAGTAGCTGAAATTTCTAGACGTTATAATGAAGATAGTAAGCTATTCAAATTTAACTTAACTGCTCCTGATTTTAATGCAGTAGTAGCTGAAGCTATTACTATTGAAAACATGAGTGAGTTAACCTGGGATGACTACGATAAAGTTAATAAAGTATTAAACGATTTCTGTAATCGTAGTTCTACAGTTGTTGTAAGCAGTCGAGCAGAAAATGAAAATAGTAAATATTTACATTTGCTTTATACAGCAGGTAATGGCTATTTTGATGTAGGTCATTTATTCTCTATCGATATGGATTATAATAATGAACTACATGGTATCCCAGTGTTATCATTCCATTTCACTCGTGCAGAAGTTGAAAATAAAGAAACTATCGTATTAACAAACCCTAATATTAACGTTGATAAAGATCCTCTTTTAAAAGATAGTCTTTAATAAACAATCGTTAATCTTTAATTAAACATATAGGTAATAAAAATATATGGCATTTAGTATAACTGTATCTAAGAAAGTAGCAAAAACAGGTTTTAGAAATACTTTAATCGAAGCTGTTAAAGATGCTAATCCTAGTTTAAGCGATTTAAACTTTGGTGATTTTGATTTCAGATGCAAAATTAACGAATATCAAGCTTCAGCTGTTAAAAGACAGATCGACCGTCGTGCCGCTGGTTTTTCAGAAGGTATGGTTGTTAAACCTAAGGTTGAAATGTTTATTAAGTTCGATAACGAAATAAAACGTAAATATACCGAAAATAGTCACTCAACAGTGTTTAATATAAATGGGCCGGATGCCGATGCGTTTATTAAAAAACACGTTACCGTTGAAAATCTAAGTGAATTAACTTGGGATGATTATGATACCGTTTTAAATGAATTGAAGAAATTCACTAATGATGGTGATGAAATATCGGGACAAGTTATTGGGTATAGAGCGAAAACAGAAAATCCTAATAGCAAATATCTTTATCTTGGTGTTAATACCGCTCATGGTGTAGGTAACCAGTGGCAAGATGTACCATCTGCTTTATTGTCTTATAGATATGAAAATGATAAAATAGACGAGAACTTTAAAGCGGTTTTCACATTCCACTTTACTCGCGCTGATGTTGAAGATAAACGTGACTTACGAATCGATAACAACAACTTAACGGTTGGCGAAAACGGTATGGCCGTAAACCTTTAGTCTTTTAGAGATATACTAATCTTTAATATACTTTAATGTACTTCCTACACCCTTCTTGGGTGTAGGATTTATGTTTGTTCTATAAACTTATACTTCGCTATAATTCAATATGAATAATATACATTTTATTATATAGGGGTATAAACGTGTATAAACAGAATAAATTTAAACGTAATAAAGATGTCGTTATGCTAGAACAGATATTAGCTAAAATATTCGATAACGGTACAACACATTTTTATACTACTTGCCATACTACTAACCCTAATATCGAATATTGTTACAATATCCAATATAGGGAAGAAGTCTTTTATCTAAAAGAAAATACTCGTATCAATGAAATCTATACTTACTTTTATAGAATGATGCAATATAGAAAATTTTCTGATAATCGTATTACTGTTTTAGTTAAGAATAACAGACGTAACTTTACTCGTTATTTCTACGTTAATGATAGAAACGCAGAAAAACTATTAAAGTATATCAGAGGTGTCATGGATCTTACAGGGAAGAAATATATTCCTTATCGTATATATCCTGACGCTGAACCTAAAGTAGCAGACGACATGTATTGCGGTATCATAACGACTTAACCAATAAAAGGAAATTAACAATGAAACAAGAAGAACTTGCTACTAAACGATGGATAGATGCAGTAAACAATGATGATGCAGTTTATGAAACATTTAAACTAATATTATCAGATGAACTCATTAAACGTATACCGGCATTTAAAGACAACCATAACTTTATTTTAGTATCGGTAACAGGTAGTCATAACTACGGCACTGCTCATAAAGATTCAGATGTCGATTTAAGAGTAGTATATACTGAATCTTTACGTGTTAACTTATCTATCGATAAACCTACTAGATTAAATTTCCATATCCAGACAGAACTTAACTTCTACGATGATATTATTCCGCTGGATATCCAGTTTATTCATATTTCTACTTTCTTAAAACAGTTAAGTAAAAGTAGTTATACTGCTTTAGAAACCTTAACGAGTAATTATGTTTTTGATTCGTGGTTTGAAGATTATGAAATTAAAGAAATCTTAAAGCATTATAATCTCGATGTGGTAAGAAGTAATGTAGTGAGTATTATTAGAAACAATAAAGCTAATGAAACTAAAGCTTCTGTAAATAGAAGAATTAAAGATCATTTACTGTTATTATCTGCTCTTGATAAACCCACTATATTGCTTCTATTAGAACACTATCGTTTCTGGGATTCACAATGGGGTATGAATATAACTGAAACTCAATTTGACGAATTATTAAACTTTAAAGTCGATTCCATTAAACTCACTGAAGAATACGTTACTTTACTCAATAGTTATTATTTCAGAGCTGCTAAGTAAACGCCTTATACTTGTTGGTATGCCTTTTTAAACTATATAATCTTGGAGGATTAATACAAGCATATGGCAAATTACAAAGAGTATACTTACGATTTAATCTTAGGTCGTTTATTGAAAGATGAAGGTGGTTATGCCAATAACCCTAATGATAGAGGCGGTGAAACTAACTTTGGTATCACTAAAGACACGGCTCGTGCTAATGGTTATAACGGCAGAATGATCGATATGAAGATTGAAGATGCTAAAAACATCTACAAGAGCCAATATTGGAATAAAGTAAGAGGTGATGATCTCTTAAACATTAATCCATGTTTAGCTGATTGGATGTTTAACTTTGGTGTGAATGCCGGTACAGGTCGTGCGGTTAAGTTCTTACAAAGAGCATTGAATCTTTTAAATAACCGTCAAGTAGACTATGCTGATATTGCAGTGGATGGTGCTTTGGGTAACGGTACATTACGTTCATTACAAGCTTATGTGAATAAACGTGGTGAAGAAGGTGTTAAAAACCTTGTAGTCGCTTTAGTCGCTTCTCAGATTGCTTTCTATTTAGATCTATCTGAAAAGAACCAAACCCAAGAAGTGTTTACTAACGGATGGTTAAGCCGTGCAGCGACCAACCTTAGAAAATACGTAAAAGCTATGGATAATTAATTGGCGTTGTATATCCTATACCTATAAGGTATAGGATATATGTTTGATCAATATCGTATCTTACTTATAAACTTATATTATCTATTTGAACTAAGTTGTGTAAACAACCTATTAACCAACGAATAAGGAGTACTCTATGAACAACGAACAAAAGAAATCTATTTATGAAGCTTTTGAACCACCTATCTCTCACATAGATCCAAAAGCAGATAAAGATACCCTTAAAGATGAATACTTTAAACGCACATTATCGAATTATACATCCGATAAAGAAATCCTAAATAAAGCATTTAAACTATTTAAAGAGATAGAACTTATTGAAATTAAACCTAATACGTTATATAACTTTAAAACCGAGTATCTAGTTGAAACTGCAGCTAACATGCTGGTTGTAGATACTTTAGCTAAACTTCATGGTTTCAACGTTATTGGACTTTATTATAATTCAAAATACTATTTTGTATTTTTAAATGACAGTAAAGAATACAGTAATTTAGTTGGTGAACTAAATAAATTGTCATGTACTACACGTATAGAAAAACGCAATTCGTATATGACCGAATTTAATACCGAATTTGAAACTATGGATAATTTCATCGAGTTAATGAAACTTATTAACCCTGGCCTTACCACCAGTATCGAAATCAAAACAGCATAAGGAAGAAACCATGAACAATCAATTACATTTAGCACTTTCAATCGAAGATGAATTCGGTACCACTTCAAATATTGAATATTGTACTTTTGAAAATCTGTTAGAACAACGATTAAAATATATCGTTGAAAATATTAATGACTTTAGCAATATCATCGTGAATCGTTTAGATGACAATAACGTTATCTTTATTTCATTTATTTTAAATGAAGAAGGGGCAAATAACTGGAACCCATTAAGATACATTTATTTCCGTGATGATGTTGATTTAACATTGTTCTACAAAAATCTACGTAAATACGTAGAAGAAGCGATCAAAGGTAAAACCTCTAACGTACCAGCATTAACATTCTTATCGGAGGTATAATCATGTTATTCATGAGCAGAATAGAAGATATCGATGCGATTATTTCTGTTCCTTATAACTCTGATATAGACGTCTTTAATCAAGTTGTAAATCAAATCCATAAAGTAGATACGGAACTGACTAGAATGTGGAATTATTACACGATACTCGCTATATACGGTAAATGTGCGGAACGCATGAATACCCATTATGGCTCACGTAGTGTAAAGAATATAAACCACTGGCGTGTGGTTTTTGATAAGTGTAAGAAAATACTTGAGAATGCGGGTATTATCTTACCTTATAGTGCACATCCTAACGATGATAAGGATACGAATAATATTGCGATCTATCGTGTTCCTGTCTTTAACGATAAGTCTACTTTTCATTTTACTGATACTATCTTTAAAAGAGCAGATATGGTGCGTATTGTTTACAACAATAAAGCGTATGCCGATATCAGTGTTTATGGTAAAACCTTAGCCGAGTTTTCTAAAGAACTCGATGTTGAAATCTATAAGATCGTTAAAGCTATCGCTCAGAGTAATGCGTACGGTAAACATGGTGTTTATCGTAATCAGATATTATCGTTAAACGTTTTAAAATGTGTTAACGATCATCTTGGTGAACGTCAAGCTTTAGTAACCAGTGTCAATTATCATGTTGCTGATTTATTCGCGGCGTATAATGTATACGAATATGCTGACTCTTATCATGCCAATGAAGTCAAAAATTAAAATATGGAGCAACCCTAATGTCAAATGAAAACATCTTTTTAAATGTATTAACCATCACTTCAGAACGTCCTGAAACAATCAATGATATTCTGGATAAATACGTCCACGCTGAAAACGATGATGAATATCTACTCGATATTGATTCATTACTCATGCGTGAAGAAAATCAAAAAATTACACCAGAATTAGTTCGTGCTGTTAATCTATTTAACGATATTCAATTTATGGCAAGTGCTGACTTTAATGATCTAGCACACGATCTAGCTAAATCTCACATTGAAAGCATTACAGATCGTTTCTGGCAAATCGATAAAACGTTAACTAACGAAGTATTCGCCTCTGTACCGGGTAATTCAGCTTATGAAAAATTCTATTGGTTATTTACCAATAAATACAATAATGACGTTGAATATAATTGTCGTACTACAGGATTTGATATCCATGGTGTAAATGCTATCTTGAATTTCCCTGATTTACTTTATAAGTTATCTAAAGTCGTATTCAGTGAATATAAAGATGAATTATCCTTTATTCCTTTAACTAAAGAAGAACTTGTTAAAGAAGAACAAGTTTGGGTTCGTAATAATGACAATAGCTTCATTATCACTGTGCCGACTAAGTTTGGTCCTTGCCTTGAAGTGGTTGAACAATTAAATAACCTTTACGACGATATTAACATTAATGTTGTGTTTGGTAATGGTGATATTCGAGGAGAAATTACCGTAAATGAATACGGTGAAATCTTCTTAGAAAATAAAGAACCTACAATCTCTAAAGCATTTTATTTATTAGATGCTTTAGGTCTGTTTGAATCACAAAGTGAGAAACTTGGCTGGACGACTATCCATGCTGAAGAAGCAGGATTATTGGACAGAGTAGATGAATAAAAGGGAAAAGAGAAATGAGCGGTTTATGCTTAAGTTTTTATAATGAACTTGGTCAGGCAGCGATCAATGTAGTAAACTTCGGTACGACAGATATCGGAGATTACGAAAATCGTGTATTAGAGTTTATAGAAGACGATAAAGATGTGCGTTATGTGGTAGATGGTACTGAAGAAAATACCATTATCCATATCTTCGCTAGAAACTATAGTTGTTGCCATCACGTTAAAGAAGTCTATACTGATATCTTTAATAAGTTTAATCACTTAATTAAAGAAAACTATCAACGTGATCAATTAGTTAATGCAACAGTGTTAAGTTCACCATTAGGTAACTTAGAAGATCATTACGATGAATTGTATACGTTGTTCAAAGATACCTTCGATAAATCAGGTGACTACAAAATGTTTATTACAACATTTGAGAGTAAATATTATCAAGCATACTTTAATAGTATCTTTACGCTTGAAATCTCTGATAAACTTGGTGAAGCAGATAGTTGTCGTTATGATTTTAATACGGGTTATATCCGTATCGATGGGCTTAGCCCAGATATGATTGCATTAACGGGTGTATTTATTGGCACACTATTAGGGATGGTAGAATGTACTTGTCCTAATGAATTAGACCACAAGTATGAACATCCTAAAACCGATGAAGTGGTTTACATGGAAAAAGATAAACTCTATTTCATGAATGCTACAGATGTACAGGGATTACGTTATTTTGAAACATCAGTGTTACATCACAAATGTCAATACATCATTGTGAAAACCAAAGATGAAAAAGATAACGAAACGGCTTATCTTTATTTAACAGATAACTTAAATAAAGAAGGCGTAAAAGAAGGATTAGATAATGTTCTTAATCTTCAATTTAAGAATACCATCGTTAAGAATGATATCTATGTTGAAGATATTGAGGGCAATCGTCTAAATGGTATCAGTTATATCTTTACTGATAATAAGACTACCGAAAAGGATGTACGGATCTTCTTCGGTAAAGTCGTAGAAACTTTACTTTAACTTAACTTAATAAGGAGTATTAAATGAGTGATCCAATCGTAGATGAAGTTGAACAAGCTTATCGTGAACTTCACCCACCTAAAGACGATGATTAGTATCGCATGAAGCAGTATACGTTTTTCATCAATTTAAATAGTTTCCCGATTTATCAGGAAACTGTTTTATCCGATAAACTTACTGAAGATGACCTCAAAGATATTTATAGTGGATATCTTGCTAAACTTGAACGTATAGTAAGATACTTCTGTGTGTCTAGAGGTTGCGATCCGTTTAGTTTACTTACTGTAAAGAATATTTTCTTTAATATACATGAAACGAATGCTACCGGTACTGTAGAAGTAAATATACATGAACGGTTAGATAAAGTCATGTTAAATGAGTTAGCTAAACTTATTGCTAAACAAATACAATGATCGAACATATATCCTACACCCAAAAGGTGTAGGATATATGACGAATCAAATAAAATTATTTTTTTCGTTTTAAAACCGGATTAACTGTCGATTATTGTTCGCCAGAAGTAACTTCAGAGCTACCAGATTCAGTATGAGCTGCTGCTTCTTCACGGTGTTCTTCAGCTGCTACTGGAGCTGCTGGTTGGCCACCTTCTGCTGGAGCTGGAGCCGCTACTGGTTCAACTAAATCTTGAACAGTAACTGTTAATGTGCGGTTAGTGATCAATTTCGCAACGTCGATAGCCACGTCAGCGAAAGCGATTTCAAATGATGCACCTTGGAATAAACAAGTAGCTAAAGTATTGTCAGCTGCTTTGAACGAGAAGTTAGAAGCAGTAGCAACTGGAGTTACTGTTAATTTTTGGCTTTGTTCATCATAAGTTGCTTGTAAACCTGCAGGAAGTGCTGCTTTAACTGCATCTAAACGGTCTTCTTCGTAAACGCGAGCGAAACCAAGAACGTCAACCATTAAAGATGAGAAGTCTAAAGCAGAGTAGTCTAACACTAACTCTTCAGAGATGATATAGCGTTTAGCTTGTTCTTCATCTAGAGTGATAGTTAACTTACGTTCAGCAGCGTTTACAGCTACGTTAAGTTCTTCAAAAACTTCGTCTTCTACTGTGTTACCAGCGGCACGGATAGCTGCTTTAACCACAGCGCTAGCTAATTTGAAAGTACGTTGTTTAGGAATAGCTGGATTTACGAAATCAGCTGCGTTTAAACCAAGACTTTCTAGTGATACATATACATCGTTAGCTGCCATTTAAATTTTACCTCTATTTAATTTATAAGAATAAATAACGTGACTACGGTCGGTAGTCACATATTATTTAGTTTTCTTCTTTTTCGAAAATGTTAGTTAAAGTACGTTTTACGAAAAGAGGAGCGATATCGATAAGTGGTTTCTCATCTTTTTTCGGATCTTCTTTAGGCTCTTCGATATCTTCTTTAATCGTATCTGGAGCAGTAAACGTAAATGTAACTGGTGTGTGGAACACATAGTTTAAATCAGATTTAACAAATGTGTCATCGTTTAAAGCAATTGTTCTTAATGGAACAGAATCGCTAGAACGTACACCAAAGTTGAATTCAGCTTTAGCTACACCAATTTCAGAAGCGATATCACCTACAGTAACAGTGAATGTACCCACTTCTTCTAATAATTTCACTAAATCATCGTATTGTGCTTTAGGTAATACGCGATCAGTAAAACCTAATTCAGTTAAAGCTTCATTAGTATCTACACGTGAGAACTGATAAACTTTAGTAGATTCTAAACGATAACGCACTTTACTATCTTGCTTAACACTTACTTCAACAGGTAAAATAAGTTCTTTGCCGATAGCTGGTAATGATGCTTTAAGATGATTAAAATCTACATCTTTAAGTTTTTCATTATTTTTAATAAGACAATTACGAATCATGGAGCTTACTGCTTTCATTTTGGTAATTGCTTTTTCTTTAGGTAAGGTAACGGACATGTCTTTCTATTTCCCTTTTTTTTAATATTAATTTATACACATGTATGCTCTTATATAAGAGCATAACATTTTCGAACAAACATATATACAGCTACTGTAAGTAGCTGTATATAAACGTTAAATATTAAACAAAGTTAATCGTAATGTTATCGAAAGTAATATTATCGGTAGAACTTGCTTGATTAGTAGTTGTTACAGTAATGTATTCCATTTCCCCGTCTGCTTTATTAGTAACAGCAAAATTGATATTACCTTTTGCTTTAGGATATGGGAATGGAATGACATTAGTCACACCTTCACCTATACTACGCGTTTTCTTAATAGTAAAACTATATGTTGTATTTGAGTTTAAGTTAATCAAGTATTTATTATTTACCGTTTTAATCACTTCGAAGTTATCTTCATAATAACCTTTATCCCATTTCTTCGTTATATAATAACCGATTTGTTCTTCGTTACTATCCTTTAACACCATTTTTGGATTAATGACCTCAGAATAAACGATTTCTTGAGATTTAGTATATAAGTTAGTAGGGATACCACTTATCACGTAATCATCGGTATTAGTGACTAATTGATAAAGTGTTTTAGTCGTAAATATAAAAGATTGCCATACACAGTTATCACCACGTGGTCTACACAATAATAACGCTGCTCTAGCATCACCTTTAAAGGTAACAACACCATCTTCTAAAGTAAAGTTATCTGATAACGCATTAAAAACTAATTCAGCATTAGCATCTAAATTATTGATAGGATATAATGGAAAGTTTTCAGCGAAAACTTTAGCACCACCAGGAGCATAGTTAAAATATTTACCATCAATCATTCTCTTTATAAATGTCTTATCACTAAACAATTCTTCACTCAATGGGAGTCTAGATAAGTACATACTTTCACTCAGTTCATTAATTATAGCGAACGGTATGAACGTTATATTATTCTCATTAATTTCTCGATTATATTTAATATAACCAATCGTGTGACGTATTCTTAACTGATCAGGTTTAATATATTTAACATATACCGTACTAAAGTTTTCTAGTTTAACTTTAAAGTTATTAACGGTTTTAGCGTTAATAATATTAAGTCTACTTATTAAAGCATTGGTATCAACAGTTAATCGACCATTAATATTGGCAGTTTTTACTGCGGCATATTGTTTCCCACCATCAGGACTTTTAGCAATGATCATCGGACAGTTTACACTTGCCACGTAGTTATTGTCGACTACAGTATTAGCAGTTAAGAATAAACTTGCTTGGTTATTAGTGGTATCTAAATCGTATTCTGTATTTACAGTAACTTGACCACCAAGTTGATACGTACCGAATGTTCTAGGTGTTAACGTGAAAGTAACGGTAAAAGTACCCCCTTTCTGTAAACCATAGACTTCGTATTGTGTATCACTTACCTTAACAAATCGAGTACCGTTTTGGAGAGTTTGTTGAAAGTCACTAAGTACGTATGGAGTTTTATAATTTTGTTGAGGTAGAATAATCGTTAATATCGCTTTTTCGTTAGTTGCTAAACCACTGTTAGTTACGATATATTTAACATGGAATGGACTATCTACATCTACAGATACTTTACTACTACTGATTTTAACACCGATATCTTGGAATAAGTTTTCAGGAGCCACCATCTGATAACAGTTACCATCCGCATCTCTAGCAAGTACACTCGTGCCTTTACTGAATCCCTTTTTAGGTAAATCAGCAAAATCTTGACAAAGGCTACGTACTCGTTCCATACGAGTTTTTAATTCTTCTAATTGCCCGGTTAAACCCGTTGTAGTATCATTTATATTTCTGATAGCATCATCAAGATTTTTATTAGCCGCATTAAACTTAGCATCAGTATAAGCTTTAGAATCTCTAAGTATCGTAGTATCTAACGTATTTACTCTATCTTTTAAAGTATCAACCGTATCGGTTAATGCTTTTAAATTAGTTACATCTGCAGTTAATTGATCTACTTTACCTTTTAACCCGTTATAGCTTTGAGCCAGACTATTTAAATCAGATATGATACCATTTTGGATCTCTGATTTTACTTTAGCAGCAGCTTTAGTAATTTTAGAATCGATACTATCTAATTTAGATAAGAGTTCTTCAGCATCACCTAATGCTGCAATAAAATCATTAAGCGTTCTAACTGCTACTTTTAATTGACTAAGTTCAGCATTATTAGAAATAGCGCTTGCAACTAACTTATCTAAAGTTGCGAATCGTGTAGTAATTAACTCTTCAGTATTACGTTTGATCTGAAGGATACGTTCATAAACTAAACGCATTTCACGACTACGCACACGTGTTACAGCAGAAGTTAATTCACTGATCTTATAAGGTAATACATCCCAACCGTAAGTATCGTTGATATCATGATAGTGATCCATAGGCGCATAGAGCTCTGGTTTATCTAAGATATCATCCCATCTTTGTTTACGTGGGTCTACAAGTAAGATGTTAATATAATCTTGTACAGTTTCCCATACACCGATAAAAATACCCCCTACCACTTGGTAAGACATTCTTACTTCACCATCGATATGGTCTTTAAATACTACTAGAACGTTTACAGGTTTACCTGTTTCTTCCGTTGCTTGTTGATAGAAACCTGCTAATTCGTAATCACGATTTAACTGTAAGGTTTCTTGTCCTTTTCTAATAACCAGTGTATCAGCGTAGAAAGCACCTTTACTGGCAGCGACTACTTTGCCACCGTTGGGTGGGATTACCTTTACATCATCAGGGATATAGTTACCTTTATCCTGAGCAGTGTTATCGTAAGGGTAAATCATCTTTAATGCAGGAATAATATTTTTATTCATTAATTATTACCTCTTAAACTTAAAGTTTCTACTCTTTGTTCCAACTGTCTTAATCTATCTTCTAATCTAACGATAGTAGCATTTAATCTTGCATCTCTACGAATCGTTTCATCGTTAAGCACACTAAAGTTATTATCGATAGTTTCAGCTAATTTAGATAGATCTACTCTTAACTTATCTACACTGACTTTATTAGGTGTATAATAGTTATCGATAATATTTCTACCTAATTCTGCAATATCTGCTTTTAAACCCGTTTTAGCTGATTCTAAGAATCCCGATAAGCTGGAAACCTCTCTAGTAATTCTATCATCAAATGTGCTTACTTTATCAGAAAGTTTATTGACTTTATTTGTTACTTCAGTATTGTCTGCTTTAAGTTTATTAGTAACTGTAGTGACCATTGTTTCTACAGTATCGTTTTCATTCGCTTTAAGTTGGTTTACGGTAGCACTTAAAACAGCATTACTATTAATTAACTCCTCTACTTTAAGCGATAAGCTAGTAATGCTAGCATTAGTAACAGTTAATTTTTCAGTAAAGGCTCCTTTACTTTTATTTAAATCAGTCACTAAGTTAGCGATTAAAGCATCGTATTTCTGATCGAATAATGTTTCGATCTGCATGAGAGTAATAGAAGAATTACCGTTATTCGCTTTAATAGTTTCTAATATTAAATTTAATTCGTGTTTATACGTATCGATACTATTAAGATTTTGTTCAACGTATTTTTTAAGTTTTAAGAAACGATCATATACCGATTTAAGTTTTAAAACTGATGAATTAGCAACGACTTCTTTTAAAGCGTATACCGCTTGCACTAAAGCTTGTATGCCGTAGATATCGGCTGCTCTATGTAAATGACGAGTAGGAATAAATGCAGTAGGGATTTCTAACACCTCATCCCAAAACACATTTCGTGTTTCGTTGATACTCATCTTGTGGATATGGGTATCCATTTCAGTATATCTAGTTTGGTATTCACCCCCTACCGCTTGGTAGGTTAAGGTAATCTTACCTATTAGATTATTGTTCTTAATTTGAATAGCTACAGATACGGGATTACCTAACTTCGTAGTAGCATCTTGCCAGAAAAAACAATACACGTAATCTTTATTAAGAGTTAGTACTTTGGTACCTTGTTTTACGACTAAGCTCTTATTATAAAATGCGCCGTTCCGAGTGAAGCAAATATCCCCACCTTCTCCGCTTAATACATGTATCTCTTCTTTTACAAGATTCTCACTACTGTTAGCCGTAGTATCTAACTTATAGCGTTTTAACATGTTCATATTTTTTACCTTTATATTTGCAAATATATAAGTTATTTTACGTAAATAACATACGATAACCATGTATGAAATCGTATGTCTAGACCATCGATGGAGAAAAGAATAAAATGGCAGAAATAAAACCAAGCGATCTGACGCTGACGTCGAATTATGTCGCGCTTGAACCTGGCAATTATCCAGCCAGGACAGATCTTACAAAACACAAAGGTACAAACCTCACTGAAGCAGAAGCTTTAGATTTTAAATTAAATATACCACTTGGTGTAGGTAATAGTAATTCTGTTATCTACATCTATCAACAAGGCACAATAGAAATCATTGGTGAAGTTTATTGTTGGAATAAATTAGTCAAACCAGGTATCTATAGCCGATATGAAAAATTACGTTATCTCACAGAAGAAGTAATTTCTGATAGAGATAAAGATAACGTTTACAAACATCATGCAAGTTACAATAAAACAATACGTGTTCCTAATAGCTTCATTAATAAAAGAAATAACACGGATAATGATGGATGGCAACTAAGATATAACTACGTTAGTTTTGATGACCAGATTGTTAAAGCTGAAGGTGGTAAAAGCTACCCTATTCCAATCTTTAATGGTAAACTAACGATTTATCCAGATGGTACTTTTAAAACAGAAAACATTGTCATTAAAAGTGATGATACTAAAATTGTTGATCCGTATGGTTATATTGCGGATAGTAAAAACTATGGTAGTATTACCACGTATTACGACGATGTCACTAAGGATGATGTTAATCCTCGTAATGTTTATCGATTGATTTCTGAAAATGAAGATGGTAGTGTAACTTACGGTGCGATAGAAGCTAACCAAGATCTTACCCCTACTTCTTTCCCTAAATTACCTTTAGGGATTATTCCTGTCAATGACGGTAAAGTAACCGTAAACACTAACGGTACTATAGATATTTCTGGTACAGTAATCACCAGTACAGGTTATAAAATAAACGGTACTCATTTTAGATATATCGATCTTGTTAACAATGTAGATGGCGTATTGAAATTTAATGAAGACATGTTAGATAAGAGTGGTGTATATAACCCTACTTTTACTCACATTAGTTCTACTGGATTAGAGTATAATAAAATTATATCAGTAGCTAACGGTGAAGTTGATATTTATCGTTATCATACTGAGAATGATACTTATAATAGCGTTAAAACCTTAAATGGATTTAGTACCACCTTTACACCAATGAAAGGTTGGAATACATTTGTTAAAGGTACTGAAGGTATTCCTTTTAATGATATCTGGGATTATATTAGTGCTGTAGATAATAATAACAATCCTGTTACTATTGATAAAAATCATTATCCTTGGGTAGCGAAAGGTATCTTTAATATTAACGATAGATTTATCTATCCTCATTTAAGATATAGCCCTGATGAAATTATAGATGTTTACGCTACAGTAGATCATACTTTATTCTGGAACCCAGATAACTTAGTAAGTTATCAATTTATTAACTCGAGTGTTGATATTCCTAATAAAGCTTCTGAAACAAAATTATATCAAACTTTCCCTACTTTAACCGATGTAAGTACAATCGAATTACCAGAAGGTTATAACTTTATACCTTATACTACTTCGAATGATTCGAATGTTCCTGAAAGTAAAATTATTATTACTGAAGAGGATGGTCAAAAGTATATCACTGTAACAGGTAAAGTTATCTGGAAAAGAAAAGAAGAATATTTCACTTTAAATCCAGGTAAAGTAAAATTAGATTATACATGGCCTGTAGTCGTAGAAGATGAACAAGGACACTTTAATAAACTCTATACGGTTAATGGTTATTTTAACAGTAAAGTCGTATTTAAAGATCCTAACGACCCTAATAGCGTTTATACCATTGACGGTATCAGAACCAGAACAGATGGCTTATTTAGTTTAATCAAAAGAAACATTACTCATTATCTAACCGATTATGAGAAAATGATTATCGATAATACCGGTAAACACTTTAAAGATTATATCACAGGTAAAGGGTATAAACTTATTGAGAAAACTTTCTTTTATTTAAATACTGAATTTACCAATAAACACACTGATATCGTATTAAACTATTTTTCTTTAAGATATCACAACTATTTACCTTGGTTCTTTGAATCCAGTAAGTTATTTGTTGAAAATAGAAATAATACGGATATTAATCAAGCACATCGTTTCTTCTATCAGGATAGAGGTAAAAACGAATTAACACTTTATCGTGATGCGATTTTCAATATTAAATCATCTACTCGAACTGAATCTGATTGGTATATTTTAAAAGCCAATAGAGGAGTTTATAGTAAAGTTAATCTAGAAGGATTAAGTTTAATTAAAACAAGAGATCCTCAATACGGTAATTCAACTTTAGAAGGGTATGCGCCTTTTGGTAACTTTAGTTACTCTAATAAACACAGTGTAGGTAAATATCGTGCAAACGATGATGGTGTATTATTTAATAACACCTTCGTGTTTAATCACACGAATAATAAACACGTGTTAACAGATGGCCCAGTCCAAATAACGTTGTCAAGAGGTATGCGTGAAGAGGTAACGGTATTCTATCGTACTTCTGAAGATACTCAAGATTTTCCTAGACATGTTACTCGTAAACAAGGTGAAGGGGATTTAATTGATTTAGATATTACTTTAGATAATCGATATGGTTGGATAGATGTTTGGCTAGATGATCCATATGGTGAAGAACACGATTTAACCATCAAACGTTTACGTTTACGTAAAGATAGAACCAATGCGGCTATTGAAATAACGTATCCTCCTAAAACAGAGATTTCTACAAGAACACCATCTATCGTTGGTAAAGGTGAACAAGGTGCTCCTTTCGTTATCTATAAACACGGTGAAGAAAATAATGTTCTTTATAGTGGAACGGTAAATGAAAATGGTGTTTGGAAATTCACTGGTTTAAGTACGTTACAAGCAAATCAAATTTATACGATTAAACAAACTGATGATTTTGGTGGTGTAACTTACGAAAGTTTTACAGTATTACCTCATCGTTTACGGAATGGTGATAAAATTACTATCACTGATTTAATGGGTAGTGATCAAACTGAGTACGTTATCCCTATAAATATCAAACGAGGGGTATGGAACGATTATAACATCGAAAGTAGTATCAGTTTCTTAGATGATGGTACTGACCAAAGTTATAAAATAACCGGTATCGTATTAGATAGATTAGGTAACATTTATCCTGAAGGTATTTATAGACTAGGTACAAAACCAACAGGTATCTATAAATCAAATATTATCGGCACTACGGCAGCAGTGAGAGATCTTGTATTAAAAAATCCTCAAACGGTTGATGGAGGGGTAAGCAAATATGTATTTAATACTGAACAGAGTTTTGATGCTACAGCTTTTGAAAGTATTAATAATATCCGTGTTATCAATACAACAGCTGCTAAGAAAGTAGAAAAATGGTTAACGATATCTAACTGGGAAACTGAACTACGTAATCACCTAAATGGGATGACACAAATTGAGTTCAATAATCAATATCCTAGAATAGCAGGTGTAGATAAGGATGCAATTTTAAAACACTTTACTGAAAGACTAGGTTCAACTAACGGTGAGGGATATATCGGAAGATATAGAAATGCTGTTACTATAGAGACTAGAGAGTTATCTGCTTATACTATCGAAACACCACAAGGTAACGTATACGTATATCAAAACGCTAACTATAAAAAGCTTACTTCTGTTCAAATTGACCATAGTAGAGGTGCAGCAACTAACTATCGTTTTGAAGGTTATACACCAGTACAGTTATTAAGTACGTTAGATAAAAGACGTCCTTGGTTTATGGGTGAAGAGAATTCTACTACAGGTGCTGTAGTGACTTCTGCTAAAAATCCAACTAAACAGTTCTATGACCTAAGTTTACGATATCCAAGTAAACAAACTACCGAATATAAAGGTGTTCGCCTTAATCTTCCTGCAGATGATAAATTCTCATTTAAAGGTAAAAATATTTGGTTGCCTGTAGTTGTAGAAAGAAATAAACCTGTTAATATCGGGTTATATACTTTATATAACTGGGATAGAATATACGATAACCATGAATGTAATGCTGACGATAATGCAGTTATTCGATATCTTGTAGATTTTAGTTATACATTAACTAAAAATTATCCTGATACTAAAGAAATGAGCGAAGTTGTATTAGATAACTGGGTAAATAGAGGGGCAGATCCTCGTATGTTTACTTTTGATAAGCATGCGACAGGTAAAGTTAAGTATCATGAAAATGGTGTAGATGTAACGATAGAAGGAAGAGTAAGAGTAAACGGTAAGTACACAAGGAATAAAACACAAAGTTTATTCCCTAAGAATAACGTAGAATTTATTTCTTTCTGTCCTAACGCTTATTTGATTCATCCTGATTTCCCTGATAGTAGTGTTACGTTAAACGATGATGATAGCATTGTTATTACTGGTAATGTGTTGTATAGAAATGTCGATGAGAATTGTCAGTTTGTGGATGCTGAAGATAGTGATAAACTAGAACATCGTCTAGTATCGGTAGAGATATTTGCTCAAGGTACAGAAGCGTTTAATAACGAATTAGAGTCTTTATCGGGATCACAAAAAGGTTTCGCGCTTAACCATATCTTTAAGGTAACTATAGACGATATTGATCCAGAGTTTAAAGATTTTGTCTTTTTAGATATAACTAAATATTTTTCGTTATATGCTCCAGATGAAGGTACTATAAGTTACGGTAGCACAAATGATCTAGTCAGTACACACCCGTATGAGATTAATTTAAGTAGTGATACTAGAGCTTTAAAACAGGAAACACTTAAAGCTAACGGTAAATATAAAAATGTTTACACTTTCGCTGTTAAGTTTGCAGAAGCGTTAGAAATAACAAACGATTACATCTTAGTAGATCAAGAAAAGCAGACTACTGAATTAGTGAAAGATTATTTTATTGGTGGGCAATCTGAATATACACCAGCCAATGCTTTATACATTTTCTCAGTTAGAGTTGTGGTTCCTGAAGAAATAGATAGTTATTACATTACTAAATATCAGTACGGCGAATCTTTATCGTTATTGGTTAAATATATACCGAGTATTGTTAATGCTTCTAACTTAACTAGAATTCCGGCTAACTTAACCGTTTAGGGAGATAAAATTTAAATGTCTATTTATAATAAAAATTATAAATTAGTAAATCCTGGTACTTATGGACACGACGGGAAACCGTCGTTGTTCTCTGAAGATACATCAGGTAAAAGACGACACTTCGTTCGTTTTGTAACCAAGCTGGATGGCTTAGTATCATTTGACCCTGTACATGGAAGATCCGGATATACGTTGGATACCCTTGGGTATCTAACCATATGGGGTGACCACATGTATTACCGTAACAAAAGAGTTCTGCCTGGAAAATACAGTCCTTTAACTGGATTTCAATTAGAGAAAGGTGGTTGGATAGATTACGGTAAAATGAGTGAAAATGTTGAAGATGTAGTAAACAATTACATGTTTACCGCTCCATACATGTTTGACACCATTTATAAATGGGATAATAATAAGAAATATGGGGAAGGTAGTAAACTAATCTATAAAGGCAATAGTCTAGAAAATTACCTTAACCCTTATAATGCTAAAATCACAACCAATATCGATGAAAATCGTAGTCTTAAAGATACCATTTTTAAAGATAGAACCTCATCACCTTTTGGCGATGTTACAGTGATAAATAGTTTAGGTAGTTATTTTGGTGGTAATAGTGCTGTTAAATACAGTAATGGTTATCCATGGAACATGCCAATGCCATTGAAGTTATCTATAACTTCTAATACTACTGAACAAAGATGGATAATGCGATTAAGTGAAGATAAAAAATATATCAGGGCAGTTAACTTAGCTTATTTTCCATTTATAATGATCGAAGGTAGAATGGAGTTTTTCGCTAATGGTGAAATGCTTATAGGAAGCGATACTAAACTTTACCATCGTAAAACTAGAAAATTATTAGCTTTCAATGGTCATACCTACAAAAATAAACCATTTGAGATTATTCCGGATAAACGGTTTGATGCAGCATTCTTATTTCATTCTTTTGCCTACGATGAAAACGGTCGAAGAACAAATACAGTATATAACTATTTAGATTATACTGTTAAAGCACAAATGGCTGGTAAAGATGGGGAGTTTGATTTAACGAGAGAAGACGGTCTTAGCTTTTTACCTATATATAAACGGTTCCATGTATATTACCATAAAGAAGGTAGTAAACCTGAAAATAGGTATGGATTTATCGGTGATGGTGTAATATATCGACAATTAACTGAAGGTATGGATAAATTAATCTCTATTGGAATCGGGTATACAAAAATGCCGGGATTATTTTATACTAATACCACTTACGATATAAAGCGTGAACGAAATTATCTTCCTTGGAAAAAAATACAAGGCACTACACCACGCCATGCACTTTATCCTGATAACAGAAATAGTTTACCGTTAGTGATAGAAAATCTTCCGTTGAAACAGTATGGTCCAAGCTCGTTCAACCCTAGGTTTGCATGGCATGAGAGTACTCATCATTTATTGTCGTTTTTTAACGTTACTACTAACTATTTACAATTAGCGGATTTGGATTGTTATATAAAACAAGAACCAGGTCTTAATGGTAGAGGATACACTGCCTTTGGTGGTAATTTAGTAGGTGGGTTTAAAGATTACGCTAATGGTGTAACATTAGGTTATTATAGTGATGTTTCAGAAGCAGATAAAATCAAATATGATTTGAAAAATGCTTATTCCACTAGAAGACGTGGAGATGAGTTAAACTCAGATACCACTTATATTCGAGACCATCGTGGTGATCTTCCTTACTATACTGAAGAAGAATATAAAGCTGATATAATGAAAGGTATAGGCGCTCAGAAAATGAGTTTACCTGATAGCTATATGTCTTATAGCACTAACGTATTAAATCCTCCAGTTGGGTTTAATGACTTTAAACCTATCATTCCCGGTAAAGGCGGTGTTATCAGAGCTGCAACAAATGGGGATAAGAAAGCAACGGTTAGTGGAGACGTGTTAGTCTATATAAGATCTAGACTAGCTTTTTATTTCTTAGACGAAGGTACAGAGCTCGATATTGTTGAATTACCTGATGGTAGAAATTATTATAACGTTAACAATTTATCTGGTAAAACTTCTCGTCGTGTGAGTAACATGCATCTAAGATTGAATAGATTACTTAAACGTCAGATGGTACCATTGAGAGCTTTAAATAATACAGATCCTCCTAAACCTAAATCTTATTTAGGTAATTATCTCTGTAATCAAGACTTTAGCACGTATGTGTGGGATAATACTAGTTTGAGATCTATTGCGGTTGAAGATCTATTTGTTTCTACAGTTCAGTACATTGAATGGTTACCTAAACGGTTCCCTTTCAAGTTGGATAGTGCAAACCATGTATTGGTTAGAGCAAATCATCCATTTAGAGTGGTTCAACAGAATTGTGAGATGATAATTCAATCAAAAGTAGACTATCGGTTAGGTTTCCCTATAGATTTAAGTCAATTATACCAAGGCAAGAATTGTGAGTTTTTAGATAAAATGCCTGTCTATAGTGATGAAGAAAACGCCGATATAGATAATCGACATTTTGAAGATTTACGCAGAGATGGTAAACCTTTCTTGGATTATAACCTTCAAAGATGGGTAATATATGGTTTATTACCTAGTAGTAACCCATTACCAGAACGTGTTAGTTACGCAGCAACAGAAATCCTTAATTTTCCATCACTTAAAAGTCTTGGTATAAATACGAAGGATAAATTACAGACTATTGCTAAGTTACGTTGGAATAACGACTATCCTGGTTACTATTGTGAATTTCCTGGTGGTAATGTCATGGTCTCAAAAGGAACTAAACGCGGATGGTATCATTATTACGGTACAACTGATCGTAATAACAAAAATAAATCTGATGATATTTATACTTATTTATTTAGTGAACCAATACCGCAACGTGAAGTTGTTTCTGCAACTGGACGAGCATTAGATTGGAGTGAAAATAATTTAAACGAACTCATTTACCATAGAGGCCCGAGATATAACGATATGTTGGACAACTTAGAAGAGACTTTAGTTGACGTGAAATATAAAGATATATTTTACACAGTTGGTGAACGTGACCACGGTGGGATGATAAATTCTAAACGCCGTTATAAAGTTGTTGCAGCGTTTGGTGAAGGGGGTCATCTAAGCGATGAAGTGATTAGCACGCATTATTGGGATCACAGTGTAAATTTAACAGGTGAAACTTATAACCTTTATGTCAATAAAGATGAGACACGTTTTAATAATTACTCCGCTTGTGATAGAATGACTGATTCAAGTAGCGCATTATTAATGTATACCGATAACGCTACAGTATACTCTCATGGCCATTACCACACAATGGGTAACACGTGGTTGAAGTTTGAAGTAGATGGCGAAACTGTTTATACAGGAAATATTAGTGATTTCTACGCTAAAGATCTCGTTGTCGATAATTTTTATATAGCTGAATCAGGTACTAAAGCGATTTGTTATTATATCCAAAATAAAAGATTTGTGCATTTTGATTTAGATGGTAGAACAGTAGTATTTGCTAACTATGCATTTGCTGGTGATCCTACTAAACCATTTATTCGAGATACACCTTTATTTTATTATAAAGACGAGGCTACAGGTGACGATCCTAAGTTTGTTATACCTGAGAAGTACAAACATATTCAGGAAAAAATAGATAGTGGCGTACCTTTAAAAGTTTATTTTTATCATCACCCTGATCCAGAGTGGTATAAAAATCCTACACCGGTTTATAATAACGGAACGTTTAAAAGTCAAAATGTTTTTGATTTTACTAAACCACCTAAGCTTATCGGTAATACAACTTATATCCCTAATAGAATAAATTATACTTTGGATGACGATAAGGGTATTATTGTAAATTTTGAAAATGCAATATCTACTATCAATAGTTGGCAGAAATCACAATATGAATTCTTAGTAGAGAGTGAAGATTTTAATCCTGCTTTAGATAACTATGAACAAAAACATGTTTATTCTAGAGAATTTGCTGAGCATTCTAAACACGCTAAGAATAGTAACGGTTTCTACGATATAACTGTAAATGTTGATGTATTTAAAACAGCAATGAGAAATGGTGTTGGTGGTGCATATTTTGAAGATGGGAGAGTTTTAAAACTTAGTGCTAGTTCTGCAAACATTAGTGAAGCGGAATACAATAAGTTAAAAGCTAAGAAAGATCCTAATATCTTAAAAGTAAAAATATCTATACTAACTAGGTATAATAACACTTATGTTTATGGGTATAAAACTACTACTCCATATACAGTTACATTGTATTTCAAAAACTATCAAAAATTAATGCCTAATCAGGTTTAATCACTATACGTCATATATCCTACCCTTTAAGGGTAGGATATATGTTTACTTATCTAATAAATGTTTAAATCTATTACCAGAAACGTATAATGTATTATCCATTAAATCTTCTAATAGTTGATTATAGATTTTACGTTCTTCTTGAGTTCTAAAATCACTTGAAACCCATCTTAAAAGTTTAACGATAAAACCATTATAATCATCGGCTTTTTCAATATAAGCCATACTTTCATCAATTTGTTCTATTAGTTTTTTAGCATCATTATTTTTAGGATCATTCTTTAATTGGTTGATCATCATATTCCGAACACGCACGATACGTTGTTTAGGCGTGTCATAAGTAGATGTGCCTAGTTTCATTTTAGCGCCCGCAAAACTATCCGTTATATTTATCACACCTGTTAACCCAGCAATAATAACACCAAGTAAAATTTCAAATGTAAATGGCATCGCACCAAGTGCCATAAAGAATACTGAGAAACTCGCTAAAGTGGTCATTATAACGCCACCTACGAATGTCAGAAAGATAGATACAGATAAACCTTTCCATGAGAACGCACTACCAGACATACCCTTAATCATGTTGATACCTAAACCAAATCTTGAAGCAAACTGATCAGCTAACACTTCTACCGATGTGGTATTGTAAGTTGTTTCAGATAAATCATTATACATTTGTTTATAGATATCACCGATAACAACTAATTGTGCTTTAGGATCAGATTGTTTTGTTAATTCTTCAGGTACTTTAACACCGTAGATATTATTGATTTTAGAAATAAACTCTACACGTAGGGTATCTTCTTTAATACCTAAGAAGTCTTTTACAATACTGGTAACAATAACGTTCTTATAGGTAACGTGATGTACGTATTCCATGAACGTCCAGATATGCCCTAATTCATGCATGATGATACTAATAATAAAATCAGTTTCTTCTTTGAATAACGGAGTAAGTAATTCAATACGGTATTCTAATTGAGAGAAAATACCTGAAGCTCTTGCCTTTTTAAAGTCAAGACTACCTACACGATCTAATTTACCTGCAACGAGCTTTTTAAAGTTAGGTTTAACTGTTTCATTCGCAAGATATTGTGCTGCCATTTCACCGTAGTTATCTAATAAGCCTTTATTCAAAGGATGGTATACATCCAGTAATTCAATATAAGCTGCAGCATTTAATACGCTAGCTGGTTTAACGTTACATTTAAGTGTAATGTTAAAACGATTTTTAATAATTTCTTCTAGACTAGAAGCGAACGTTTTACCATCTTTGTCTTTTTTATATTCTTCAATAATACCACGAAGCTGATCTATTACTGGATCTTTCAATTGATAATCGATAACTTCCATACTGACAAGACTAAATTTATCTAAACGCATTGTTGTTTCCTTATTTATTCATAGTTAAAATTTTGTATTTATATTACAAAACATAGCTTTATGTTTAACTTATTTAAAAAGGTTACCCAAATTATGAACAATACTGATATTGAACTGCAATCAAATAAAACTAAATTTGAATGTAGGAACGCTATGTATTTTAGATCACATGACGGAAGTCGTGATGATTTATTATTAATAAAAGAAAAAGTCCATCTACCGACAGGTGAAGTAAAGAATAATTTAAGATTCATTGAGAATTTTAAAAAACCAGTATATATCCATAAGAAAGCATTTCAAAACTATACTCAGAAACGAGTATGGAAACCTATTGAAGAAATGGATGTATACATGACAACTGAATATGAATTAGAAGATACTATTAAACGAGCATTAAACATGCCTGTTGGTTCTTATAAATCTCGTAAACAGTTATTCCGTAGTCCGTACATTTACGGTTGTGATATTTCTACATCTTCTATTATTCGTAAAGCGTATAAAGAGAAATTCCCTGATGCGGTAAGTAATGCAACTGTAGCCGTACTTGATATTGAAACGAACGTTGTAAGTGTTCGTAATGAAATCATTGCGGTTTCTTTATCGTTTAAGAATAAAGCTGTCGTAGCAACGACTAAAGAGTTTTTAGGTACTACACCGTTACCAAGAGAACAGTTCTACGAAAAGTTAGATAAACTTACACCTGATGTAAGAAAGAAACGTAAAGTAGATGTAGAATTCGTTATTGCAGATACACCTGCTTTAGCGATTATTGAAGTATTTAGACGAGCACATAAATGGCAACCGGATTATATTGTTGGTTGGAACTTAATGGCATTCGATATTCCAGAGATACTTAAAAATCTAGAATACGAAGGTTATAATCCAGCGAATATTTTATCTGATCCTAGTGTACCACCTAAGTATAGAAAATGTCAATACGTTAAAGGTACAACAACCAAAGTAACCTCTTCTGGTAAAGAAACACCTTTAGCGGGTTATGAACAATGGCATTATTTAGATGTACCGGCATCTTTCTTCTTTATTGATGCGATGTGTAGTTTCTATTGGATTCGTAAAGGTGCGGCTTTAGAAGAAAACTATAAGTTAGATACGATTCTTAATAAGTATGCGAATATATCTAAATTACAAATAGAAGAAACTAAACATTTAGATGGTGTTGATAAACACCGTATTGAACAAAGTATGCACAAGATTGAGTATCTCGTGTATAACTTATGGGACTGTATTTCTTTAGAAATATTAGATGAAACAACCAATGACTTAGAAAAGAAATTTGGTGTTTTATTAGGTGTGTCGGATATCGCTAACTTTACATCTAACCCTAAACGTTTAAAAGACGCTTTACATTTTTACGTACAGGAAGATGAAAAGTTCAGAGGTGTGTTAGGAACAGCTTCTGACCAAATGTCTATAGACTTAGATAAAGACGTACCGAGTTTATCAGGATGGATTGTTGCGTTAGCGACAGAGCGTTTAATTGATAATGGTTTACGTATGGTAGAAGAACTACCTGATTACCACACTAAAGCCCATGCACATAGTTCAGATATCGATATCAGTAGTGGTTATCCTAATATCGAAATCACAATGAATGTAAGTAAAGATACGACTTATCATGAGTTAGCTAGAATCGAAGGTCTTACTGAAGATGAATGGCGTATAGCTGGGTTAAATATGTTGGGTGGTAAAGTAAATAGTTTATCTTTTGCTCATACGGTATATAAGTTACCTAAGGTAGATGAAGTCTATCAAAAATGGGTTGAATCACAAAAAGCATAGGGTATATTTATATACCCTATCTATAGGAGTATATTAAATGTATATTAACTTTTGGTTATTTTTATTATCTAGCACGATTATGATTGGTAGCCTTGCTAAAATCATCATGTGTGAAGAAAATGGTAAAGTAGTAAATACCATATTTATTCTTTCTTGTATTGTATTTCTGATAACGTTTGTTATTGGTGCTTACTTTAATCGTACTTAAAAAGAGGTGTTCATGTTATTTAGTGAAATCGTGCCTACAGTATTAAGTATACCTAACGATACTGTGATTCAGTTTATCAGTTTCTTCATCACTACAACTATATTTGTATCTATTCCATTTGTAATAGTTTTACTTTTTACTTCTTATAGAACTAAAACATCAGTAGTTGATATTATAATGGATAAATTTGGTACTTCACCGATACCTGGACCATACAGATCTTCATTTGTATTGTTTTCGTTATTTGTAATATTCTCAACGTTACTAATAGCGATGGTATTATTGTTTTACATTATACCGTTTATAGCCATTTTTGGTTATTGGTTATTTAGTGCGATATTTGATCTATTGGTTTCTATAAGACCTTAAAACATCAACATATATCCTACACCTTATGGTGTAGGATATATGCCTTATTCTCAACTTTTCTATTTTTAGGAGTACATCAAATGTCCAACAAATCAACCACAAAAATGTTAAACGAGTATTAGTACATATAATAATAAAAATATATATCTTTTTAAACCATCTATGGTAGTTAGATTTTGATGCATTATACTTTAAATATTAGATTTTTAAAAATGCATCAAAATTATAAACTTATATAATTTAATTGAATAAAGGATAATGACCTTTAATAATTGACATATATCCCTGCCCATTAAGGCAGGGATATATGCACTTCTGAAGAGAAGTAAAACTAAGGGGTTGCTAGGACTGCACGACCAGTCCTAGCGATATGACATCAACATATTGTTAGATAAGGAGACGCCTATGCGTGTCATATTTAACCAATTTTTCGAACCACTATTCGTGGTATCGGAATCAAAGTTTCAACAAATGTTGAAACAAAGATTGGTTAACCGTGATCAAGTAAAGATCGGTTAACTATATTATAACTCCAGTATGTGAAAATTTACATATCACACACCGGGTTAAAGAAGTTTCGCTATATTGGTGAAACTAATATAATTAAGGGTGTTAATAAAATAACACCCTTTGTAAAGGTGATTAAGAATAAATCTTAATCGTAATAACAAAAAGGAAGGTAAAAGTGAAACTAGAAATAGTAACATCCAACCACCAGCATTATCTAGCTGTAGATGTGCCAGTGGAAGGTGCTTTGCCAGAGAACGTAGTAGCAGCTCTTACTGAGTTTAGAAGTAAACTCGGTGAGTGGCCATCTCTTTACTATCGCTTAGGTCGCGGTAAGAAGAGAGCGTACGGTTCTTACTCTGCACCCTATGCGGACAGCATTTTAAAATGTGTTGACCGCGTTAGAGCAGAATACGTACAACGCTACTGCTAATGGCCGGACGCTACCTTGTCGTCTGTTACTCAAACAAGGGATATTAACAGCTTGTCGTGAGACACCTTAATATTAAGTTTAATAAGTTCTTTTAAGTTACGCCAAAGGAGACTTGAATGACTAGAAGAGAATTTATTAAACTCTCTATCCGTGTAGGATGGAAGTTTATAAAAATTCATAAGGGTATGAATTAAAACTAACCCTATATTACTACTACCATAAATTAAAAACCCAAAGGAGGGTAAAATGATTAACTTTATCAACTTTAGTTCAGAAAATATTAAAGATGCTCTAGATGCATTAACTTTGCATCTTGGCATTGATGCGGTCGTCACAGAAATAAAAGACGACCAATATAAAATCAATCACGGGGAAAGAGAATTCTACGTTACTGATTTAGAATCAGTGGTGCGTGAATTATTCTTCGCAGCTAAAACTAATTAATTAATCAAACAATCGGACCAAAGGAGGTCAATCATGTTAAATGATATCTTAAATTCAGTAATCTATCTACTAACAAAAAATTCCTAGACAAGAATTCAAACTGTCTATTAAGTTATTAGTAAAAAATATAGGAGAAACAAATGAGTAATAAAGAAAAGAAAATAATCGGAGTAATGGCTATCGCAATCGTGGCTATTACTGCGATTAGTAAGTTAAGATAATTAACTTATCGGGCGCCACACTGTCGCACGTCCCTCAAACAGTGTAAAGGTAATTTAAAAATATATAGGAGAACATTATGGAAAACTTAGCGATCTTAGTAGTAGCTACAGTAGGAATGACCGCTGTAGTGAAAATCTTGAAGAAGTAATTCAAGCGAACGTAGTGCTATCGTTCGTTACTCAAATAGCACAAGAAAAATAGTTTTACAATAAAGGAAAAAAATATGACTAGACGTGAAAAAAATCTCGGCATTTTTGCCGTAGTAGTTATCGCAGCTGTGGCGATGGCTAACTTAAAATAATACCATAGCACCTCCTAAGTAAGAGTATAAACTGCTTTATATTATTTTATCTTTTAACAACGTCCAAAGGAGGACATTATGATCATTATTAATTTAACTCAACATCAACTCACCCAGGAACAATTACAGGGTGCTGTGCAAGTAGGTAATGACGTTCGTGATGAAGTCGTTAAACTCATCACCTTCAACGGATTGCCAACCGCTGGAGAAATCAAAAACAATGCGAGTAGACTAGCTGAAATCTGCCGTGATATGCACGCTAGTCATGCAGTGATCGGTGGTGCTCCTTACTTCATGGGCCCATTGGAACAAGCGCTCCGTAAAGCGGGTATCGTCCCGTTATATGCGTTCACTGAACGTGTAGCGGTGGAAGTAACTAATCCTGAAACTGGAGAGGTTACCAAAACCAGTAAATTCAACTTCGCCGGTTGGATTGAAGGTGTTTTATAAAAGGCGAATAATAACAGGAGGGGTGTCATTTCGATGCCCTATTTTTAACTCATAAATCTAAAGAGAAAAACATGAGTGCATATTGGATCTGGACAATCCCTGCTGACGTAGCAGATGAGAAAGTAAAAGAGTGGACAACAATCCAGCAATTCGAAGGTTACGAATATAACCACGACTATGATGAAGATCAACCGGTATACCGTGAAGTACGCGCACCGGTGGTTAACGGAGTAGTCTTTGAATACTACAAAGACGGGGATGAATGGATAGCCTTTGGTTCCAAACGAGATCACACGAACTACCTGGAAGGGTATGATTTCGTGGATTCTACGTTTGTCTACTAAGGCACTTAATCCGTCGAGTTGCTAATGAGCTCGGTTAATCAATCGTTAAAGAGGTTTCCGTAAGGATATAAAAGTAGAATCGCTGACCTATGTTTTCTTTAAATCAATCTATATAGCACCCCTTCGGGTGCTATATAAAACCATCTTATTTTTTTTTCATTTATTATCGAGCATATATCCCACACCTTAATCGGTGTGGGATATATAACTGAGCACGTATCTAATATCGCAAATTATTAGATATACTTTCTATACTATTTTAATTAACCAACAACGTCCTAAGGACATAATATACATAACGGCATATATCCCTACCTTTTACAGTAGGGATATACGTTTTACGTTAATACAGCCAATCAAAAAAACAACTCTGATTTATTTACGTGCGTTTACTTCAAATATACACTTAGTTTAAGGAATCACTAGAAAAGAAAAATCAAGTGTATACTTTTTGTAAACGATAAGTTAGTCTCATTGCCAATCAATTAACTATATCAAATAGCATTGATGTAATTTTTTACATTATTTTATCTTAAACGATTTATTCTCATTTGTTCTCGTTTCTTCTCTTTGATATCCGCTAATAAACCATCGATGTTTCTAGGTTCTATACCGAAGTTAACGAGTTTATCGTTTAATCGTTTAACTTGATGTTCTAAAACAGTTCGATAAATACTGGTTTCGTTTTCGGAAAGTTTAGTAATTAATCTATCAAGTTCATCTTGATATTTTTCGATTAATGCATTCTCTCTATCTTGAACATCATCCATTAATTTACCATCTTCCTGTATATGGGACATCACTCGTTTACTATCTATTCCGTAGAAAGAAAGATTTTTACCATACATCAATAACCACATGCAAAGTAACCATGCCATGACGTTATCGTCATGACCTTCAGCAGTGTGGTCTATACGTCCTGATTTACTATCCACTTCTAATGAACGTAACTCTGCAGAGAGTGTTTTATCGTAAATAATATTTCTACAACGTTTAGCCGCTAATTGTAATACTTCTTTATAAAGTAAATGTCTTGTTCCACCAGTTTGGTTAAAACCAAATTTCTTTTTATTTCTCGTATAGAAATAATTATTACGTTTACCTGGAGCAACGAGTTCTTTAAATAACTCAGGATTTTTATCTTTTTCTTGAACGATGGTGTTATACATACGTCTGCATGGATCTATCCCATGTAGTGGTAACTTATTGTAAAGTGTTTCAATAAACGTACCACCTGTAGATTTATGTTCTATAATCAATGTTGTTCTTTGGAAAGCAACCATGAACTCTACTAAGAAGTCAGCTAATTTAATCACATCTGCTTCACAAATGGAAACAGCTGCTACCGTTTCTAAAGTCGTTACGTTAACTACAATAAAAGAAGTAGCATCTCGGTTTACTGCTTCTGAAGTATCAGCGCCAATAATACAATGATTGGTACGCATATAGTTACCAATCTCTTCTTGTTTAATGTACCACTTCACAATGTAACCTGATTTTGTAATCTGTATATAATCAGGTTGTTTTTCAGACATCAAGATATCTTGAGATATTTCTGGTGCTAATGGTGATAAGGTTGCACCTGAAGTCCATACGTTAAAATAGTCTCTATTAATCTTATCTTGGTCTTGAGTTTGCGTAGCACGAATCTTTTCTCTTAACCATTCATCGGTATATCCTAACTGTAAATGATTAAACGTTGCGCCCACCATTAATGTACCATTTTTACTATTCTTACGAACAACATTGTGTAATTCTTCTTGATTAGGTAAATCAAAATAGTGTTCTGTCCAAGATGCAGCATTTTGATAAATATCATACATAAATCTACCACTACGAGACATCTTATCACCTGCTGTAGTCGTAATGATAGTGCCATATGGTTCACCACGTTCTTTAGCTAAATCTCGAGCTGCACCTGTTGCCGCTGTTGCTGCCGGCCATACCACATCCATATAGTTAATAAACGCAGCCTCATCGTATTGCTGTACTGGTGTGGTACATCCACGACCTACGTTATTCGCAGTTACTTCAGAGTTTTGTGATACACGAGTAATCAATCTATTACCTCTAGCAGGATAAGTATAAGCTTCTTTCGCTTTAGTATCTTGAGAAGTACGTGCTATCGTATATTGAGGAAGTAAATCACGCATCATCTTGATACGCTCAATATTCTCAGAAAGTAGTTGTTGGTTCAATGTAACCAAGATGGTTTTCGAGTTCCACATTCTGTAGTGAATAAGATAGTTATTAATCATATCTGCTACAACGGATTTACCTGTCTGACGAGGCTGTAACAGAAAGAATGAAACGTTATTCATGAATAACCAAAACATACCCATGTTAGCACGATGTGCTCTAAATTGTACGGGTTCACTACCAGCTGCTGGAGGTACTTTAGCTGCTTCTCTTAAATAATACCACGGATTGTTTAATAACTCTTGACCGATACGGTATTTTTGTTCAGCGGTTAAATCTTCTGAAAATGGATCTAATCCTTGTATGGATGGGTCATGTAAGGCTAAACAAAATGCCCAGTTCTTTATACCCATCTGATGTAATAATGAAGCATAAGCTAGAAAAGATTTATTTGCGGTTTGAGTATCCACGATAGGACCTAATCCTTCTGGACCGCTGTTCTCTGGCTTATACCAATCTTCTTCAAATAGTATCATTTTTATAATCGCCTATAATAGTTTAAATATTTACATATTACATCGAAATTATCGCAACGTAGTTGCTTAGAAAATGATGCCATTGAAAATGCATCATTTTTATAAACTTACATTATCTTTTTGAAATAACAGAATTAAACAATTGACATAATCCCACACCTTAACGGTGTGGGATATATGCTGTCCGTAAAGACATTAAACTAAGGTGTGAGGAAGTCGCATCTTCCTCACGTGTTTCAATCACCTAAAATTAGGAGGTAACATGCGTGAAGTAGTTACAACTGAAACTAGGATGTTAGAAGATAATCAGGGTAAACCCTTCTATCTTCACATTGAGTACGACAAATGGGGTAACCCCATCCGTCGTCAAGTTTCTAGGTTTGACGAACCTAGCAATAGTATAGACTGGCTATACTAAAACAACCTCTATAAAATAATGTAATAAAAATATTAATTTACATAAAGTTTTATAGGGTAATTATTATAATAGTGCAGGTAAAATAACTTGCACTATTTCTACATCAATCTAGGAGAAACAAATGGAACTTAATCTAACCCCAGTATCTAACATCGAAGTAACCTTTACTTTTACGGTTGCAAACAAAGAAAAGGGTTTTAACGGCAATTTAACATTCAAAACCGTGGCTAACAAACTAAATGATTCTTTAGTAACAGTATCAACTGATAATGCATTCTACAATGCCTTATTTGGTGGTTTACTTGGAGAAACATTATCCGAAGAAGATGAACAAAAATGGAATAACGTTTTCGATAATGTTGAATCGTTAAAAGTAACTATCAAAGATACCAATACAGATAAAGCGAAAGAAATGATTTTCTATTCTCTTTGGAATAAAGCAGCCGTTATCGAATGTGATAACGTAATAGCTGTAATGTTAAATTATTTTTAACGAATAAAAATCAAACGTATATCCTACACCGTACGGTGTAGGATATATGCCCATCTGTAACGATGTAAAACTAAGGTTCTTTACTGGTAGAGACAACTACCAGTAAAGGTGTTATCAACACACTCTAAAAGAGGAGTTAATTATGGTCAATAAAAACCATGTTAGCTACGATTGGGAACGATTTTTCGAAACCCAATCGTTAGAGGCAATAGATAATTTTATTACCTATATGTCTCAGTATCGTAGTGCAGAAAACTACGAGAGTTGGAAAAATGCCGCTGACGCGGTAAGATTCCAACGAGCGGAATTAAAAATTCCACAAATAACCGTTCCGTATCATAGCTAGGGGCGGTTAATCCTAGTATAGTCAGAGTTTAAACTCTGACTATACTATTTATAATTATTATTTTTTTTTTACCAACTAGCACGTGATTTAGTAATTACGTTTTCATGTACTAAATTAATATCTTCTTTAGAAATCAAAACTGTTAGAGTTTCATCTAGAGATTCAGCAGAAACTTTTACATCTCCATCATTATCTTCAATCGTATAAGGTGATTTAACACCTGTGATCATTTCAACTTGTTGTTGACTCCAAGTCATGATATCTAAACTTCTTGAAGAAATGTTAGATTGATTACCTGTATCAAGATAACATTGAATGACACGAGTTTGAGTATCTTGATTAAGTCTATGGATACGAGATATCGCTTGTTCTTGTATATAAGCTCTAAATGGCGCATTAAGCATGATCATTGTATCCGCCATAATCAAAGGTACTGCTGTAGATAAACTATCGTAAGTAGCAATCAGCGGATTAATGCGTTTATCAGTTTCAAACGTTTTTATCATCCCATTAAGATTATTATTCGTTTTACCGTAAACTAAAATAGGATTTAACCCTTGTTTCTTACACGCATTATTAGCATCCTCTAAAACGTCCACAAACGACGTAAACACGACTGTTTTCTTAGTAGTACTATCGCATATCTCAGCGAAAGGAACGTGCTCACACATCGCTCTATGCGCTTCTATGCGACGTTTACCTACCACATTACCTAAACACTCACCTTGTATCTTTAAAGCTAAGTATTTAACGATAGAACAAACGTTTCTAAACTCTTTTACTTTCTCTTGAGGTAACTTACTTGAGATATTATAAAACTCATATTTCTTACAATAAGTTGTTTCAGTGGTAAGAAGACGAATATCATTACTACGTTGAATCGTTTTGATATAACTTTTATAGAGTTCAAAAGCTTTGAGTTCTTTACTATCGTCTCTGATAGCGTTTTCATAGATTTCTAAACACTCTTTATAGAAAAGAATATCTTCTTGTTCTCTTGCTTTATAATAGATTAAACGTTCTTCAATATACTTCTTCATATCCTCACGGATAGCATCTAACGTAAAGCGTTTAAAGTTAGGCACTTTGATACCAAGCGTTTCAATGATAGGTTTATCTAAACCAAGTTCTTCCTTTTTAACTACGAAGGAAACAATACCTAAACGATTTTGAAGGATATCTAAACCACGTTGTGCTGAAGTACCGTATATTTTCTTATACTTCTCTTCAACCACTTTACTAAACATTGGATCAATCGCTTTAAATAAAGGAATTGATTCACTGCCTATGGCTTTAAATGGTGTACCTGAAGAATGGATGATGTTTTTAGATTTACTGTAAAAACAAATCTCCAACCAGTTCTGAGTACGTTGGGATTTAACATCATTTAAGTTGTGAGATTCATCTAAGATTAATCCATATTTAAATTGATTAAATAACGGTACATGATGATCTAATATCTGACCCATTGCTTCATAATGGTAAACGTAAATTTTAGTATCTTCATCTGGTGTTCCGCCCATAGCGGTATTCCAGATTTTAGGAGGATTCTTATAAAACTTCATTGGGTCATTATACCAAACACGCTCTAACGCATTCTTAGGACAAACCACAATGATTTTATCCATGCCGGCAAGTTCCATCGTAGCGGTAGCGGTAAAGGATTTACCAGATCCGGCTGCAGCATTTAACAACGCACCATTTAGTCTATAACGAGTAGGTGTTTTATCGTAATATTCAAAAAACCTTTGTTGATAGTCTTTAGGGGTAAAATTAAATAAAGATAATTTAGAGAAATCTAATGTCCCTTTTATATCTTCATTATTGATATCCTTCAACCATGTCTGAGTTTTAAGCGCATCTACAAGTTCTTTAATCTTTCTAACAGGCAGATAATTATTACTTGCTCTAAACTCTACCATCTTTGAAAAGATATAGAGAACATCAACAGCAAAGAATTTATAAAACTCAATCTTTGTACCACGTAGTGTTTTAAACATGTGGGTATTAAGAACAGACGTTTTCCAAATACGTGCAGCTATACTTGCGATATCGTAACCGTTAATTCCATGAATAATAACGGTATCGTTCGTTTCTTCTATTTTGATTCCGGTAATGCCGTTAACTATTCCTGAAAACATTTTTTACACCTTTAATTTATATTCTAATTTAGATAATGCTTTTACTTGTTCAGTGATTAAACTTTGTAAGTTACGCATTAGCTTAATATCATTTAAAGCTGATTTATAGAAATTACTTGTGACTGATTGAATAATCTCTACGCCTGCTTGCATGTGAGGTTCAGCATTAGGATTCGTTATTTTTAATAAATCAACGATATCTTTATCTGATTTATTTAAACAATCCTTTTTATACTCTTCACAAACTTCACTCATGTTTTTAACAACAATCTCTAAATTACCCGATAAAGATTGTAATTCTGTTAAATACGCTTTAATCTGGTTTACTTCAAAACCTTTATTAGAATAAGGTTGAACTTTTGGTTCTTTGATTTCTTCGATTTTTAAAACCATAACGTCTTTTAGAACTTCAGAGAACTCTTTATTTGATAAACCATATTTATCGTTAAGTGTTGATAAGTTTGCTGAACTTGATACTTTGATATTTTTACCAACAAGCATCTCACCACGCCATCTAGGTGTTTTAGAAATCTCTTTAGCAATGTTTTTCAGGATAGATGAAGAAACTAGTTTCTGACCCACATGACCTTTTAGGTTTTCTCTAACGGAATGTAAGTTACCTTTAACAATGTCTAACAACATGGTTAAACCCACACTCTTACTATCTTCGACTAATTGTTTATACTGATAATCAATTAATGATTTAAATTCTTTTAACTGATTAATCGTAAAAGGTTTAAATTTGGGATCGAAAGCAAAAGTTTCCCACTCATCTTCACCAACTATCACTTCAGTATTATCGATTACCCATGTAGGAGCTTTTTCAACTTCTGGATCTTTTTCTTTATATTTCTTCTTACTTGAGTTCACAAAAGAGATAGCTTGTTTAATGGTGGTTTCTTCATCATCTGTTGCACCATCGGTATATGAATCAGCAAATTCTTTAAGTTTATTACCTAAACTTGTTAATTTAGCATTTTCATCAGGTGATCTTTTCATGTAATAAATAAGACTGTCACCTGCGCGAATAACCGTATATCCTTCGCTTTTTAATTTTTCTATCTGCTTATTCATTTGGGTATTAGTGATACCTAAGAAGTCAGTAAACTTAACAATGATTGTTAAAAGTTTATCCCAGATTTTAACGAGTATTTTACCGATGCGTTTAAAGAACTGTTTAATCGCTGCAAAAATACCAGTATCCGCTTCTGTACTAACTTCAGATTCATTCGCGATGGATTTAAGTACGGTATTGTTTTCTAAAAAACGTTCTGATTGTTTAATATCGTTTTCAGTAACGTATGGAATAATGCTAGTGACTTCATCGACTTGACGAATAAGTTCTTCGGCATCTTCGATTTCACCAGCAAATGCAAAGTCTTTACCTTTGACTTGGTAATATTTATCTAACATCCTTAAATCTCTCTTCAGTATAGTTAACAGAACCGATGAAAGAGTTTATTAAAGTAAATACAACAGCAACAAACTCTGTCTGTTTAGCTAACTCTAAAGTTAAGTCTGATAATGTCTTAACTACGCTAGCTTTAATATTAATGTTATTACTGTTATCTGTAATCGTGTTAGCTAAAATATTTAATTTTTGATCTAAACGAATAACCGCTTCTTTAATGTTGGCTACGTTATTACGTTCTTGTTCTTTTAATAAAGAAATGGTATTTTCCACCATTAATTCAAATTGTTTCATATTTGAGAAACATTTTCCTAATGTCTCTTCTCTGGCGACAGCCATAGAGTTAAATTTAGCCAGTGCTTTAGTATAACCACTTGTATCTTTAATTTTAGCATTGTGTTTATAGTTGATTGATTCTAATAATGTAGGATTATTAATCAACTTAGAAATATAGCTGTCATACGGGGTAATAAAATCTGCGATAAAATTATCGATGAATTCATTTTGGATTTTTAAAAGTAAAGTACTATATTCTGATAAGTTACCTTTGAACCCTTCAGGGATAACAACGTATACTTTATTTGAATCCATAAATTTATTATTTTCAACAAAACGTTTAATATTAGGATATTGTTCTTTATTATTGAAGAACACAGTTAAAGCGTTTAGTCTTGATTTAACGTAATTACCCGTATCGGTAACAAGTTCTGCGAGTTTCGTCATAGCGGGGCTAGACGTATTCAAAGCTTCTACAGTTTCTACACTAATAAAGTTATTTAGTGCCTGTAGATTTTCAATAGAAATATTTTGAGTAGTCATGACTGATTTATTTCCTTTTATTATAATTTATTTTACTGTATATACATGCTTGAAAAAGCATAGAATTCTAAAATAAAATCACTATATTTTGTAATTACAATTTTAGACGTCTAATTAATTTCATAGGAGATAACTAATGTCTTTCAAACCATCAATGGGATTTGGTGAGAATCTTCAACAATCTAAAGCACCTGAATTCCGTATCTGCTGTAATGTCGGCAGTATGTTCGATTTACCTAACGCCACTTTACTTAAAGGTAAATGGGGTAATACCTTTTTAAATGGTGGGTTATGGAATAGTACCGGTATCGTCGGTCCTAATAACTCTTTTAAATCAACCATCAGTAAACACTTCATGTTATCATTAATGGCTAACTATGGTTATAGTACTGCTATTACGATGGATACTGAAATCTCTGGTACCGGCCCTGGTCGTTATCAAGAATTAGCACAAGCTTTTGAAGCGTTAGAAAACTATGACTTTACGAGCGGTGAAAGATGGATGTACACCACCAATGCTGAGCGTTATGGTGATGAATTCTGGAGTGATGTAAAAGAATACTTAAACGGTAAAGTTTCTAAAGAAAATAAAAAAGCAAATACGTTTACTACACCGTTTATGTGTAGTGATGGTGAATACTTTAAAGCGGTTATTCCGACTGCGGTTGAAATTGACTCTTTATCTCAATTAACGAGTAAAGCAGTAGAAGAAAAGATGGCTGGTTTTGATGCTTCAGATAGTAAACGTAATATGGAAGATATGGCAAATGCTAAAGCTAAATCTAAAATCGTACGTGATATTCCTGTAATAACAGCTTTATCAAATAGCTTTATTATTACAACGGCACACGTTGGTGAAAAGAAAGATTTAGATCCTTATTCACCATCTATGAACAAGTTCCAATTACAAAAAGGAAATAGAACCGTTAAATATATTCCTGAATCATTCTTGTTCAATATGAATAACGTGTATGAAATCAACGTCGCTAAACCTTTAATCAATCCAACCACTAAAGCACCGGAGTTTCCTAAAACACCTGGTGATGAATTTAGAGGGGATACAGATTTAATGGAATTAACCATTACTATCTTACGTGGTAAAGGTGGTAGTACGGGTTTAGTGTTCCCATTACTCTGTTCTCAAACAGAAGGCTTATTACCGAGTCTAAGTGATTTCTATTTTGTTAAGACTAACAAATATGGTATCGGTGGTAACGATAGAAGTTACTTTATTGATCTTTATCCTGATTGTAGTTTATCAAGAACAACAGTGAGAAGTAAAATCGATAGTGATCCTAAACTTCGTCGTGCGTTACGTTTACAAGCGGATTTATTATTAATGAATCTTGTTCACAAAACGAACAGTGATTTCCCTACAGAACGTATCTGTACACCTGATGTACTTTATAAAGATATTAAAGAAATGGGATATGATTGGGATGAGCTTTTAGATACAGTCAATGAATGGCATTTCCGTGAAGAAGCTCAAACGAAACCAACACTTACTATTTATGATTTATTAAATATGAGAGCTGGCGTTTATAAACCATATTGGCAAACTGAGGAATGGAAGAAAACCAAACCTGTTGCCATGGAACCGTAATAAGTTAAACATAGACAGCATCTTTAAAGATGCTGTCTATATGTCAGTCTATTATGTATTTATTACATTTTTTTACAAACTTAATTTAACTTATAAAAGAGGAATGCAACTATGCCTACGATCAAAGATGTAGTCTATAAAATTATAAAGAAGAAAGATAAGGCTTTGGCTGCTTACTATTACGAATTTAAACCTAAGGAAGACCCTAATATCAAAGGGTATCGTGTTCACGAAATTTTCGATCGTGAAGTAGATTTTTGGATAAATGAATTAACTATTTTACCGATAGACAGTAAAACATTAGAAAACGCTGTTTACGATTTACACGTAAAAACCGGGTTAGGTTTATTTTTCGATGTGTTCGAGAATACTGTATTACCTCTTTTATTGAAACATTGGAAATTTGAAGAAGGATAATAACATGTATTTACTCATCGCGGGCGATGAAAAGTATAAATTATATACAGAAGTGGTACGCCGCGTAAAAAAGATTTTAGAAGACGTCGATCTTAAAACCGTGACTATTTTGGAATGTGGGGATGAAAAGTTTGATAAACTTGTTAGACAATTAGCTGTAGAACTTGGTGTAAAAACAATTCAATATAAGATTGACTGGGATAAATATGGGAAACAAGCAGCCTATAAGCGAAATCAATCAGTCACTTTAAAAGCAACGAATGCCATCTTTTTCTGGAAAGGTGATAAAACTGATAATATAAAAACACTTATAAATGCTTGTGAAGAAAATAATGTAAAAACAAGAGTAATCAAGGTGGTTATAGATGAGTGTGAAGGAAAAGATAATAAAGCACATAAGCAGCAGGCTAAATGATTTATTACCCGGCACTAAAACTGTAGACGCTTATGTTAACGCAATTAATAAAATGTCAGATAAAGAATTAGAAGCCTTTATCGTAGCATTAGAAAATGGTGTTTCTGATAATCCCGATCCACGTAAACCTATGGCGTTGATTTCGTTAATCGCGCCTAATTTAGTTAAAGGTCCTCAGTTAGATGTAGACCGTAATTTAAAACTCGCTGAAAAGATGGGTTATAACTTTTTTGAACAATTATGGTTAACTGATCCAACAACAGGATTAACGACTTTAACGAATAAAAAATATCTCTGCATGCACCTACCTGTAAGACGTCAAGCACAAACACTCGATCACAAAATCTCAGTAGCGGCTGATGATACTAAAGTCGATGATTTAACTGGTCAAGTAACAGGTGAATCTAAAGGTAGTGGTATTTCTTATCCAGAGATTCAGATGTTAGAAGCACAAGGTTTACCTAATACAATTAATGAATTAATCAGAGCACGTGGGGGTGACGAAGAAGCTTGGCGTATCATGAAACGTCAAATCATCGAATCTGGTGAATTTAACAATGAAGTATTAGATAACGTCGATACGAGAGCAAAAGTCAATAAAACATTGCATCATATCCTTTCGGGTATGCATATTCGTAATAACGTATAACTATTAAATGGAGATTTAAAAAGTGCGTAATACCGATTCCCCGTATATTACTTATACCACAATGAATGGTGTAGTAAGAGACGAACAAAATACTAGTAGAGAACCTGTACAGATTCCGTATATGGCTCGTTCTTTATTTGCTGAGCAACTCGATATCATTATCAAACGTCATTTAGCTGAACTTAGTATTGCTCGAGATAACATTGATATTGAAAGTAGTCAACGTAGTGTACTTGATAGTTATATCAGAAATGCTAAAGATTTTGTAAATACATGGTCTAATAGTTTTCTGGTAACCGCTATGTTAAACGCAGAACAACTAAAAGATTTGTGGGCTGAAATCAGAGAAAAGAATAACCACACGATTTCGTTTATCTTTAAAGTATTAAACGAATTAAAAATGTTATATCCACCTAAAGAATTTCAAGAGTTAGTGACACTTATCTCGAGTTCTTTTACGGTTTTCTATAAAGCCCCGGATGTAACTGATCTCGTTATGGATAAAGAAGCAGCGTCTAAGTTTATTACTCAAGACCAGTTATTTAATATCCTAATGGAAGATCAATGGCTTATTGTTTTCTTAGGGATCACTTTATTGGATTTTATTCATGATTAATGCAACAGAAATAAAACGTATTTTAATCAGTCTAGATGATATCATGGATATGCGTTTAGGGTTGATTAAAACGTTGAATGAAGAAGTATTTGAAAAGATACTCAGTAAAGATGTGATGCAATATATCACTCGTGTTAATGATGATTATTGTGCTGAAGCTTTAGGTTGGCCTAAAGAAATGTGGTATGAAGCATATAGGAATAGAAACATTGACGTGATGAAGAACAGTGTTGTTAACCATGTTCCAAACATTGTAACAAACATTATTCTAGAATACCTTGGTTCTAATGAAGAAGCAATAGGAAGTATTGTTTTTGAATTAGAAGTCAATACGTTTCCATATCAACTTAATGAAGAAGAGAAGGAAGTATTACGTGATGTACTCACAGAGATGTTTCCTATCATCGAACAGATATCCCTAGTAGAGGTAGATCTAAACAATCTAGCCCCTACTATGATAAAAGGTAAGTATTTTATTGTTGGTATTTATGATTTTTACAACTGGACAACCACACACGCAGAAGAACTAAAGAAAATCATTATGCCTTTAGTTACAATTATTGCACCACGGTTTGTAAAGGATGAGTTTGGTTATTTGAATAAGAAATTAAATGATCTAGATAGTAATGAGAAAACCATACTACAAATGGACCCATTTAAACTTATTGAAACAACACTGGCTCATAAGTTCAGACTTATGTTTGCACCGGCATGTGATTATGCTCCAGTGTTTATCCCACCAATAAAGAATCCTAATAAAGACGCTACTGATCTTGATGATCAATCTGGCCCGTCCTTATTTGGTACTCACGAAAGTTCTCTATCCGATCTCCTATCTCAGTTTCTCCAGCAATCAGCTGTTTCACAGGGAGAACAGACGGGTCAGGAATGATAGGGGTATTTTCTCTATCAATTTCTCTACCACGATCTTTCGCAGATTTAAGAATAAGAGCAGCGATAGCCGCATTCTGTGCGTCGTTGCTTTGTTCTTCTTGTTTAAGTTTCTTAAGCGTTAAAGATTGTTTCTCTATCGCATCTATTGTTCTCAAATAGTTAGCTTGTCTATCAGGGTCAAGTGTCGCTAACCCTTCTGGACTTCCAACCGCATTTTCCATTGCTTTCATAAAGCTGAGTCGTTTAGACTGAGCAAACCTTAAATAATCTTCTTGTGAATATTCAGGCACTCCTTCATTAAACTCGTATTTAGCTAAGTTTTGTTCATGTTCCGACATTGGTAAAATTCTCTTTAAGTTAAAAATTACATTTAAGTTATACACTTATATTATCTATTTGAATATTATTATAATTTATTATAGTAATATATGCATTAACTATTAATAGGAGTTTTTAATGTTTAATGTATTAAAGTCTATGTTTAATGGGCTATTTTGGAATATTCATTATAATCGTTTCTTAGACGACTATGATGAAGATAATTTTCAACAGCATTACAAAGAACTCAATTTCTTTAAAAGTATAGAATGGTTAATCAAACATATACCTGAAAAGAAATACAGTTCCTATTATAATGCAAATATCCACATACCAACCTATTACGAAAACTTTATAGCGTGGTTTAACTCAGCTAAACAGTTAAGGGAGAGTATGGAACTTCAGGATTTAAGGATCAATCAGGCTTTACCAGATAAGGTGATAGCGTTGAGTGCTTTCTTAGAAACTGATGATGGTAAGTCAATCGAGTATGGTTCTGCTATTGCTGTAGCAATGAATGAACTTACGTTGATTTACAATTGTCTTAGTAAACTTGAGAAGACTGCTCGAGATTTTTATTTAAGACAATATCGAGAAGTATATATAACAGGGTTATTCTTTTTATATACTTTAATCTTAGAACGCGGTAATTATTAATTAGGAGTTAAAATGATTGAACCGACTTCTGGAACAAATATTAAATACGTTCTAAACGATACTGAACGTAAAGTAGGAGAGTCCCGTAATCTATTAACCAGATTATGGCGTACAACTTTATACGATTTAAATATCGGCCCTAAAGTATTCGATGGTTATGTCAAACGTTATCTCAATGACCCTAACAGTGGTATCGGTGATAGTGTTAAAGACAAAAATAATCACCGTGGTAACTTGATGAAAGAATTAGGTAGTAATGAGATTTCATGGCGTGTCTTTGATAGAGCGTTACGTGTAATCGAAGCTGAAGAATTCGAACTAGTGTTACGATTAAAACGTAAAGACCGTATTACAGGTGAATATGTTTACACTGAACATACTGTCCTTAACCGTAACAGCATTCAGAGACAAGAACCGGTTGAAGATTTAGCTAATGCTAAAATTGTAAAAGGTTTTAGTAGCTCAGTAATGGACGCATTACCGAAAGCTGAAATCGAGTAATATCCTTTAGGATAATTTGATCAAATCATCTTAATAGTACTGATGTAGAGTATAGGAGCATATGCTCCTATACTCTACATCTTCTATGATTGTTTTTTTTTCAGGATTAATAGAAATGGCTAAGAACAAACAGAGTATAGCAAATAAAAAGAAATCGGGAGCGGGTGTAAAAACGAATAAAGCGCTTACGATTGTTGAACAAGGTCCTAATGACGGACAGGCGCGAAAGGATGGGTATGGTGCTGAGATATACGCCGATCCCACAAAATACAGTAACGTTATAGGTAAATACGCTGATGACTTATTCGCAAGTTATAGCGGGATGAATATTTCATTAGGTAAAGATATTGCTAATTTAACTAATTTACCAGTATTAAATAAAATAGCACAAATTGTTAAAGACTACAATCCTGTTAGTCTATTAGGTCGTATCGAAGAAAATGTTTTAGGTGGTGTAAGCTTACGTTCTGTTTACGATAAAGGCATGAACATGTATAAAAATGGTAAACAGATTTATGAAGACTTTAAGAAAGATACAGTAGGTGCTTTAGAAAAATATGGTAAGCATTTAAATCTTGCTGGTCTTAACGTAGGTGAAATGGTTCGTACTGGTAGAGCAACTTATCAAGATGTACGTAAAATCCAAAACATTGTTAAGAACAACGATTGGGGTAGTTTAGCCGGTATCATGAAAGGTCTTAACAGTATCGGTAATACTACATTAAGTAATCACCTTAAAGGTATCGTTGATATTCAGGCTCATACCGCTTTCTTAGGTAAAGCCATGCGTGATGCACATGAGTTAGGATTATTCTCTAATAAAGAATTTACACAAAACTTTAAACAAGCATTTAATGAATTAAATACTCGTAATGCAGGTAATCAAATCGTATCTACACTTTACTATAATTCAGCTCAAAATTCTGATATTGGTAGTATGGAAAATATCGTGAGTTGGTTAGGTGGGAAACAAGTTTTATCTAACAATCCTTTAGCGGTAGAAACTACACTAGATAACTTTAGTTTACTAAAAGGTTATACTGAGAAAGATGCTTACGAAATGAGAAAACGTTTATTAGCGTTATTAGATTCGGTTAATCCTAACTGGTATAAAGATTATCTAGGTACAGAAGAAGTAACCCATTTAGGTGCGTTCCAAAAAATGAGTGATGATTCTAAAATGTTATTATCTTTAGAAGTACCGGGTGAAATAAATTTTAAAACTGAAGTCATGTTATCAGGATGGTATAATCCTAGAAATATTAAATCTATCGTATTACGTGATTTTAAAGATTTTAGTTTTGAAGAACAGTAATGAGCATATATCCCACACCTTAATCGGTGTGGGATATATGTTTTATTTAGTACAAACTAAGTAAGTCTACTAGATCTTATTTAGTTTTGTCGTCTGGAGTAGATAATACCCAAGATGGGTTATTAACTATACCTGCGCCAGCACTAAAGTCACGTAATTCAGACGTGTTATAGTTGATATCTTTACGTGTTACGCCGTTACCATCTACACTATCGTTTTGAGTAGTAGCGATATCGTTCACTTGATCTAAGTAACCGATGTTACCACTGTAGAACGCGTCTGTAGTACCGCCGTTAACTGTACCAGATGCAGATTCTTCATGACGTGCACCAGTGATGTTAGCAGAGATCGTTTCGATCGCACTACGACGAGTGTGTGGGTTTAAACCAACGTAGTTTAATTGGTTCAATAACCATTGACCGAATTGGTTTACACCTAAAGACATCATGGTCATCGCTGTGAAGTCGATAGTTACTTTACGGTCTGACATCGCAGAAGCTAAGTCACGTTTACCGTTTAAGTCACCAGAAGTTTTAGGCATCATGTTTACACATAACCAAGCTTCGATAACACGTCTTTGGAATGGATCTGGTTCCACGAACAATACTGACATACTGTTGAAGTCTGGTAAGAAGTCAAAGTATTTATCAGCGTTTTGTGGTAACGCATTGATCATCGGAGTTTGTGTATCCGGGTGACCAATTAGATAGAAGATCCAACCATTGAAGAACAAGTGTACTGGACGACCTTGACGTTCAACCCAAGTAAATGATGGTGTAGAACGTTCACGTGTAACTTGTGTAAAGTCTTCTTGCATTTCGCCAGAAGAACCGATAGCATTTTCGGTATAACTTACGTTAACTTTACCGTTCAAACCTTCAATAGTAAGCGCTTGGGTTTCTACTAAAGATTTTAAAGTACCGATCCAGATTTCTGGATTAGGTAAATGGTTGAAACCACGTGGGTATTCAATCAAGAACGGAATAACGTTACGTTGTACGTATGCTGAGTTTGATAAATAAGTACGGTAATCCGGAATAAAACCGTTTTGACCACCAAGACGTAAGTCTACGGTAGGTGCAAAGCTCATGTTAGAATAAGCATTACCATTGGCAATCAGTGTGCCTTTTAAACGAGCCATCTATTAACCCTCCAATTCTTCTTGACGATGTGTAACAACAGTGAACACACCGACAGTTTTCATGTTATTCATATACGCATGGATCTTACAATGCCAGCTGTAACCACGAAGTTTATCAGCAGCAGTATAATAAGTTTCAGGGGTAATAGTAACACGACCATCATAACGGCTATCAGTAGATTGCGCGATGATACGGTTAGACTCTTCGATAAATTGAGCGTTAGTCAATTTAGCATTACCTACAAGATGACGCCATGCACGGAAACAAACTTTCTCTAAGTCTGTTGCGATAAGCATGTTGATATCTGAAATTAATACAGAAGTTTCATCTTTATACACTGTACGTACAGCAGGGAAGAACATGGTTCTACGGTCAAAGAATTGTGCCCAAGTCGCACCATGAGTCCAGTTACGTTCACGTTGAACATAAGGAATAAAGGTGTTGTTAAGCTCTTTAACGTATTGGAGTTTCTTCATTTCTGGTTGGTCGTAACCGTAACCAGCACGGTATGCACCATTAGTGTCACCCATGTACTTAGCACGTTTTAATGCAATTTCATAGGTCATCGGAACTTTACCTTTGTAAGGTGAGTTCAAGATAGTACCACATTGCATGATGATGTTAGCACGGCATGATTTAGTACCGAATACTTCAGACTCTAAATAACGAGTAGCGATTGCGTATAACGCACGCACCATACCGACTTCTTGTTCACGTGATAATGGCGTTACACCATCACGGATAGTTGCAGTACGGTTACCTAAGAAGTTGGTTACACCATCTTCGAAGTCTTCTAGAGAGTGAGTGGCTAAACAGATAGAAACGTCTTTACGAGTACGGATTAACTCAGGCATTTTATCTTTTACGTACATTGGGAAGCCAGTATCGTAGAACACAGACCATGGGAAACGAGCTAAGTCATTCCAGTGGCTATATTCATTGGTCATCTCAATGATTTTGTTTGCGACTAAACGGTTATACTCATGGTTACCCATTTCACCGTCGTTACCACCTTTAGCATAGTGCTCGGTGTTAGCCGTCATTTGTTGTACTGGAGTTTGAGTAGTTTCATCATACATGTCTAACACTTTGAATGTACGGTAGTTGTAACCGTTAAATGTTAAACCTGTGAAAATATCAATCTGCCATTTTTTGTTTTCTTGTAGAGAATCATCATCATCTACACCTGGTTCGTATAAGTAAGAAGCACTTTCAGAACTGTCTACTAATACATCACCACGGATTTTACCTTTCTCAACTGGAGCTAAGGTACCATCAGGATTATAAGTAGAAGCTACTTTATTCGCTTGTTCGTAATCACGTTCTGTTTTATAAAGTGTTTCAACAACATGTCTGATGTTTTCTTCATAAGCGTGAATATGATTGAAAGGACCGTAAGTAGGAATACGACCATTTGAAACATCTAAGTTACGATAAGTTTCAAGTAAACGATCTACCATGTACATGTCATCGCCACCTAATAACTCATTTGGAGTTTCAGGTTTTAATACGAAGTTAGTAATGTCTTCACCTAAAATGTTAGGCAAAATGGTAGAAGTAGAACGTTTGTTTCCACGTTTAACGAATGCAGCACGATATTCACGTACTAATGTTTTACCGTAGAAAGTAGTATCTGGTTTAGATGTATTTAAAGTGTTAGGACACCATAAACGTACACCTAAGTTATTACCGTAAGCACCGAAGTCAGTTACTTGTAAGTCGAACATTGGGTAAATGCGCTCTTGAACTAACTCACCACCTTCTGTTACAGTACGTGGGTTAAAGCCTACAGAGATACCAGTTGATAATTGTGATTGAGCTTCGCCTAAACCACCTAATTGACCTACTGATAAACCAGAACCAAAACGGCTTGAGTTTTCAATAAGAGCACGAGTACGCTCATCGAAAGATGATAAATCGTAATCAGCAACATTAGGAGTAGAAGTAATCCAACGTAATGTCCAACCTGTGTAACCGCGAGGTTCATGGATGCGACCATTTACGATACGAGGATCGTTAGCTTTTTTCTCAGCAGCAGTAGCAATACGGCTATCTACTAATTCTTGTTTTAAAAGACCTAGTGAGAAACGAATCCACGCAGTAGAAGCACCACGAGGTTTTAAACGTTGTACCATGACTAGGTTACCCTCAGATGTAATACCATCTAAGAATGGTGAAGAGTGGGTAGCGTATTTAGAGTTATAATCAATAAAACCGTTACCGTAAGTGGCAATGAAAGCTGTTTTGCTTACCACATGTACATCGTCCGGATTACCTTTTTCAGAGAACACGAAAAATAACGGCAAATGTTGCGGATATTTCTCAGGCTCAGGGATAATCGTACGTGTAGATAAATCCTGAATACCAGTATACAGGATATTGGGTGTGCTATTGTAAATTTCAACACTAGACATAATTTTATTTTACTCCACGTAGAGGTTTTTGTCTTGAGATTTGCTCATTAATTAATAAATATAATAAATCATCTAACGTTAGACTATTTTTAATAAAAAATAAAGTATTTTTTAACATCTAATATAACGAGCATACATTAGAAATACAGGGCTTAATCCTATGCTTAGATAAGCATCAAGCATATTATAACTAGTTATTAATTACATTTGCAAAGGTAAAAAATTATGATTTTAACTCCTCAGGAATCCAAGGTAATGGATGGACGTCCATTCGATGCCATTATCGCTGGATTACAAAGAGCGTTAGCGACTAACATGTTGGTTCGTTTAGATAATTCGGATCACATTTATGCCGTTACACTTGTTGATGAAAGTATACCTGCATTTACATTACCGATTATGGTAGTAGACGTGATGGGTAGAAAACGGGTATGTATTGACTTAAGAAAAAATACAAGAGAATACAAGATTGATGAAGTGAAAGGAACGTTTATACCAGTTCTATTAACTGAAACAAACTTCTTAGTTAATTTAGCGATTGCGCAAAGCGTATGGCGTGAAGGCCCAGCTGAATTTAACAATATTTATTTCGATGCATGTCGTATTTATGCGATGTGGTTAGCGATGAAAACAAGTAAGCGCTTAGTTTTATCACCTCAACAACAAAATGACTTGGTGATCAGCTTTTCGTATTACTGGTTAACAAGATATAATTCTGAAGAATATCTGAATGACAACTATTATAACTTTATTGTTAATAAAATTAGTACACTTTATGGTTTTAACCAAAATGAAGTTTTAGCGGTTTTAGATAAATTTAATAAAGTCGTATTCACTGATATTGAAGTATTTTGTAAAGCGATTTCTCATAATGCGGAAAACCCTAAAATGAAATCTTTCAATAGAATACTTTTACAAACTATGGTTTTAGGGAGTTGGTTAGGTGGATCTAACTCGAGAGAGTTAACTTCTGTAGCGGTTGAATATCCTCCAGTATTCTTAACAATCCTATATCGTGCTTTAAATGAAAGATCATTTAGAAATAGCGATATCACGCAGTTAGCCATGAAACTTTTAAATAAAGCTAAACAAGATAGTTATAGTTTAGTATTTGCGGATATTTTAAGAAGAAACATGTAAATAAAATATCACGATAGAATTAACAGGAGAGAAACCATGAGCGTGGAAGAGAAAATTGTGCAGTTTGGTAAAGACCATATCTGGCAAAATCCTAGACGTGATAGAAATATTATTTTACAGTTATCTAAAATAAGTCCTAAAAATGGTTACATCAATTGGGGTAAAGTGCATCATGATAAGATCGTTTGCCCAACTAAAACAAACTACTATCATTTTTATCAAATAGGTGGGAATAGTCCAAACGTATTTGGATTATTTAGCATGAAAGAAAAATGGTTTAAGTTAAGTGATTGGTGTAAAGAATATAAACTCATTATTCATTTCTATAATAAGATCGGTAAGTGTATCCCAACAAGTGAAGTATACATGTACCGTATGCAAAACGACAATATCATTTTTGCTGTTTTAGCAAACGGTAATAGAATTATCGATCTAAATGAAGAAAAACTCTTTGTTCATTTTTATAGAAATTATTACTACAGTACCGCACTAGAAGATGATAGTGCAGACCACATCATTTACAATGGTTCAGTACATGGTGGTAAAAAGAACAACCGCGATTTATTAAACCTCTTTCAGTTTAATAAACTTAAAAAGAAAGGTGGCCAGTATTTAATCCATAATGGTTACATGGTAGATAGTTTTGATCCTTCTAAATTAGAAGAAGGCGATATGACGGAATTACTATTTGATTATAGTATCCGTAAAGTATGGGATTTGAAAGTAAGTGAATTACGTACTTATAAATCAACACTTGATGCAAAAACAAAATATCTCATCCATCCACCTAAACAAAGCGATGATAATATTATTAATTATCGTGACGATATCGATATTTTTGTTTATAAGAAAGATCCTAAAACTAAACAAGTAAAAGGATTATATTATCATCGTAATATGGAAGACAGTGTGCGTATGGTAACTCACCGTGATTACGGTTTACCGGTACCTTACGTCATGGATTATATCCAAGCACTTGATCCTCACTACGATTTAAACGATTTTTATATCCGTGTCTTTGTAAGACAGAATGGTCCTATAAAACCATTAGTAACAGATATCAATAAATTAAAATCGTTATACGTTTTACCGGATGATAAAATTATTAATGCAATGGTTCAAGTGAATAGTACACTTAAAGAGTGGACAGCAGATTATCTTGAACGTAGTGCTTATACAGCAGTGATGAGAAGCTATCGTGAAGAGTTAACTCCAGCACTTATCTTAGATGCAACGGGATATACTGAAGCTGCTAAACTATTAGCGAATCCAAATATCTTGATTACGAAAGATGCTAATGGTAATTATTTTAAATTACCTGATGGGTTACACAAAGAAGTAACGGTATTCGAATATAACCGAAACGGTATGCTTCTAGGTTGGTACAATCAAGATCAATATCGTAAATATTATCCTTACAATAAAGACTGTGTGTTTATCGAAGCAATAGCGGGTAAAGGTGGAGATGATATCACTATCAATCTAACTAACAAACCGTTTAAGTTAAAAGAAAATACGGCTTATCGTTTTTATTTAGCTGAAGTAGCGAATAATGAAATAAGTAGTGAATGGAAAGATAATACCGCAGATCCTAGAATCCTAGTTGATCTTCCTAATATGGAATGCACTTATGGGTTTAAGAACTCAGGTGAAGCTGGGGTAGCAATTGGTGATGATAAGTTCCTGTGTTATAATCAAGAACTCGATATCCGAGATGGTATTTTAGATTTCCAATTAACTTACGAAAAAGAACATTCTAAAGCACTCATTATTCCACCGGGTAAAATAGATATTTGGTTAAATGGTCATGCATTGGTAGAAGATATTGACTACTTTGTCGATTTCCCTAGTGTCATGATTGTTTCTAAAGCTTACATCATTGATGATAAATCTAAACAATCTGTTACAGTAAGATGTACTGGATTCCCGTTCTCTGTTGGTAATACACTTAAACGTGTTAAACCAAGAGAAGTCGGATTTATTCAATATGGTAAAGTGTCTGTAGACCAACATCATGATTTACATGATGATCGATTGATTCGTTGTGTAGTAGATGGTGGGGTATTTGATCCTTCAGTTATCACGTTTGATGAAGAAGGGGATGCAGAAGTAAGTCGTTTTGCTTTAGATGGAAAACCTTATAGTATCGAAACACCGTATGTTTCCTTAGGTGGTGCGTTAGGGGTTAATTTATATCAAGCACAGATCAAAGATTACGAATTGTGTTTACGTATAGGTGACTACTTAACTGAACACTTACCTAAAGATAAATACAGATTGCCTCCGGTAATATACCAACTCTATAGAGTATATAGTCCATTCTTGTCTGCTATCTCTACTGATTTGAAATACGGTAGATTAATGTCTCCTCCTTTAAAAACAGATGTGTTAGACATTGATAAAATAGTGGCAAGATATAAAAAGTATTTAACGATGGACCCAGCTTTACGTGGGTTTGATGAACACTTCGTAAACATCCATGCTCATTGTCAAAATACTTATATGGAACTTACTGCGAGAGATATAGCTTTCTTAAATAAATTAAACGATTTATATCTCAAAGGTAAAGTGGATATTTCTAAATTCTATCGAGTTAAGAAAGGATAATAAATGGCTGAAATAATTACAAAAGTAAAAGGGTTACATGGGTTAACCCTTATTCGAAATCCTGATAGTAAAGGGGATTTCCACTTCATTGAAGATATTTATCAAGGTGAAGCAAGTATTAATAATCCTAGAGCCGTTAACGTTCCTAACGTAGGGGATATGGTTCTAGATAGATCTGCAGGTTACATGCGTTGGTTAGAAGTGATTTACGTTGATGAAATTACATTAATCGCGACGATGACTGAAGCTGATAGTAAAATCAGTAATAATACAATCGACCGTAACCAAGCATTGCAAACGACAGGTATTAGTCATATTCAAGAAACGTTTAGATTATATCTAGATACTTCTGTTGTACCTCACGTTTATGCAATCGATAGTCGTCTCTATATTTACGATAATGAAACGACTAAGTATAAAATCTTTTTAGGTCGTGATACCAGTAAAGCAACAGGTAAAGTGATTTCGATGGATTTCAACGCTAATGGTGAATTAGTGAGTGAAGATATTCCTTTAGAGAAAGTCGCATTTGCTGCTACTGATAAAGTAGATACAAATCTTGCCGTAAAAGCGCCTAGACGCGGTTATACAAGTACCGCTATGGATAATGGCACCTTAGTCACTTTAGTGGCTTACAGCGATTCTGGAGTGGCTACAAGCTATAATAACTTATTAGTGCACAATACTGCTTTAGATAGAACGATCGAAGCAAGTCAAAAATATGTGACGACGATTAGTATCGAAAGTCCATTCTTAGATAAGACTGAAAATAACACATTGGTGTTCCCAATGAATACCCCACGTGATGCATTAGCGATTATGGGTGTAGTACACTATAGTGATGGTACTTCAAAACGTTTACCAATCGATGGTACTCGTATGCGTTTAGAAGGTCTTTACGATTATGTACCTTTCAAGAAAGATCAGAATATCAATCTTGTACTTATTTACAATTTACCAGATGGTGAAATGAGTTTAAATAGTAGTACTGGGTCTAATCGTTTTATTGCTGTTAAATACTTCGGAAGAACGTTACAGGTTGACGGTAGTTACAGTGTTAATATCTTCCCTATTCCAAGTTACGTCTCTGACTCTTATGGTTGGAAAATGCGTTACATGCTTTATACACTTGATCGTGATATCGCTTATGATGTAACTAACTTAGTGACGACTTCTGCAAACAGTAAAACCTTTGAACCACTCAATTATACCGATGATCAAAGTATCACTGTTTCATTAGATTTATCTAAAGTAAGTCCTACACTTAAGAAATTTATTCACTTGCAGACTTACAGTATCAATCTTATCGCAAGTCCTGGTGCTAACCAAAAAACAGTATGGCGTATCACTTATGAACAAGGTCAAAAACCAACGTATGGTGATAACGTATTGTGTAAAGGTACTCAAGATAAAGCGAAAGGTACTTGGAGATTAGATATCTCTTGTGGATGTGAATCTGAGAAAGAATGGTTAGAGAAAGTTTATTACCCGATTAAACCTCTTATCAACGCTTATACGGAAACAAGAGCACCTAAACCTACTCACTTTACTTTAGATATCAATGGTACTACCGTAACGTATCCGTTACAGTCTTGGAATAAAGTATTACACTCTCGCGTGGGTGCTACAGATGGTTTCGGTGTGATGTTGATGTGGACTCGTGTGGAAGGTAATAAACAGTATCAGCTTGGTGCGTCACCAATGAGTTTTGTTAACTTAAGTGAAGGTGGTGTAAGTAGCCATGCTTCTACTACCGTAGTAGATACATCAGCTAACACAAGTACTGTTATCGATATCGAAGCTGAAGTGGCTCGTATTGTAGCTCGTGGTGCTTCACAAGCTGTTGTTGAGAAATATCGTGCTTTACTGAAAATCATTAAAGCTAACGGATTATTGAAATATAAAGATATTAATGATTTATATCAACGTATCCGTACGACAGATATTACTCCTGCACAGATTGCTAATGACGTGATCTTACTCGAAGAAGCGGTTAACTTAGTTTCTATTGAAGGATTTAATCGTCAAAATATTTCTGGTGTAGCTCCAGCAAGTATGGAAGAAAATACAACTAGAAATAATACTCCTGCTACAGGAACGAATACTCCTGCTAGTGGTACAAACACACCTACTGAAGGTCGTAATTAAAAAACATATACCACGTGGAATATCCACGTGGTATATATGTCCGTTTACTTGGTTATTGCATCAAAATTATAAATTTATATTATCTTTATGGAGCTTCTTATAGAAGCTTCTTTAAGCTTAAATTTAACAAATTCTTATAGGAGTAAACTAAATGAAAAAATCCTTATTAGCAACAATTATCGTCGCTACTGTTTCTGCAGCTCACGCAGCACCTGCAACTCTACCTACAGAACCATATGTGGTAGATGGATATACTGCTGATGCACGTAGTGCAGTAGCTAAACAAACCTATGCTAACCGTGTAGTTAAGAGCGATGTAGCAGGTAACAACCACTCAGTGTTTGGTCAAGACAACACAGTTGATGCATTACATGGTAGCTCAAGTGTATACGGTAACCAAAACGTAGTAGGTGCAAACGCTAAAGATGGTAATATCTTTGGTGATGGCAGTTCAATTGATGGTTATCAATCACAAGCTGGAGGCGATAATAACATTTTATCCGGGGAACAAAACAGTGCGTTCGGTATGAATAACAAAGTTACCGGTAACCACACACACGCTTACGGCGGTGGTAACAATGTTACTGGTGATCAATCAACTGCTACCGGTCATTATAACTTAATCACTGGTCATAACTCAAGTGCATTTGGTTACGACAACAAGGCATTAGCTAATGAAACAACAGTTGTAGGTCATCAGTCTATTGCTAGTGGTTTAAACGCAGGTGCGTTTGGATCTAAAGCAACAGCATCTGGTGAAAGTGCATTAGCGTTAGGTACAGGTGCTAATGCAACTGCTGATTCTACTGTAGCAATTGGTAACGATTCTAATGCAACTGGTAAATCTTCTGTAGCAGTAGGTGAATCTACTAATGCGACTGGTGTATTCTCTACCGCATTAGGTGACAGTGCTACCGCTACTGGTAACCGTACTATCGCTATCTCCGTAGATTCAAAAGCTAAAGCCGATGAATCTGTCGCGATCGGTTCTGCTTCTACAACTGAAGGTATCCGTTCTATCGCTATCGGTGCTAATGCAACTGCAACTAATGAAAGCGCTACTGTAGTAGGTACTCATTCAACTGCTGAAATTCGTGGTACTGTAATTGGTGCTGAATCTCAAGCGCATAACCATGGCTTTGCTGGTGGTTACCAAGCTAAAGCAACTGGTGAATCTTCAACTGCTATCGGTGTTCGTGCTAACTCTACTGGCTTAAGTACTATTGCTATTGGTTCAGATTCTGTCGCTAACAATAAAGCAAGCACTGCTATCGGTCAAGGTGCTATCGCGGATGCAAGCTACGGTGTAGCTTTAGGTAAAGCTGCACAAGCTAACCACGGTTCTTCCGTAGCGTTAGGTACTGCAGCAGTAACTAAACAAGCTGTTGCCGTAAATGACGCAACTGTAGGTAAATTAACTTATGGTGGTTTTGCGGGTACAGATGCTACTGCTACTGTTTCTGTAGGTCAAGAAGGTGATCACACACGTCAAATCGTAAACGTAGGTGCGGGTGAAATCTCAGCTACTTCTACTGATGCGATCAACGGTTCACAACTTTACGCAACCAACGACGTACTTAACAATGCAGTAACTACTACTGTTAACGTATTAGGTGGTAATGCAGCAGTTGATAACAAAGGTAACATCACCATGACTGATATCGGTGGTACAGGTGAAAACACAGTACACGATGCAATTAAATTAGTTCACGATGGTGTAAAAGCAAATGCAGCTAACATTACTGTTAACGCAGGTAACATTGCTTTAAACAAAGCTGAAATCGCTAAGAATGCAGCTAACATCCAAACCAATGCTGATGGTATTAAAGCGAATAGTGATAAGATTGCAGCTAACACTGTAAATATCACTAAAAACACTAACGACATCGCTGATTTAACTGGACGTGTTACAACAAATGAAGGTAATATCGCTAGCAACACTAACCGTATCTCTACTCTAGAAAAACAACTTCCTGAAGTAGAAGCTGGTACAAATGTAGAAGTAACAACAACTACAGATGCTAATGGTAAGAAAACATTTACTGTAGCCACTAAGAAAGATGTTGCATTCGATAAAACAACTGTAGGTGATGTAGTAATCGATAAAGATAACGGTATCAACGCTGGTAACAAAGTTATCTCTAACGTAAAAGACGGGGTAAAAGATACCGATGCGGTAAATGTATCTCAATTAAAAGTTGTAGATGCTAAAGCAAATAAAAATGCTCAAGATATTACTGCATTAGATGGTCGTGTAACCACTAATGAAGGTAACGTCAATACCAATAAAGATAACATTGCTAAAAATGCAACTGCTATCGAAAACAATGGTAAAGCTATTGCTAAGAATACTACTCGTATCGATACCTTAGAAAAACAATTACCTGAAACAGCAGCGGGTGATAACATCACTGTTACAACCACTACTGACGCAAACGGTAAGAAAACTTACACTGTAGCGACAGCTAAAGATGTAAACTTTGATACTGTAACGGTAGGTGATGTTGTTATTGGTAAAGATGGTGTTAACGCAGGTAACCAAACTATTGTTAACGTTAAAGATGGTGTAAACGGTACTGATGCAGTTAACGTAAACCAACTTAAAGCTGTTGACAATAAAGCTAACCAAAATGCCAAAGGTGTTGCGGATAACAAACAAGCGATTGCTGCAATTGACAAACGCCACTCTGTTGTTGAACAAGGTAAAAACACCAAAGTGACTTCACGTAAAGGTGACAATGGTGAAACTATCTATACTGTAAGCACAGCTGACGATTTAACCGTTAAGAGTGTAACATTTGTAGATGGTCCTGTTATCAATAAAGATGGTATCAATGCTAACAACACTAAAGTAACTAACGTGAAAGAAGGTGTGGCTGACACTGATGCAGTGAACGTTGCGCAATTAAATCGTGTTAAAGCTACCGTTAACGGTAATACAGCTAAGATCAATAAACTTAACACTCGTGTAGATGGTTTAGATCGTGATGTTCGTAAGAACCGTAAACGTGCAGATGCTGGTACTGCTGCAGTAGCAGCGATGGCTAACATTCCACAAGTTTACTTACCTGGTAAATCTGGTGTAGGTGTGGGTGTAGGTTACAAACACGGTCAAAGCGCTTTAGCGGTTGGTTATGCACGTAGTAGTGATAACAGTAAACACATCATCAAATTATCTGCTGGTGTGGATACTCAAAAAGATGTTACTGTAGGTGCTGGTTACATGTACCAATGGTAATACTCTAACATATAGGGGGCATTCGCCCCCTATATACTTTTATTTTTTTAGGAGATTAAAATGTACAAATTAACAGCAAATCAAATCGAAGAACTTTATAAAGCTTACTCTCGTGGTGATAGAAAGATTGCCACTGTATTAATGACTGATTATGATGTAGGAGAAAAAATTATTAGTGTTTGTGCGTTAGAAAAAGAAAACTATAATAGTTTATTTGTCACTCTAGATAGCGGTACTAATAAATTAACTACCTGTCTTGATCTATCAAAAATTTTAAGAGACATGTCGATTGTTAAATTAGAAGAATATCTTGAACGTGTTGGGTATACAGGTAAAATTAAATTATTAAAAAATACGGAATTAGGTAATTTCGTTTCCATCTATTATTTCGATTATGTTGAACCACAATTTTGTGACACATTGCTGTTTACACACGGTAACTGTGCAGACGGTTTTGTTTCAGGTCTTATTGTAAGCGATAAATGCAATATTCCATTAGAAAATACAATCGAGTGTTTACACACTGAAAACTTCCAAGAAATTGCGAAACGGGTTTCTTTAGAAGAACGTTTAAAGAAAGGTGATATCACTAAAATCATTTTCACTGATTATTTTATCAAAGAAGAAGACTATGATTACTTCATTGAATTAATCAATGACTACGATTTCAATTTAACTGTTGTAGACCACCATGTTACAAACAAGGCACTATGTGAGCAATTAATCGAAGCAGTCGATTTAATGGATATAAAAAATTGTCGATTAGCTGACTCAACTGGATTAACGGATGGAAAAGCAGGTAGAATATTTGATATTTGTTTTAATAACAATTATTCTGGTGCCTTACTCTGTTACTTTAAATTCGTACTTGGATTAAGTAATTCAGAAATCAATGAAGAGACATTGATTAAACCTTTATTAACTGAAATCCCTGACTTTGTACGTTACGTTCATGAAAACGATACTTGGACTTTCTCTGACAATGATTCTAAACCTTTTGGTGTTGGTTTTAATGCATTATTTAGATCTAAACATCCTATCGACTCTGCTACTTTAGATGATAATGGTAGAACATTGTTTAATGTTAGTAACTACGTTAAAGCTGTTACTTGTAGTTTACCTAAATCTGAACAATGTTCAGAAACTGCATTTGGTCAACGACTAGTTGAAGAAATTGTTAACTACGGTAAACGTGTTCTTGAAATTCGTGATAACTATATCGATACCATTATGGATACCGCTCAAAAACATTTCGTTTATATCAACGATGGAATGTATAACGTAGCTATCGTAAATGCTAACGGTGTATTCACTTCTGATATTGCTAATAAACTGACTAAGATCTTAGGTGTGTTTGCCACTATTAGCTGGTGTATGGAAAAAGGTAAAGTCAAAGTAGGACTTCGTGCTACTGATTTTGATACCACCATCATTACTAAACATTTTGGTGGCGGTGGCCATAGATTAGCTTCAGGTTGTAAGTTTGATAGTTTACAAGAATTCTTGGACAAACTGTATAATCCTCTAATCAAAGGTGAACTAAAAATCACTTATGAAGAAGTGACAGAAACCGATACTAAAGACGAAGAAGATTAATTAATACGAACATATTCCCACACCTATAAGGGTGTGGGATATATGATTTATTCATCTTCTTTTTTTGGTAATCGGATATCAACTGTTTCTTCTTCAATACGTTGTACTGAGTTACCATTAGAATACTTGATTCTAGAAGCAACGGACTCCATTATTGTAGAAGAAGGTGCTTTACCCAACATCGCTTTAAGCATGTCTCTATTCTCTTTAAGAGTGATACCACGCTCATGCCATACTACAAGTAATGGACCAATGAAAGGTAGAATGATTTCATCCCATCCTAAAATGTGATTAGTCTTAAAAGCAATATAAACGTTCATACCCATAGCGGTTAAAGCCATAATCGCTAAACAGAAAGTCATGATCCAAGTTGTTGTTTTATAACCACTTCCTTTTTGTTGATTAGTATCTTTTAATATCTCCGATACTGTGAGTTCTAAAACTTCAGGTTCAATATCTCTGATTTTAGCTAATAGATCTTTAGCTTTCTCATCACCATTGATTGGTGTAATCACTCCTGCTACTTTTAAAGCACGAATAATTACTGGTATAGTATCAACTGTATCTTCAGCTGTTCTATTTAAAATATCACCTATTGTTGGTGTTCCCATTTTAGTAGACCCTTTCCGTTTGAAACAATTCAGAAACATGAATAAGCCCCCTTAAATAAAAACTAATGCAGTTTTTCGATAATAACTGATAACACCTTTTTAAAGTTTTCTTCTAGATCACCATCTACCACGACCTGTTTATATTTACCAGGTCTATAATCAAAGATACGGCGATATCCTTCACGTACTTTACGTTGAAACTCATCCACTTCGTAGAGATCTTTAGTATCTCTACTATTCAATCTAGAATCAAGAATTTCATCAGGTGCATCAAGGATAATATTTAACGTAATAACAGGTAATCGTTCAATGAATTCTTTACCTTGATAAAAAGGTTGATTACCGTGATGACAGTATTCCTGATAAACCCCTGTAGAAGTTAACCATCTGTCTAAGAAAATGATATTACTGATTTCTTTAGTAGATGATTCTAGGATAACGTCGATATCATCTTTAAGATGATTAATCGTAGCGAGTTGTAATAATTTCTGAACTTCGTTATTAGGTTTAAATTGGTTTAATAACGCTTTAACCCCTTTACCGAATTCAGTATTTGAAGGTGTCAACGAAAAAGCCCTATAAGAAGTGCATTCGTTAAAATACTTAGTGAGCTTACTAATTAATGTAGTTTTACCTACACCATCTGGACCGTCGATTACAAAAATATAGTTACCCATTTATTGTTCCTTTAAAACGAGAAAAATCGAATTTAGATATTCCAACTAAATGAAGATAGTAATTGATTGGCTACAGTATAACCTATAGCAATACTATCTACGGCGTGTTCATCTAGCGTAGGTAATATCTGTTGTAAATTTATAAGGTCAGTAATATTAGTAACGGCATTAAGAACCTCGTCCTTTTTAACCCCACCAATATAATGTTTAACTTCCATAGGTGTGATACCTATAAAAGGCAAGAATGGGCTATAACGTTGTGTAGCCAATTTAAGTGTTAATAAACATTCTACGAGTCCTTGGTAAGCTTTAGGGAATCTTCCCATAAAAGCGGACTCATGACAGACGAGATGAGGTCTATATTGTAATAATAAACCATATAGGTGTTCACCGTGTCGATGAAGTCGTAAATATTTCTCATCTTGATAATTCCATTGATTGTTATCTAATAAAGTATCTATATATTTAGATGCTTGGAAAGTAAAGGCTGTTAATAAAGTTTTAGTACCATTCACTAAATCCACATCAAAAATGGACACCCCAAGGGTGTCCGTTCCTGGGTCGATAGCAAGTATACGGTACGGTTGATTAACAGTGCTACCGTACAACATTGTTTCACGTCCTCAAATAGTTATTGTATTAGCGTCTTGCAGCTGCAGCAGCAGCGATATCAGGTGTTGTTGCAGCAGGTTTATTTGTTGCATCATACACCGTACCTTCTAACGTTTTAGATGTTACTGAAGGTAATGTATCAATACTATAACGGCTAGAGATAGATTCACCATTCGTTAATAACGGCTCACCTGAACCTAAATCACATTCATGAATAATACCACCATTCATGCTCTTAGCTGAGATATAAGTAGAAATGTATGCAGCCACTTGAACACCAATAACTTCTTTCATTAAGACATTGGCGCCCGCACCACTCGGTACATTGACTTCTTTATCTAAACCCGTGCAAAGCATGATTTCAGAAATGATCGCATATTTAGAACTACCGTAAAGCACTTCACAGACATTATAATATTCCTTAATATCACGTTCATCTAAGATGATAGAAATTCTAGAAGAAATACGAATAATATCTGCTGAGGATACCGTCACACCAGTAGCTGGTAATTCATGTGGTACAGGTCTTAAATCTTGATCTGAGTAATTAAACAATCTCGTTGTCGTTACACCATCTACAGTATTATCCCAAAGTACTTGAGGTGGTGTAGTGGGTAAATCTAAACGTTTTAGATAGTAAGCCCAGTATTCAACACCATTATGTTGTTCTTTACGACGTAAGGCATAACGCTTTCTATCTTCTAAAGATAGATCATCGTTAAGTTGACGTAAGACAAACGGGACTGGTCGATATGGACCTGTGTTAGTGGTTTCGTGCTCAACCACATCGGGTACCGCAACATCTTCTTTATCGAGGATCATACGGTGACCACCACGACCGATAGCAAAATATTTTAAAGAAGGTACCTTAGTTTCACTGAGGTGAGCTTCTGGTAAAATTTCAAAATATTCGTTAAGTGTGGTATATTTCAGATATTTATAGGAAATGTCTAATAGTTTAGCTGCTTGTACCGCCAAACCGATAGCCGTCCTACGTACATTCGTTTTTTCCATTATTTATTCCTGTCTTAGACTATAGTGATTAAGAATTATTATTTAATTATAAGATAATACAATGTGTTCTTTTGTTTTATCAATGTCATTTACAATGATACAAACATTTGTTTTATTCTGACTTACTTCGTTGATTAAATCAGCCGGAATTGCTTCCACTTTACCGTTATATTTAACAGTCCAGCTAGCGTCTACTTTTAACGCAGTTGCACCTACTATCTTATTAATGATCGCCGCAGTTTCTTCAGTTACAGTACCTGTAGGGATACCTGCAATAGCTTCTTTGTGTCTTTCATAATTAGAGTAGTGTGTTAATGGGAAGGTAGTAGCTAAAGGCAGTTTAAAGATTAAATTACCTTTAATTTTTGCAGATTTAGTTTCATCTAATTTTAAAGTAATCACTTGATAAGTTTTACCTTGTTCTTCTACGTATTCTACTTTTTCCACTTTAATGTTATTTACATTATATTCAGCAACTGAATCTTTATTTACCCAATCATCGTTAGTATAATGTTTTAATACTCTCGCGAATAAATCTGTGGATAAATTAGAAGTAGCTTTGATACCTTTAATATACGGACTGGTAACATTGTGGATGTTACCACTATAAACTGAAGCATCAACAACATAATTAGTTGAGGTATAACTGAAACCCTCAGGGTTGGTAGAGATAACTTTGTCTAGCGTTTCTGCTAATAATACTTTAACAAAACCAATATATTTATAGTTGTTAACTTTAGCTGATACTGTTAAAGATCTTGCTTCTTTTAAGATTTCGACATCTTCATCCAAATCCAAACCAAATTTATCATTAATCGTTTTAACAATAACGTCTGTTTCAGATTCTGCATCTAAATCTAAAGCGGGAGAAACACCAGAGAATACTCTACCTAAATCTAAACGAGTATATAATACTGTTTTATTACCAATGTACCCACTGGCAGGTTTTGCTTTTAAAACCACAACAGTATTATCACCGTTTTGGTTTTCTTCTGTAACACGAGGTTCAGAAATTTCTACCTTAGTTTCATCAAAAACTGGATTGATTGTTTTAAGTAAATCAATGAACTTAGTTAATGAACTCATCTATATACACCCTTATTAAATAACTAATATAACAAATATGTCTTGAACAGACATAGAGGCTAGCCTAGTACTAGGCTAGCCACATAACAAGTTTATTAGATTAGATATTATTCAAATCGTCATTAGGCACTTCTTCAGTCGTTTCAGTAGTTTCTTCTGCAGTGACTGTTTCTTCAGCTGAGTCAAGATCTTCACTTAGACCATCATCAGTACTCATATCACCTAAATCATCAGAGCCAAAACCATCATCAGATCCAAAACCGCTATCATCAGAAGAGCTATCTGATGAATAATCATCACTACCACCAAAACTATCATTATCTTCAGCGATTGTTTTAAGAGCAGGATCACGCGTTAAACGTTTAACGTTATTTAACGCTAAGGCTGCTTCTACTGCAAACTTACTGAATGGAGTCATGTAAGCCGTGATTTCTGATTTAACCGCATCTTTAACATTATCTTGTTCGATAATATTATCAATATCAGACATGTAACCATTTTCAACAAGATACTTACGAATCACTGAGGATAAAAGAATCTTACGGAAACGAGCTGTTTCATCTTTAAGTTCTTCAGGAAGACCGTATTCACCAACCTCATCTGGATAAGCTGCTTCAATGGCTGCTTCCATGAAGTTCTTATATTTATCAAAATCGTTTTGTAACTCATCCATCTTCTGAAGACTTGGAGAAGGTAAATTGATTTCAAGATTATCTAAGAAATCTTCAATGATTGGTAACGTGTTTCCTTCTGCACGTTGTTTATCTGTTAATAGATCTTTGTTTTCTTTAATAACTTCAGATAAACGTTTAATTAAATAACCGCTATTTAAAGTATACTTAGAAACATGATCCCACAATAAATCTCTTGCAATGATTTTTTGTTTTGCTGCTACACGTTTATTAAATAAAGCATGTGCTGTCATGGATTGAGTAGCAAACTGAGATTGTTGCGTTTCATCTACTAACGTTGCAGGTAATTCCAAAGACGATAAATGTAAGTTCTTAATGTTGTTTTTAAGTTCTTCATTAGGTACGACACGATTAACATTAACATCTTCTAATTCTATTTGAGTATTAGGGATATTAGGGTTATCACCTTGAACTACGGTATCAATATTCGCTTCACGTAAAATGTTCACTGCATCGATAGGACCATCAGACATTAACGGCATGTTCCATGAGTTAATTCTCATGTATTCAGTACGTGCTGTTTCAATGGTCTTCATTGGTTCTGGGTCAGCTTCATCTAGCGTAATAATAAATTTACGTCTACCAATACTGTTTTGAATATTAGAATAGATATCTGCATACTGCATCGTAGAACGTAGTGTTGCTAATGTTTTACCGTCTTCCAACATCGATTTACCGATACCAAATTTATTATAGTCAAAGGCGAAATAAGTTAATAATTCAGCTGGACAATAATACACTTGAGTCTTCATTGCTTTTAATGCACGTTGTAACATGATACGGTAGATTTCAGGTGCATTAGCAATTTTAATGTTTTCACCATAAATACCGTTTGCTAAACGATTTAGTAAATCTTCTTCTACTAAGGAAGCATAAACACTTGCAAGCTCGTTTAATGTTTCTCTATCGTTACCGGTAACATTACAACAACCTTCTTTAAAAACACTCATCTGTTTAATAATATTAACAGTTTGTGTTCTTCTCTCTTTAGCTGAAGCGGTAGAGTCAGAGAATAAATCTTGACTATTAGAAGAATTAATTGGATTACCGTATTCATCTAAAATAATAAATGCACCAACGATATCTCTAGGGTTACCTGGTACATGTACCGGGATAATCGATTCAGAAGGTACTTTCATGACGAGAGGATTACTGATTGGTAATCTTGATGCATCGTTACCGTTTTTAACCACAACGATTTGGTTACCATCGTAAGCTCTTTCTTGATAAAGATTTTGAACGATACTCTCTTTAATTTTTGTATCGAAACGTTTTCTTTCTTCTTTATCGTTTTTAAGGATATCGCCTTCATCAGGTTCCGAAGTATAACGAGCGTTAGGATCATTTGGTTTATCATCGTTCCATTTCACCGCTGCAACAGATTCTAGACCATAGTTATCACGTAAACGTTGTTTACTACGGTTCTTCTGCATCACGGTTAATAAACGCTGAATTTTTAATGCAGTTGGATTATCCGTTACCGTTAATCCTGGATGGATTAATTGTTCACCACTGTCTACTTTAAAACTAGGATTATCGAGAACAGATTCTAAACCCACCTTTTTAGTTTCCTTATTAGTTGGACTACCAAGATAACCGATACTTGGGATAATATAATCACCTGATACCTTTTTAAAGGTTTTATCCACGATAGCTTCATTAGAAACGATGGTTTTACCGTTAATAATATCATCAATAGAAGATTCAGGTAATATCACTAACGGATAACTACCTGTTTTAAATAACGCATCTTCGATAGCCGGTTTAAGAATATCAAAGAGTTCATAATCCGTTTCGAAGTAGTCTTTTAATTCTGTTAGCATTTCATTAAATAGTTCAGCGCTGTATTCGCTGTTCTTATTATTAATACTCCATGCTAATGATTCTGTTACCGAATCTTTAGGTGATAGAAGACATGAAACCCAAATCTCCATAGCTATTTTAGTATCGGGCAATGTTTGGAAGATAAGGTTATACTCTTCTATGTTAGAGACGGTAGCTTCTGAAAGTTTATTTAATACACTTTCATCAGGACGGTGTTTACCGTCATATCCAGTTAACGAATTGTTATCTGGATCTTTTATGAGTTTTGTCGAGATAGCTCTCGCTATCTCATTATGTTTAATAGTCTTCAGATTTCTAAAATCTGAAACGGTGAGTTTATGTTCACCACTATAAATATTTTGCATAAATTACACCCTTTTAAATTATAACTAGGAGATAACGAGTGTCTAGTCAGTCTTATAAATTATATTATAAATCCTGTTTAGATTTTTCAAGAACTATCGTTATAAAAAGTGATCAAACTGCTGAAGCAATAAACGAACATGATAAGTTCGATTTAATGTTTCGAGAAAAGGCGGGTTTGCCTTTATATAATCTTGACGAATATGATAAACGCACATGGCGTTATTACATGCATCTAGCAGGCATACCACACGAACAACAGTACCGTTACAATAAAGTAACGAAAGAAAAAGAATTTATTATAAAAGTTATCAGTTTAGATACTCATGAACTTATTGATTTCACTGTAGAGAATCTTAAATTACATAGAGCCACTGCTAGAGATTATACCATAGGTTCAACATACTATCGAAAACTGTTAGATAAATATCCAGAACACATCGATTACATTAAAGGTGTGATCAACCCAGTCGATATCGATTATGCGATTGAAGTTAAAAACAATACTATCTTAGCTTGGGATCATTCTTACGTTGAAGAAAACGAATATAGTCTTATCCAAAGATTACAAGATTACGTTTATCGTTATTACGATAGATGGAATAATGAAGATTATTGTAAAATAGAAGATCTATATACGGCTACAAGAATTGGTATACTTTATATTTATTTACCATTTATCATAATGAATATTCGTTATGATTTAAGTAGAACAATCGAAGCACATACTTTCCATGTTTGGAACTATCTTGGTTCTCATCAATATCTTGATGTATATAAAGATTACTTAACGGTGTATCAACGTTTATGGTTCTATAGAAATATCCGATGGGTAGAAAGTAACCCAGGTAAAATGGAAACCTTTACGAAACTGATACACAATGTCATGACTGTAAGAAATTTATCTTTATCAGAATTCCATGTGATTCATAAAACTGAATTAATGGATAGTGATAGCGGTATATATTATCCTTACTCTGAATGGAAGCGTGATCCGTTAAACTTGTTTGATATCCAAACAAGAGAAGGTGACTTACGTAGTGTTCGTCAATTAATGGAACAAGAATACGAGGAATCCCGTGATAATAAAGTGGATTTTGAAAACGAATATCTTGCTACCAATAAACGTATTACGACTGTTGCTCACAATAACTTACCTTCTAAAGTTCTTGAAGCACGTTCTACGGACTATACAAAAATTGCTGCCATTAAGAAACATGATGTTGAATTAAATGAATGGATTTATTTAGCGTCTAACGACATGTATTTAGCGAATATCATCGTTAATGACCCTAATAGTTCTAATGCGTTTAATTTTAACATGAAACAAGCGCTTGTCACTTACATCTATGCGGTAATGCAAGCTCATGGTGTATTTGAAGACGGTAAAGATTATCCGATACCAACTATCACGGTAAATAAAGTATTGAAAAACAAACGCCCGACTATTGAAGAAGTGGCTAAGTTAATTTCTTTAAAAATTACACCAATGGAATATGTTCATGCAGCTGACCATTATGCGCCGTTATCTGGTAAAATTATTAGTACTGCAAGATTTGCTGAGTTCTGTGAAGAAGTTTATCAAGCCAAACTAATACATCGAAACATGTATAGCTTTGTTGAAAGCTATAGACGACATCCTCAAGTTAAAACGATCGTAAATCAATATTACGAAACGGTTATTTGTCAACTTGCAGAACCAGGTATGACATTTAAAGAATACTTTAAGAAATACGGATATAATTTCGCTAACTACAATAAAGAACACTGGGGTAAACTCGGTGATGATATTGTTAAATATGCAACAGGTACAGATTTACGTACAGTACTTACTGTTTCTGAAATCCAAGGGATGATGGTAAGATTACTTAAACAATTAAGTTCTTACTCTATTCAGTTCTTGAAGAAAGTGGATAACGATGATGTGGATATTTTTGATATTCCATATATCCGTTACGATATACTAAGTAATTCAGGTAAACATTTGGATTTTGGTAAATTATCAGATTTAGATTATGTTAACCATTGGTGTCGTGGATACGCCTTTAGTAAAGAAAGCTTATTCTGGGATATTGAGAACAGGGATAAAGTAACCGGGTATGGTAGATGGTTAGGTAATTTAGCTATGGTTGATTTCAGTACGAAATCTAGATTTATTAACTATAGTTATACACCGATGCCTGATGTGAGATATAATGTATCTAAAGTGACTGTACTTCCAGGTAAAGAAATCAAACCTATTGCGAAGAACGCTTGGGATTTAAGTAAATTCAAAATCCATGCTACTACTGAAGATAGATCAAGAGTGGTGGAAGATGAAAACGGTAACCTCATCGTCCGTGGTGTGGTTTACGTAGATAAAAACTATAAGGGTAAAGTAGATGAATAGTTTAAAGAAAACTAGTTTAGAAATAGCATTAGAAACCATAAGCGCGAGCTGTGGTTTTGAATTAACGAAAGATGATGTTTCTATTAAAGATGTAGTGTATCAAGAAACTGGACACTTTAATACTAAAGCTACTTTAGTACCTGTGCCTGGAAGAGGTTACACTGAAGAAGTTGAATTTGAATACGATCGTATCAATATTGCTAATTTATTTTTAGGGGTAGATGTTAAAGTACTGCCTGGTAATCAAAAATTAGTATCGGATTATCTTGTTGCTATCAACGATAAGTATGGTTTATATTTAGATGAAACAGATATCGTAGATGGAGATCTATCCTCTGGCGTTCCTCCGTTTAAATTTAAATTAAAAATAAAGGATGGTAATCCAGCCTTTTATGGTCAAATCGATGTCATCGTTATTGATGAAGAAAAAAGTTTAAAACCTTTATTGATTAAGATAAATGGTGCAC